CTGGTACTACTCTTACTATTACATTTTAAAGAGGTGATAGTATGAGTATAAAAGTTAATGGAACTGAAATACCGGTTTCTGGTACTATAAAAGCAAATAATACTAATATTACAAAAGTTGTTGCTAACGAAGTTGTTGTATGGGGAGCAAGTACACCATATACTATTACAGATTTTACAAAATATAATTGGACTTATTCTACTCAATCTGGAGATGATAATGATTATCAAATATTACAAAATGAACTTCGATTATATGCAAAAAAGAGTCCAAATGTTGGTCATGCTGCACAAACTAGATTAACTGCAACTTTACCAACAGGTGGATGTAATAAGATGAAAGTTGAATACTATGCATATGATGGATATTCAGCTTATCAAGCAGTAACTGATAAGTTTCATATTTATAATACAACATCTGTAGCTCAGGCTGAAAGAAGAACTATCGTTTTTGATATATCTGGAGATAATATAAATTTTTATATACATGCAACAGATGGTACAGCATATTTTACAGCAGAGCTTAAAATATATTCTATTGAATTTTATAATGAATAATGATTTTTAATAATGGATGTATCTTGATATTATGATATAATACTGTTTTAAAAATCAATATATTTTGTGTTCGTCAAAATATACGTCTCCAGAGGTTTTTAAACCTCTGGAGATATTTTAATTCTTAATAATGATTTAGCTGGATATGGATCTGGTACTAAAGTAGCTGCTAAAGCAAGCAGTGCTACATCAGCAGTATATTCTTCTACTGCTAATTATGCTAAATCTTCAGCTGGTGCTACTACTGCATCTAAAGCAACATCTGCTACTAGTGCTACTTATTCTAGTACTGCTAACTATGCTAAAGCTGTACCATCCACAGTAGCTTCTCGTATTAGTACATTAGAAACTGGAAAAATCGGTTTTGGAGATGGTTCTGCTTATTTACCTGGATTACATTTTGGAACATCTAGTACTGCTATTCCATATATTTATCACGAAGATGATAATATTATTTTTAGATATAAAGATAGCACCACAACACAATATACCAATATAAAGGGTATTGTACAAAAAATTGGTGCATTAGAAACGTCTTTTCAGGGTGGCTGTAATACAATAATGCAGGCGGTTACAGCTAAAGGTAGTACGCCTGCAAGTAATTCTCCTGCAGATATTGCTACTGCTATTGGAAAAATAGCATCTATAGAGTCATCTTCAATGTCTGTTACTTGGTCTGGTTTAGCTTCTGCAATAGCACCTCAAGTAACTACTGTCAATACAGGAGATGCAACAGCTTCCAAAAGTATAACATTAGCGGCAGGAAAAACATATATTCTGTTTTGTGTAGCTTGTGGTGCTGTAGTTTCAGGATATTCTGCAGATAACTGGCAAAATGCTTCATCATATCCAAATCAGAACTGGAGAATACAATCATTTACAGTAACTTCTAATAAAACTAATAATACTATTGAAGTAATTACTGAACAAGGAAGTATGGTAGCAGGAAATGGTACATTTGCATATAAAATTGTAAGAATTAAAAGTACTGTTTCTCAAACAATTACAGCAACAGGACGAGTTACAGGATTTTATAAACCTTCAGTTGCTGTTGGTATATGTCAAATTTATGCTCAATAGTGTTCGCTTTATCAAATTAAAAAGTTCTCTAGGGTTTATCACCCTAGAGAACAATTTCATCATAATTACATTCAGAATATGAACTATTTTTAACTACAATAATACTATTGTCAAAGAAAGAAAATATAGATACAGGAACTTTAAAAGAACATACTTTAATTCTATTATCATATTTTCCATCTTCAAAATTATATATATCTGTATAGTTATTACACATTACAATCTGATACATATTTGTTTTATCTACATTATAATCACGATATACAAATACATCAAAGAATTCATTTTTTATTTTATAATGTAAATGATCATAATCATGTTTAGTAACAGGAAGTATCTTAAATTGATTATCATAATAGTTTACTGAATCTAATTCGTTAGCTATCATTAAATCTATAGAATCTCTTTCTGTTTTTGTTAAATCGCTATAAGAATATATATGTTTAAGTATTTCTACTATGGTTTCATTTGATATCATAACAAAGTCTCCTTTCTTAAGACTCCCCTTATTACAAAGTTGAATATTATCTAATAATGATTTAGTTGGATATGGAGATGGTACTAAAGTAGCAGCTAAAGCTACTAGTGCTACATCAGCAGTATATTCTTCTACTGCTAATTATGCTAAGAATGCTCCTCAATATAAAGGTGCTACAACAGCTGCAGCAGGAACTAAAGGATTAGTACCTGCAGCTACCACTGCAACTAGATTAAAATTCCTTAGAGGTGATGGTACATGGTCAACACCTCATGAAGGTACAGCAACATATGCTGGTTCTGCAGCTAAAGCTACATCTGCTACTAGTGCTACTTATTCTAGTACTGCTAATTATGCTAAAGCTATACCTAATTATAAAGGAGCTACTACTGCAGCATCTGGAACTGCTGGTGCTGTACCTGCTGCTACTACTGCTACTAAAGATAGTTTCTTACGTGGCGATGGTAAATGGGCTACACCTAGCAAAGCTACCAGTGCTACATCTGCTACATATGCAGCTACTGCTAACTATGCTAAAAAGAGTAATATTAGTATGTCATTATCAGGTACTGTTCTTACTATTACCTATTCATAGAGATGAGGTGATAGTATGAGTATAAAAGTTAATGGAACTGAAATACCTGCTGCAGCAGGTAATATTAAATACAATGGTACCAGTTTAACTAAAGTGATATGCAATAACACTACCGTATGGCAAGTTGTAACTGAAAAATGGATTGTAAAGGATGGTGTATTACAATCAGGTATAACTACACCTACTTTTTCTTATCAAGGACATTCAATGGGAACTGGTACTCTAAATATTTATGGAAAAAACACATATGGTCTTGTAGGGCATGTAAATGGTAATGGTGGAGCATGGTCTATGAAAACTGGTGCTATTGATACTAATGGTGCCAGTACGTTAGAAATAACAATTAGTTCAAATACAACAGGTGATGCAGCACCTAAATATTTATATACTAAAATTTATAGTGGATCCACCTTAATTGAAACAAAAACAGCATCTTCTACTACTGTTGTAAATTATGTATGTGAGTTAGCTGGTACATTTACTTATTCAATAAATATATCAGGATACTCTTCCATTTCGATTGAAATGCTTACTAACAATCTTGCATCATCTAATAACTGGATACGTTTTGGTATTGTTAATGCAGTATTAAAATAAAATATTTTTGTGTTCGCTAAAAATCAATAATACTCTAGAGGTGTTAATACCTCTAGAGTATATATTTTTATAAATCTTAGTGTAACAAGTTTATATCTTGATTAATAAAAATAATAGGGATAGCTGTTTCCAGCTATCCCTAATCTTTGCTCTAATTACAACAACATTCTTCAACTTTATCTTCTAATAACCCAATCATTAAATTATATATTGATAATTTTACATCTATATTCTTAACATATCCTGCAAGATTATTCATATCAATTTTCATAGATATTATGCATTGGTTCAACATAGCATGTTGAGCAAACATTAAACTTGGAGATATAATACATTCTATACGTTTTTTATCGTTGCTGATAATAATTTCTTTTAGATATCCAGCTGGACAATTATACATACAGATCAAACTACCTTCAAGTTTATTAAGATCTATAGATGGTAATCTATCGTTAGAATTTATATTATTATATAAACAGACAGATTGATCATCAAAAGGTAAAGTTACAGAAATTTCAGAGAATTTAATAATGGTACCATCGTTCATAATATATCATCCTTTACTTAAGATTTATACAAACGTCTTATTTCTTCTGTCAAAACTTCTAATTTCTTATAATGATCTTCGATTAATATATCGATAATATCATCTAAACGATTACCAATTGCAGATAAGCATTCATCAGAATTATATTTATTTACATCATCCTGAAAAATAGTAACAGCATCGGTAGTATTAAAATAGAAATTGATAGAAATTTCTTTAATAACATGACGTTTATTATTCTCAAGTGCAGTCTTTTGTCTTTGTAACTCGTTTATAGCAGCAACAATTTTATCATATTTCTCTCTTAATTCGTCTACTTTTCTAAGACATAAAAGAGTTTCGTCAAGATTATGAATCTCTCCAGGAGACATAATTTTATGATTCTGCCAATCTAATAACTCTAATTTTTTAGACAAATTATTCACCTTCTTTCCCATAGCATCTTTTATAAGTTTATAAGTTATCCTATTTACTTTCTCTTGTAGCAATGTCATACAATTCTCCCATTTCTTTATCATAAGCTTCATATGCTTTGATAATTTCATTAACCTGTTCTTCAGGAATTTGATGTATTATAGAGAAATATTTTCCAATATCATTACCCTGAGATTGTTTCATAGTTGTAGGATACATTGTGCCCAAATCAATAGCAAGTTTTTGAGGATATAATGTAGGTAATCCGGAAATTTCAATTTCATATTTTCTTTCATATCTATATTTATTTTCAAGATAATCTTCACATATTAAAGCAGCAAATGTTACACTTACACCTTCTGTAATTGTTTGAACACTGAGGACTAAATTGAGATTATTCCAAAAATCTGGAACTTTTTTACTTGCAATAATCATACCCGGTTTAATAGTTTCAATATTAATATCTTTAACAGGATTTTTTATCATTGCTTCTATGTATGATTCAAAATCTAATTTAGGATAAATAAAAGATAAAACATGTGATAATCCATCTACATATCCATCCATATATGCTGTCGCACAATCTTCATCATAACCATTATTTTGTAATAAATCTATATCTTCATTCTTTGAATAAGATCTCTGTACTATTAATTGAGCTAATCTTTTTACATCTTTAATTCCTTTGATCTGTTCTACAGGGTTCATAGTATTTCTCCTTTTTGAAAAAAGTCTAATTTATATTAATGTCAAAATTTGTATTATTTTCTACATTTTACTTTATATTAATTATATCACTCAAGGAGGTTTATACTATGGGAACTATTATTACAGAAAATTCCTTAATTACACAGATTGAAGATGATTCTGCAACAAGATTAGAAAAAGAACAGGAGTATCTTGATTACATTAAAGAACATATTGATTTTGTAAACAAAGCATTTAATATGTATATGCTTAATCTTTTGAGCATGAACAATATTTCTACATTAGTGTCAGATGAAGATTTAATAGGAGCTATTAGAAGATTACATCCTTTAATTCCTACTCATGATGCTAGCAAATTTAGTGACAGTGAATTTGATGGATATCGTATGAAATGGTATGCTACTAAAGCAGAACAAGCTAAAATGTCTGAAGATAAAGAATTTGAACAAATTGTATCTGAAAGATATGATAAGTGTTGGGAACATCATTATAGAGTTAATGAACATCATCCAAAACATTGGGTAGATCCTGAAACAAACATTGCTCAGGATATGAGTTTAGATGCAATTATAGAAATGCTTTGTGACTGGGAAGCGATGAGTCTTAAATTCGGTACAAGTACACTGAAATGGTATGAAAATGATGCAAAAGATGAAAAAGCTGCATTATCTCCAAAAACAAAAGAAATTGTAGAGGATTTATTATATAACGTTCTTCATAATTCTATTTCTAAGTATTAATTTTGTAAATGTAAATCTTCTTATTTTGAATTATATATTATATCTATGATATATAACAAAGGAGGTTTATAATCATGACAAAATTGGGAAATAAAATTAGAAATGTATTGGGAGATATAACAGTGGAGGATCTGATAGTATGTCCAATAGATGATCATATGACTATTGGAGTTCAAGGAATAAAGATAATACTACCATCTATAGAAATAAAGAACTTTAAAAGTAGACCTATAGTTCTAACAAATAATAATATAATGATCGATCCAACGTATTTAATCTTCTAATTCTAAAAACAAAACATTGTCCCAGTAGACTTTAACAGTCTACTGGGATTCTGCTTTTGTTCATACAACGTCTGTTGATAAGTTGACCTTTATTTTTTCTATTCCTACTTTGATAAAAGAAACTATAAAAGAGTGGGATATTGTAGTAAGAATCACATATTCTACTAACTGTTTTTGTATTCAATTGTACCAGTTTCTTTTATGAAGTACTTTACTCTGCTTTTTCGACTTCTTCGTCATCGTCACTTTCAACAGCTGTATCATCTTCAACATCCTGAGAAATTTCGGCAGTATCTTCAACTACTTCTTCAGAAGCAGCTTCAATTGATTCATTAACCGGAAGAGTATCCTCAATTTTGTTTTCAGTTACATTTTCTGAAACTTCTTCAGTCTGTTCAGATTCTTCTTTATCGGTATCATCTGTAGATCCAACGATCTCATCTACAGGTGCAACGATTTCATCTTTCTTTTCTACATCTTCAGCACCAGGAACCTTTACAGTACCATGGTCCTTAGATTTCTCCTGAGCACAAAATGCTGCCCAATCAGCCTCAGCAATATAATTTTCTCTGTGTACTCTGTCTACATTATCAATTGTTACTCTTTCATTGATTCCTTCGTTTGCAAATCTACGATACACAGATGCATTCTTAAGACAGATTAAAACATCTTCCTTGGTAAGATACAGACTCTTATTAGTTCTTACAACTTTAGCAGAACCAGAAAGCCCAACAATAGTTTTTCTGGGTTTTACAGTATAAAGAAACATATCTGACATGTTTTTGCTCTCCTTTCGAGTTCATTTTTTCTTCATGATTTATATTTTTGTTTATCGAATAATAAATGACAAGGAGATTTTTATATCTCCTTGTCATAATATATTTTGATCAAGATTACAGTTCTTTGTCATTAACAACCATGTCGATTAATTCATCATCGTCATAGTCATACTGTAAATCAACTTTAGGATCATTGTTATTAGCGATGCTTTCGATATCTTCATCGTCATCATCACCAAGTAAATAATCATCAGCATTCTCAATCATATAATCAGCTACTTCACAAGCGAACTCTGAAGCATTCTCTTCCATAAGTTCCTCTGCTGTAAAACTAGCAACTACTGCTTCAATAAGACTAGCATATTCAGGATACTCATAATTCTCTTTTACTTCTTCCTGATTTTCCTGAGCAGCTTTCTTCTTATCAGAAATCTTCTTAGCAGCGATTGCAGCACCTGCTCCAGCAGCAGCTACACCAACACCGATACCAGCAGCTTTACCAGGATTATTCTTGACCCAATTTCCAGCACCTTTAACAGCACCAGCAATCTTATCTTTAATACCTGTTTTAACTTCAGGAGCAGCATTCTTAGCCTGGTTTCTTTCTACACCTCTCTTAAGACTTCTCAATGCAGATCTTTCAGAGATAATATAGTTTGCAGTTTCGATTACTAATTCAGAAGCATTTTCTAAGTTAATTTGTTCATCACTCATAGCAGCAATAACTGCTTCACAGATTTCCTGATATTCAACATACTCATCAAAAGCTTCAACATTACCTTCAGATGCTTCATAAATAGCATCAGCAGCTTCAAGAACAGATTCATTCATAGCATCAGCAAGTGCTAATTTCTGAAGACCAGTTTTCATTCCACCGATAAGATCTTTGTAAGAATCTTCCACTTCCTTAGAAGCTTCCTGCTTGATATCAATATCATTTGAATCATCATTTACACGAACAGAATCAGGAACGATATCCTTATTCATAGATTCTACTCCATTATCAAGAGTCTGATCATCAATATCTTTATGAATATCTCCTGATGCAGATTCCATTGCTGCTCCCATAATTCTGTTAGCAACACCTTCAACATTCTTATCCGGAGCTACTTTACCATCTCTTGCTTCCTGATCAGAATCATCTGCAATAGGATCTTCATTAGCAGCACCTTTAGTCTGATTATCGATAACTTCAGATTTAACACCTTCAATGTTATCCTTGTTGTCCGGATCTACTTTACCATCTCTTGCTTCAGCATCTGCACATTCACTGATAAGATAATCAGCTGTGTTAATAGCAATCTGGCTAGCATCTTCAGACATAATTTCTTCTTCACTCATGAAACCGTTAACAACAGCTTCTACAAGTTCTTCATAACCTTCATACTCTGCATTTTCTTTACAGCAATCATTTTTCTGATCAGCAAATTTCTGAGCAGAAATTTCCATAGCTTTCTGAATAGCAGTCTGCTGAGCAGTTTCATAACCTAACTTAGTCATGTCATGTGCCTCACTTTCTTTGGATTTTTCTTCGCCAGTAACTTCTTTACCATCACCAACTTCACCGCCTACTTCAAGATCTGTATCTTTAGATCCTTCAGCAGGTGCAGGTTCATGATCAGCTTTACCATCTCTAGCTTCAGCATCATCCTGATCTTCTAACATATCAGTTTCCTCTAAAATAGAGTAATCAAAGTTAGGACCAGTTAAGAGTTCTCCAGACTCATCAACACCAGCAATGAAATCGATAATAGTATCATCATTATCAAAGAGAAGATCAAAATCTAATTCGTCCTGTGTGCATTTAGCAAACACAGAATCCATATTCTTTGCTACTTTCATTGTAGTTCCTCCTTATAGGGATTATTTTGTTATATATCAGCAAATAATGCTAGATTTTATATACATGTTCATTTTAATGCTTTTTCAATAGCAGTTTCAAGGCATAAAATGAATAAAGGTATCAAATAAAAGGCTTTATATGATACATCAAACCTAATATTATTGATACTTTCTATCTCTTTTGTAGTAAAATCTTCATCATAGAAATGTTTAACAATAATATTTTTCCATAATTCGATATCTTCTACAATAGAATCAACTTCTTCTACCAATTTATGATCCTGTACTCTAAAGATAATATCATCTTCTAAGCAACAAGTACTATATCCACCATCAAGATTTGTATATCTAGCTTTAAAATAAGTTTCAAATCTAGAAGAGAAAGTAGTTCCATAACCTATAATATTCATAGGTTGAACAGCTCTATCAGATTTAATCAACATATTCTTATCTCTCTTTTCAAATGCTCTGAATAATGTATTGTCATAATCAATAGAGAAAGTTTTATCAACTTGTAATTGATGTCCTACATGAATATATGAATCATTTCCATTATTAAGAATCTTATTTCTAATAAGAAATTCTATCATATATTCATCATATATTCTCCACTCAGTTACATCCATATAGATAAATGTTTGTACATACTGATTGTAAAATAACTCGTTAAAAGTTGTTTTCAGTTTAACAGCAATCTCATCCATTGTTTTTGCAACATCATACTTAGTATTTTCTACTACTTTAGCAATATTGGTTCCTTCTCTCTTTTCAATCATTCTATAAGAACCAACTACCTGTTCAAGTAATCTTTCATGATCTACATACTCAAGCTTATAAGTAATTTTATAAACATTAGATCCATTTTCAAGAGTATCCTTCTGAATATCTGTTACAATGAATAACCAAGTAGAATCAGTAATATGCTCTACTTCAAAATAATCACCTTCTGTAGGTTTGATAGTATTAGGAAGAATATAACATTCTCCTGTAATTTTATCTGCCTCTAATCCAAATTCATCATTTTCAGTATTCAACTCTATTCTTGTAAACCCGTAGAGCATAAAATCATCAATCTTATTAAATCGTAGCGGAGATTTCTTACCAATATTATCATAACTTAACTTAGAACCAGGATCTAATGTACTAGCTTCTTTGTTAATATTATAATAAGTTACGATAGTAGGCTTCTTATCGCTTAAACTGTAAAATGGATTCTTTATTAATGCACCATGAAACTGGGTGACTTTTTCTACAGAATCATGATAAGTAGTTTCTAAAATCTTACCCAAAGTACTACACCTCTCTTTCTCCAGTATTACATTAATCTATTGTGAAAAAATAAACTCTAGGGCTTGTGTACCCTAGAGTTTATTTGTTATTATAAATCAGTATCATCATCAATCCCGTAGCATTCTATTTGATACGGACATCTTTCACAATTTTTTGCATTCACGCACACAGGTTTCTGTTTTTCAACCTTAATATATCTTGCTTTATTATGGTACCATTTATATCCAATAAAGCATGATACCAATATAATCATAATTGGATAAATAATCTTCTTCATCTGTTATACTCCTGTCATATAATAAGGATTTAATGGTTGAATAGCTTCTTGTATTTTATCTGGACTAACTCCAAAATCTTTCTGTCCAGGAAATGTATTTCTATGCAAATATACAGGAATATTCATGGGAAAGAAATATTGAGCTATTTTTTGTATTTTAGTTGTAGCACCATATTTATCATTATCGGGATAAAAATGTAATTCTACTAAAGGCAACTTATAATTTTCGATAAAATACATAGCTATAGCTTTATAGTTTGAACCTGCAATGCAAGTATATATACCAGGTTCTTCTTTTCTTACGTTTTTATATATAGACAGAATATCAAATGGTCCTTCTGCTATATGAATCTTAATTCTATTAGCATCCAGAACATTGATAGTTGTAGGTATAGTATAAAATCTTTCAGAAGTATCAAACTTGTCAAAGATCTTATAGTTTATATATCTCTTATCTATACCTTCATAAACTAATCCTTCATCACAGATTCGTCTCATATTAAGAAAAGCATTATCTATTGATAAAAATCCCAAGAAATTAATATCTAACTGATCTACTATATTAGCATTTCTAGTTAAATTTGTTACTCCATTGTCTCTTAAAAGATCTTTCAAATTTAAAATAATCTTCAGCTTTCTTAAATCCTCATAACTAAAATTAGTTCCTAATCTTTCGTTTATATACTTCAACTTTATAGCAGACACATTTGTATCAGATGTAGTTAGACATCTCATAATATAATGAGTCTTATCAGTATATTTTCTCATAGAATTTACATCACAATGTTTATTATGATTAATTAATTCTATAGCAACTTCATCATTGTATATATCCCATTCAATGAGTTTCTTGTAATTCATTACTCCACTAGAATGACATTTATGACAATAATATAAACTAGGTTCTTTTTCATTTTGAGGTATAGAGATATAAAAATGCTTAGAACTAGCACTCTTTCCGTCCGGACAAAAGAAACATCTACAATTGATTTGTCTACCACCACTAGCAATAATAGCAGTAGGTATCGAATTCAAAAGATGACTTCGATATAATTCTGGACTTATCATATTTTGCTCCTATAAATAAAATACAGAGATAGATTTCTCTATCTCTGTATAAGAATTAATCATTAATCTATTACATTCATATTGGCAATTTTGTCAGCAGCTTCTGTTTTGTATAAAATCATAGCAACCGCAATTACAACCAGTGTAGCTGCAATGCACCAATCAAACAACAATGCTATAAAATTGAGAACAAATAATCCTGCTAATCTTAAAGCACTAATTCCAATTTGAGCAGATGGTGCTAAGCACTGTGATAAATTCTGACAAATACCAACACTCTTCCAAAGCATAGCAATAGCTACAATTACAAATGCAATTCCTGCAATTCTCACCATTAATACAGCAATACATCTAAAAATTTTCGATATCATTTGATCCCACCTATACCTTTCTTGTTGTTTTAAATAAGTAGTGTATATAACAAAGTTTCCTCGATAATAATTCTACTTTCAACAGTAATCGGTGTTCCATTGAGATTAGGATCAAACGGATCTATTACAGAAAAGCTACTGGTGATAATTGTAGCAATTGTTCCAAGAATTTGCTGAAGTATCTTAGGATTTTTGTATTTGTCCACTACATAATTATAGTATTGTGAAGATTCCATTTCCGATATCTCTTTTTTATTGAGACTCTTTCTAGAAACAATCTTATTCACTTTACCAGAAATTATGTACGGCAAGAATCCCATAGAACTACCTTTAAGCATTCTCTTAGCACTGATGATAAGTTTGATATAATCATCATTGTTGATACTCTTGATAGATACTGTATCACCAAAGAACTTGTAAAAAAGATTAAATACAAGCTGCTTTTGGAAATTGTTGATGATTTCTCCATTGGAGTTTGTTAATTCTTTCTTATAGAAATTAATTTCATCCTCACTAAAAGGTCCATACTGCTTTTCAATACTATCCATAATATACTCATAATTATATTTCATCATAAGATATGTGGACTCATCTGCTTTTGTAAGATTTGCTTCAAATCTATCAAAATCTGATACATTATCTTCACCTTCTCGCTTAGATGATGATAAAGATACATATGAATATTCATACTGAATATCTGTAACCTGATACTTATTGCTCTTCTGAATACTAGTATAATTCAAAGATACCATATTCTGAGAAAAAGTATACTTAGGCATAATATTCAAGATAATATTTCTTACTGCACCCATAGAATGAGTAATCGTATCCTTACCTCTAATATCCTGCTTAGCCCAAATAACTGCATTATTCTTAGCATTTCTATTTACATTTGAAATACTAGTTTCATAAAGTTTGCTGGTAATATTACAATGAGAAAACTGAGGTGCATAAAGAATATTATCATATACATCAAGTAAGAACTCATCGATATCACCAATCTTTCTTGAATAAGCAAAGTGGCAGATAATAGGAATACAGAGATTCATCAAAATACTAGCTTGTAATAATGTTTTTGCATGTCCATCTGTATACTGTAACTGCGGATTATTTGCAGATTTATATGATAATTCCAATGCATAATTATCATCAACCATTCTTCTTACTTTTTCAAATATACTCGGCTGCAAAATATAACGATTAATGTCAAACATAAAATTCTGAGTAGAATACTGTCCAACGCAATCAACCATAAATTTCAAGTAACAAAGATTTGTAAAATATTCTTTCTCTGCATCATAGAACTTTTCAAAGTAATTTGCATAATGACAACAATGATCTCTAAGTAAATCTGAATTATACGACTTTTTAGGCTTAATCCAGAAATAATTGATACGATGAGTTTGATCTTCAAGATGATAGTAACTAGACACAGGTGCTACTACAATATCTTTTGCATTGGTAAAAATAACATCTTCTGCTGAAGGTTTCCACTCATCAGCTAATGGTATTACATTTTTCTGTGACATATTTGTTGCTGCTCCTTTATCATTTTTGACAGATTAGAATACTTTCCATCTATCAGAATTATAATATATAATTCTATTTCCGTTTCGTTCTTTTGGTAGTTTTTGTTGTTTTGACCATAGAAGTAGTTTTAACATTACTTCTACCAACTTTCTTGGTATATTTAACTGCTAATTCAGAATCTTTCTTTTTAGCAGCTTCTTCTTCTCTCTTGGCTTTCTTCTTTGCAATCTCTTTCTTTCTACTAAGTCTCTCTCCAGCATCTTCTCTTTCACCAAGTTTCTGATCTGCAGGCATTACTGTAGCTATAAGATTGCCTATATCTAAAACACTTGCTTGTGCTTTGAATTTATCTATATCATTAAAAGATCTAAGCTTCATGAAAAGATAAGCAAAATAAATACTCTTTACATAACCAACTTGGTTGGCAGGATTCTTTTCTTTAGCAGGTTCTCTTAATGCTTTTTGACTCATTTTATCTGCAAATTGATTAATAAATAATCCTTTGCGACTAAATACATATGCGTAACTGTAAACAAATGATGGATCATTTGAATAAAATCTTACGTTGTATTTAAATAGATTATTTCCTGCTTCTTTTACAGTATGATCGGCAGAAAATTCTATAATAGTATCATAATAAAATCTTTCGATTGTTTCTGATGGAATCTTAAAATAAGCATAATACTTATGATTCTCCTCATCTTTATAGAGGAAATAATTGATAACACCATGCTCTCTTAACAATAGAGCATTAAATTTCTTAATATAACTACTTCTCATGGATTCTCGCATTGTTGCTGTCAATATAGGAGACTGCATAGGATTAGTTATATATTGTTCCATTGTAAGTTTCATTTTACAAATCACCTCTCTTGGAGTTATATGGGTAGCCATATAATAGGCTACCCAATATTAACTCTTTATATCTTAATATCTGTTAAGATTAGGGTGCTGAAGTAAACACTGATTACATGTAACCATCATTGTGATAATCTTAGCGATAGTATCAAGGATATTAATATCCAGCATGATAGAACATAATACTTCAGGATTTTCTTCATCAGTCTTAGGAAGCATACCGGAAGAAATATTGTAAGGCTGACCATTCTTTAAGCTTTCAAGAATATATTCTTTAACAGTAGATTCATTCATTTCTACAGTAGAATAGAGAATAGTACTAATCTCTGTATAAGCAGTAAAGATGATTTTAGCAATATCTTCTTCAATATCAGAAGTAGACTCATCATTGAAAATTTCTGAGTATACATTTAAAGCTGATAGCATACCTTCAAAGTTTGCTGCATGTCCTACACCATATAGAGATGCAGATTTACAGTTCTTAATAGCATCTTCAACTAAGTCTTTTTCCATATCTCTTTCAGCAATAGTTACACCACCTACAAGATAGTCAACCATATTAGCCTTAAGAGCAGATAATCTCTTCTTAAGAAGACCAATAGTTCCAGCATTTTCAGAACCTTTAGCCTGTTCAATTTCTGTTTCTAAGAAATTAACCATAGCTGTATAAATAGGATCTTTATCTCCATCTTCTCCAATCATATGTACCGGATTAATAAACTTGGTTTTCTTAGAATCAGCAACAACCAATTCAGCTTTACCAGCAAATGTTACAACATTTTCAACTGTAGGGGCAATACCTGCAGCCACATCTTTCTCATATGCTTTAGCATCAATATATTTACGGATGCTCTTACATCCACAAAGATTAGCAATATCATCCATAATAACTTCATCTGAAGCAATTACATCAGTAATGATAAGAATAGGAGGCTTAGCTGCTTCTGCTCCAGCTTCATTATACTGATATAAATGATTAGCAAGCATCTTAAGAGTTGCTGCCATATCCTTTGATAATTTGGGGCATGTGATAACAGTAGGAATAGGATCTTCCTGATTACTTAAAGGCTCATAAATATTCTGCTGCAAAATAGCCTCAAATAAAGCAATCATATCCATAGAATCTACAGGGTCTACAAAATGGTAAACATTGGCATTGTGAATCTCTGCAGTATTATTAGCTTTATTATTGATATATACCGGATCAGACATACCTTCAGTGATAGTCAAACCATCATATACTTTCAATACAGTATCATTAGAGTTAGAAATACCTGCTGACAACTCCACATCCATACCATACTGTTTATAAACATCTGCAATATTCTGAGATACAAATGTATTACCATTTGTAGAAATCATAGCAATATTATAGATATCATCTACAGTACATTCTCTCTTTCTAGAAAGAATATCCTTTTTGATCTTATCTACAACCTGCTGGAATAATCTGCAGAGCTGGAAAGGTGGTACTTTATATTTCTTTTCAATCTTTGTCAATTTGTCGAAGATAATAGATGAGAGAATTACAGTAGATGTAGTACCATCACCTACTTCTTTCTCAACTGCTCTTGTAACAGATACAAGTTCATCTACAATAGACGCTTCGATTGGAGCAGAGTTAATAATATTAGACAAAACTTTCAATCCATCTTTTGAATAAGATGAAGAAATTTCTGACTGCTGAGCACCTTTTACAATCTTTGTATTGGAACCCATAGGACCAAATGTTTTGGATAAGAAATCCTTTGTCTGATTCAAAGTGATACTCTGGATATTTCTTAACTTTTCTCCACTTACAACGTTCACTGTATTTACAGGAACCTTGATCTCAATACTTTCATTGGACGTTTCTTCAACTGCAATGTCCTCTTTTTTGAAGATAATATCGGCAGCTAAATTATGTTTATTCACTACTTCCATTATTATTATATCCTCCTATAATATCCATTCGATATATATCAAATAGATTTATCTTATTTCCTTTTTTGTAAATCTCAAATACTTCCTCATTAGAGATATTAATATCATCATTATTATCATTGAGATTTCTAGCAGTTGTTGAAAAGTAAAAAGTTCTATTTTTTAATTCCCAAAACATTTCTGCTTCTTCCAAGTATTTAAAATAAAACTGTTCAAACTGATCTTTTAATTCAGGATGATTGGTCAATTCTTCAATACTTATAGACTTAATCTTAGATAACAATGGATCTTTATCAATAACTTCTTTCTGTGCTTGAGTATAATACAAAATTGTAGGAATTATTTCCGAAGAATTGATAAACTGTCTTACAAGATGGTATATATCTGTAGTAACAGCATAAGATAAAATTTCTGCTTCCCTTTCAGTTATAAACTCTTCATAACATTCATCAACAAATGCTCTTGATTCAACATTATCAATTTTAAGCAGACAATATAAAGGATTCTCTTCTTTTCTTTTATAGACCTCTGCAAGAATCTCAAAATATCTTTTATCTTTCTTTAGGTCAAATACATTTTCGTTCCTATAATTTATTAAGATATCTTTAATAAGACCCATATCTCTATCTACAATAGTATAGAAACTAATAAGTGGGGTGAATTTTATTTCAAATTCACCCCATAATCTACTAGCACTTTTAATCTGTGCAGCCATAGCTTAACCTTCCAATAAGTCTTCCATTTCTTCCAAACTTGTACTTCTTGAAGATGAAGAAGCATTGTCCAGGAAGTTGTTAGAACCTCTGTTACCACCATTTCCATTGTAAGACTGACGCTCAATTCCAAGCTTATCAAAAATCTGATCAATTCTTCTGTTCAATCTGTGAGTATCCCAACGAGCCATATCTGCTACAGCATATCCAACTGCACCATTAGAAGTTCTAGAGAAGTCTTCAATAGCATTCTTGAGCATTGTAATTTCTACTTCTTCATCAAATACTCTTGAAAGTTTGTTAGCGTTTACATCAGACCACTCAAGAGCATAGTTGTATTCATGATTAAGAGCAAATCTGTAAGACTCTGTAATTACACCATTACCGTCAAACTTACCAATGTTGATATAGATAATCTTATCTGCATCTGTAGAAAATGCAATGAAAGATACTTTTTCACCCATACCGGTATTTACACCAAATCCTCTTGCAGGATCAATATCATCTCCGGCTCTATACTTTAAGAAAGCATTCATCTGATCAACAAGTAAATGAGCTTTTGTAGGAGATAAGTAAATCTGAATTGCAGAATTGAACTTAAATCCTTCAGAACCAACTGAACCCAAATCAAGAATCATAAGACCGGAACGATAGTTGATAGTAAGCATATCATTCTTATTCTTAAATCTCAAACGAGAATAATATGTAGCTTCATAAGCCTTGTTAGAATTCTGAGAGCCGTTGGACTGGTAACCATTTGAGTTACCGTAATTGTTTTCATAGTTTCCACCGATTGCCATAGTTTCATTTCCTCTTTTCTTTTAGATTTTAATTTAATAGATAATAAATAATATAATGTAAATAATCTCATTATAGAAAAGTTATATAGGTAGTAAAAATAAATATCCCTAGGCTTGATAAGAGCCTAGGGAGAAATTAATAATATTATTCAGTATATTTTTCAATCTTGATTTTCTTCTTGAAGTAATTATGTCATAAATATAAATCATTTTATTTTTCAGCAGACATAATTTCTTTTATAGCATCGATTTCTTTATTGATAAACTCTTTTGACTTTTTGCAAGAATTTAAAATCATTGTTCTATACTGGTTCATAGAATTAGTTAAAGATTCCCCATTATTAATTTGCTCGTTAGCATCAGTGAGAATTTTAATACTTTTTAACAAAATTATACCAGTATTCAAAAGAGTAGGAATAACTCTTGAAATTCCATCTACTAATATTCCTCCATGTGTTGCTACTGTTGATACATAAGCTCTTAATAAATTTGGAATATCTGTAATTCTAACGCTTGGATAAAGCATACCTGATATTATAAACATTCTATATCCTTCTAATGCAATATTAAAGAAAATTAATCCTGAAAACTTCATAAGAATGCTAGTCACAGTTCCAAATGTTGTAGCGTCCATATTTTTAATATCTTTTTCCATCTTTTCAACTTCATCTAAAGCTTTTTCTAAATCATCAATAGCTGCTTTATACAATTTTGATTTTTTATTATTTTTTGCAGACTTTGTATATTTTTTGATATTTTTATGATAATCTTTATATACTTTGATAATTTCAGAATTTGAAGCTTCATTTAATAATTCGTCTTTTTTACATTCAATCAATAAATCAACATATTCATTTACAACCATAATAATTATTTCCTTTCTAAAAAAATAATATTTGTATTTTTATACTATTGTTATTCATATTAAATAGATTTATAATATCATCTATAGATTATATATTTATATTATTAATTAAGGTAAAAATAAATATCCCTAGGCTATTTTCTAGCCTAGGGATCAAAATTACATATTATTCAGCAGATTTCTCAATCTCAATTTTCTTCTCTACATTCTTAATCATAGCAGAAAATACTTTCTTAAGATCAGATACTACCATGAGCATCTTATTTCTGTAAAGGTTAAGAGCTTCTTTGCTAGTATCACCTTTTCTATATCTACCAAAGATTGCAACAAGACCTCTAATTTCTTTTACTAAACTAACGATAGATTTGAAAGTATTAGCTACCTGCAATCTCTTATTTGCTTTAACAACTTCCGGATCTCCTGCAGTATTGATTACTTTGTTTATATCATCAAGATAATCTGAAAACATATCCTGTACACCATTTTCAAAATCACTGCTATCAGGATCCATATGAACTAATTTACTCAAAGAACCTAACATACCAGATACAGTTTTCTTACCATCAATACCCTGTTTTCTTACCATCAATACCCTGTTTTTTAGCAAGATCTTTTGCAGCAAGTTTAACCATAAAATTAGGAATAAACATCTGAACTTTGCTGATAAATCTACCTACAAATAATCCAAAGAAAGCTGAACCTACAGTAAAATCCAATTTCTTGATATCATTTTCAAGATCATTTGTAGCTTTGAGAGCCTTCTTTAATTCTTCTCTCGAAGTTTCCCAATCTTTAGAACCATTTGCTTTACTTGCAGCATTCATATGAGAAATAATTTCTCCCATTCTATCTTTAAAAGCTTTGGTCATTTCGATATTTGCACCTTCAGAAACCATAATAAAAGGTTCTTCTTCTGTATATAGTGCATTCATAGTACATTCTAACATTGCATCTTTAAATTCAGATACAAGTTCAGGAGTTAATTCAACTTCTTCATTAATAGCTTCTCTTCTGGAAGCAATCATGTCATCAACATAACTCATTTTGTTTTTACCTCCATTTTTCTATTATATAATATATTATAGCTGTGACACTATTAATATAAAGTAAAAAGAAAAATATATTCAAAAATTATTACTTTATTATAAATATTATGAAGCAATAAATCTTAAATATATAAAAAATATATTACTAAAAGATAGTTCATATATATTCTATAATCTACTATTTATATATTGTATTGAAATAAATATAAAAAATAAAACTTCCCATAGAGGTTTAAACCTCTATGGGGATATTAAAGTTTTTGTAATTCTAACGGATTGTTAGCATAATATTTTGCAGCTATTCTATTAACAGCTGATATATCTTCCAAGTCTACAAATTGTAATTGTTTTGCTTCAGGACTATTTCTGTATATATGAAGCATATAATCAATATCTACAGCTTTATATCTAGCATCTATCATTGCTAAAGGATAATCAGCTAAATTAGGATTATTTAACACTTGAGACATCTGAATCTTTACATCTTCTGAACCAACCATACTGGTTATTAAATCTCTTGCTTTGTTGTTCTGTACAAGAGGTTTCAAATATCTTTCAGGCATCTTGGTCATACTAGCAAAGAGAGTATAATTTATAGGACTCATAGTTTGTAGTATATTGTAGCTACAATTTCTGATTATAGAAATTCTCTTCCAGAATTCTTCCTTAAAATTAGCTTTCTCATTGATAGGTAACATCCAAGATGTATCGCCCATAAATCCATCATTAGGATTTCTACTCTTATGAGGAGATAAATAAGAGGTCCATCTATATTTAACAACCAGCTGCATTGGATAAAAATCTTTTGAAATTATCAGATTAGGATTTGGATCATTAAGCATCTCTATAATATGAGCAATAATTACTGCTACTTCAAAATTCTGTTCTGAATCTACATAATATATTGCAGGTAGATAAGGACATAATATTTTCAACAGTTTCATATTGTTCTCAATAACACCTAATGTCTGAGTAATCTGAGTTTTTCTCTTAAATTCTGCATTATACTCATTAACAAACTTACAGTTTATATCACAAGTATTCAATGAATTAATCAAGAAAAATCTAGTATCAACTCCTATATATCTGAAGAACTGTCTATAATGAGCACATAAATTGATAATACCAGCAGATATATCTGTAATATTATCAAATATAATACGGTTATGCTCACTATATAAACCATGCAATATAGAATTGAGATCAACAAAGATATTTAACTTTGTAGCTTCTGCAATACTAGAATTACCATATGTTTGGTATACTAGATTTCTTAATAAATCATGTTTTGTATATGCTCCATAGATGACACTTGAAAGATTGATCTTTATTCCATCATCTCTTCCCATTATTCATCATCCTCATCATCTTCATAATCATTTCCAGAATCTTCAGATAAAAGAAGATCTCTCATATCAAACATTTCTCCATCACTTCCTGCATCAGGATCATCATTGATAGTTTTTGCTGCTTCTAAGAAATCATCTCTTTCTCTTACAGCTTTAAGAATTTCTTTTGTTTCACCAAAACCAGCTTTTACCAAACCAACAGCGAGTTCTCCAGGACCTTCAGGTGTACTGAATGTGTATCCTTTTCCAACTTTTTCTTCTGCTCCACTGGTATAGATTTTTCTAATCTCTACTTTTGCTTTACTTTCATCAGGTTCACTACCTTCTTTAACCCATTGAGATAATCTTACTACCCCACATGTAGTTCCTTTTTCATCAAACGGAATATCATAATCCTTAAATACATGGTATCTTAAACTACTTGCATCTCCAAAAGCCATTTTTATATACTCTCCTTTATATTAAAGATTTTTATATTATCGTTATATAGAAATCAAAAAATAATTTGAGCCTAGGGAATTAAACCCTAGGCTCGCCTCATTCATGTTTGTATCACTCGCAACAATTCCTGATCGAATTATTAACGAATGATGTTGCTGCCCATAGCACCGATACCAAGAGACTCGTAAGTCTTCTTGATGTTCTCAGAGAACGCCTTGGTGATAGACAATACATAGTTAGGACTCTGCTGTCCTGCAGGCATTGCAGGGCTGTTGAATGCAAGATTGCTCTTAACTTCAACACCATAGTCAGAATCATCTTCGCTGCCCCAAAGCTTAGCACAGATACGACGAGGATCGATACCGGTAATCTTTGTTAACTGAACGGCTGCGTTAGGATTGTAGAAGTTTGCTGCTGATCTGTCAGTAATATCACTTACAAGGTTGCCCCACTGAGGCTTGCCATTGTTGTAGAAACGAGGATGAAGTAATTTTGCAATTACGTCCTTGCCATCTTCAGTGATCTTATAACGATCTCCTTCTCTCATCTGACGATCACGATTTCTAGAACGATCCAGAATCGTATTACCAGCTGCCTTACCATCGCCACGCTCACAAGCGTATACACCATCCTCAGTAGGACGAGTATGATTGAAGTACATGCTCATTACAGGAACTCCGTTTACTACCTCAAAGGTACATCCAGCATAATCAGCAAAACCTGCTCTATAGAGCTGGTTAGTCAGCTTACAAAGCTGTACGGAAGTAATGATCTTACCGCTGAAATCTTCTTCAAACGGAAGAGGATTCATCTCGATAGAATAAGGTGTTCTGGTTTCAGTTTCGGTTGCGTTGTTTTTCTTTACATCGCTCATTTTAGGTTCCTCCTAAATAATTTATTTAACAACGGGAGATATCTATCATTTCTCATTAGTCATCTTAGTTGTGACTGTGACTGTAAGTATGTTCGACCGAGTATTTATACCACTACAAAGTGACACAAATTGAATATACCTATAAAAATAAGATGCTACGGAATGTGATTCTTCCTCGTTATTATCATTAATATATTATATAACCATAATTAGCTTTACTATTCTGGCTATTTATTATTATCTTTGTTGTACTTATTGTAAAAATCCATTTTGAATTTTGTACTGAAATCCATCTGTTTAGATTTTTCAACAAGATCTGCTTCAAAAAACTGACCTTCAATTGTATATACAACAAGATATAATTTGTTGGTATTATCTCTCAGTAAGAGATATCTGTTCTTCTGATAATCACCAAGATTAATATCATGATCATATTCAACAAATGCTGCCTCAGAGATATTCTCTTTATACTGCATAGATAACCAGTATTTTAAATCTTCTCTTGCTACCGGATATTTAACTTTACCATCTACAGATTCTTTTTCTTCTAAGAAATCAGCAATAGTAAAGTTTACTGCTGTAATGTCGAGCATTTCATTAATATCATACTGGAAATTATTCTGAGACAATAATGTTTTTAGATCTTTACACCAACCACCATCTTCTGAACGGAAAGCTAATTCAGGTTTCTTAGTAGCTTTTACATGTCTCTTATAAAGATCTGATAATACTGTATTAAACTTGTTAATATCCATCATTGGATATAGATCTTCTAATGTATCTGTCCTATAGAAATTGATAAAATCAGAATATTCAATATTATCACAAGCAAACATGTATCTGTAATCAAAGTTACTAGGACAGTTATTCTGATTTACAGCAAGTCCAACCATCATCTGAGATTCGTCATTGATAAAAAGATTATACCATATATCAGTGATACTTTGTCTACAAGCAGCAAAAGGAATTTGAGAAATCTTTAATTCTAAATTTAAGTACTTTGTAGCAGATATGATAACATCTTTTGTTATCTTTCCTCTTTCATCTTTAACCCAAACAGCTGATACTGTAAGTATTCCATCAGGTTTAAGAGGATGATATTCTGATAATTCAGAAACTCTTACTTTTTTCTTTTGCTGAACATTATAATCGTATATAATAATTTCTGTAGGATCAGGGGTAGCGGCTGTAATTTTGAATGGCTTTCTCATACCTACAATTCTTATCATATGAATAGAACCATTTCCTAAGTCTTTAAATAATTTTTGACCAAGCATGTTATAGATTCTCATAGTTCAATCTTCACTCCTATATATTTTTTCATTTTTTCGTCAATATCATCTGGATATCTCATAATTTTAGTAGTACCAAGAACAATCTTAGTTATTACCATATTATCATCTACCCAAACTCCTCCAACTGTTGATCCAGGAACTCTTATAGGTATACCATCATTAATATGATTAATAGTAAATTCATCAAGCATCAAATAATGATGAAAAAAGTGATAAATCTCATCATCATGATCAAGTAAAGTAATACCATCAATGTCTTTTGTTAATTCACATACAAATTCAGTACTTGTATGAGGTTTACGTTTATCGAGTTTCATTATACAATCTCCCAATCGTCTGATAAAATATCAGTGTGAGAAGCTGACCAAGGTACAACAGAACCTTGTGCTGTCTTTATAGCTATATACGGAGCATAAGGAACCAGTCCATCTTCATTTACCAGCTGCTTAGCCACTTCAGTACACGGACTATAATTTCCAGCAGGTACAAAATACAAAAACATACCTTTACCATTCCAGCCTTTTCTTGCGACTCTTTTTCCATCTTTTAAAGCCCTCACTGCATCACCAAAATCCATACAAAATATAGATACATCATTTTCAACTACTTTAATACCTCGCTGAATTTCTAATTCAGAGTACTTATTAATTACATCTTGAGACAAACCTGCTTCAATTTTTCTTTCTTTTACTTCACTCATATTAATCTTCTCCTTCCGTACAAATCAATATCAAAATCTCTGTCATCGTATTCTGCACCGTTCAACCTGTCTAATATATCACATTGAAATGATACATCTGTGCATTCATATACACTTCTAGGTGATTTATTACATGGTTTATCTTTACATGTATCTTCTATAATACATCCAGCACATATACATGATAAACATCTTAATTCCATCGAACCTATAAGGTTATTAGATTTAGACATACTTTTACTCCTTATTATACTATATTTTATTATAAGTATAATATATGATTATTAATAGAGTTAATCCCAGAGTATTTTTACAATACTCTGGGATTATAGTTTACTCTTCGTCGATGTGCATAATACAAGGAACTGCTTTTAATCTGTTAAACAATTCTTCAGATGTATAACCGATACTTTCTGTAATAGAAGAACTTAAGAACTGATTATCAGAAATAGCTTTAAGTTTGCTAAAAATATTGGCAGCTGTTTCTCTATCAAAGTTTAAACTATATCCTGAATAAACTTTATAGATATTCAGATTGTCATTCATTTTAGCATATTGTCTAATTTCAGGTACTTTATCTATATTACAGATATTAGTAATTCTAAGCAGCATATTAATATATCTCGAATAGATAATCTTCATATTATCAGGAGATAATTTATTTACAGTATCTGATAAAATAGAGAAAATAGAATTAAAATTAATCTTCATATATTTCTCATTATTAATATTAGCTACATTATTAAGCAGCTGCAAATAGCTTTTTTTGTCCATATAAAATACAACAATATCAAGATAATAATAATCATAAGGTCCTTCAACTTTAAAACCTTTAAAAGTATTATCAACTCCATCGAATGTATAAACTCTTGCTATATTTTCCTTAAATGCTACACCTACTTTGTTATAGTTAGGCAAAGTTTGTGTAATATGATCAGGTTTCTTATCATATCCAAAGAAAAATAGTACAGGATATAATTGATCATTTCTCCAGTATACATCTAAACCTTCAGGAACTTTAAAATTCTTAAGATCCATAATGTCTACATGATTAAAGAAATTAGCTTGTCGTTGTTTCGAATAAACCATAGAAGCTGTATTGAGAGGAACACTAGGATTCCATCCTAATCCTAAAATTTCTTTTTCAGAATCAGAACTATCAGATTTATTTAATACTGATTTCAATACTGAATAGAATTTGTGTGTGTCTATAGGTTCTTCTATTGTAGCATTTTCATTTGCAACAAACCAAGGTACACAGGAAGGCAAAATACTAGTATCAAACTTTCTTTCTTTGCAGATTTTTTCTTTATCAATAACAAGAGATTCAAGCATACCTGTTACTGTATTTGCTCTAGAAACAAGGTTATCTTTATATTTATACATTGTAACAATATCTCTAGCCATCAATGCTTCATTAAAGAAATCATTTACAGCATGTACAGCTTCTCCGATTTTAAGAAAATCATTAGATTCGTCTACTTTAATCAGATTAGATTTATCTGCTTCGCCTTCGCCATCATTATATTGAATTTCTGCAGCAAGAGTCATATACATAGAATATATATTTCTTCCCCAAATCTTCCATGAATAAGTATCCGATAACTGTTTATTGTTATCATTGAGCAAATAATATGAATAATACTTCTCATTTAACTCATCAATATCTTTAATATCAGGATCAAGAATTACAATATAAGGAGATTTCTGTAACTCTTTGGACTGAGCTAACAAATTCTCATAATTATCATAATCTGTAGCAACTGATTCTTTTACAAGATTATCAGGATCAATATCATTGATATCTTTATGTTTAAGAATAGTATCTTTGAGATGATTATATAAATCAATAACAGACATTCCATTGTATAATCTACGACAATCATCAATACTTCTCATTCTCAATTCATACGGAAGCATACACCAATTAGCCATATCTGCTTTCAATTCATCAATATCAGTAGTCATACTAATAATATTATACTTGTCCATTATTTTTCACCTCCTCAATAGATTTTTCAATTTCTGAAAGTTTGTCTGGAATAATTGTTTGTTTTACCAGTTCAGGAATATCAACAATTTTATCATCGATACATTCAAGAGTAAAAGGAATCTGGTCAAAAGTATACAATTTCTTGCCAACTAAACTTTCATAAATAAAGGCATCATTTACTTCTTCTCCAAGGTGAGACTCCAATATCTTGGATACTTCTTTGACTGTTTTATCAAGTTTGTAATAAGAAGCAGATTTAACGTCAATAATTTCGTCAAAGTTACCAGTAGATAAAATTCCATCTTTATCAACATGAGCAACTTTAGTAAAAGTACCATTAGAAACAGCTAATTTTCTTTTAAGATTATTAGGTGTCTGTTTGTATTCGGGTTCTTCTCCAGTAAAAGTTTGTTTAGGAAGATAATTTACAATATAAGCATCAGAATCTTCCATACCAACAACTTTACCAGACATAAGAGCATTCATCCACTCATTAAGAGGACTTATCTTTTTAGTTTTATTAATATAAAACTCGATAGCTTTTACATACTTTTCATGAAGATCAGATTTAATATCTTCATATATGTACCACTGTCCGGATAACATTTCAGGATCTTTATCAACATCTTCAATTTTACCATTGAATTTTGATGTATAAATTCCTGCATAAATTTTACTATAATATCCATACCACCAATGTTCTTCAGGAACATTTTCCTTTACCCAACTTGCAACTTTATTAGAGTCATATTCAAGCATATCTGTACATAATTTGACTTCTTTTACATTAAGCCTACATTCTTCTTGAGATTCTCTTATAGCTGCATCTTTAGGATCTTCGTTGGGATCCCATCCTCCTCCAGGAAAATGATATTTAAAACCGTATTTTTCTTTGCATTTAGCAAATACTTCAAGTTTACCATTATTATATCTTAAAGGAATCATTGTTGATCGTGCTCTAAAAGGATGTTTAAATCCCTTAATATCAACACAACAATTTGCTACTCCATTTTTACTATAAATAAAATATGGAGCAGAAATTTCTGATTCTGATACATCTTTATCAAGTACAGCTTCATTTACATGAATAACTCTTTCACCTGTATTTTCAATCATCTGTAATTTGAGCATACTAAATACAGACCATAACTGTTCGAGATCATTATTTGTTAATCTTAAATAATTATAGTTAGTATGTTTGATAATATACTTTTCTTTCTCAATCTGCTTCTGTCTATACTCAGGCATATTTCTCTTATTAGGATTATCTCCACCATCTTTAACTTCGATAATAAGATTATACGGTTGATAATAGAAATCGGTAATATAAAGATGTGTCTTACCTTCATGATCATATTCTAATATAGGACCGGGAGCCATAATATCAGCAGATTTAATTTGCAAAACTTTGTCCATGAATTCTAATGCTTTTCTTTCATAAGAACCGCAATAAGTTTTCTCTCCACCATCACTAAATTTGTAAGTTCCGGATATTTTTCTAGCTGCCAACATTTTCTTTTGACCTTCTTCAGTAGCAGATATTCTAGTTACACCTTTAGTTTTCATCATATTTTCTTCAAACTTCTTAACGTAACTATCATGACAAACCTTTCTACCACACTGTCTATCATATCTTCCCTTGTTTTCGTCCCAAGGTGTCTGCTTACCACATTCTGTACATTTACCGTGATAACTTAGTGGCTTATGATTTACATAATTAAATACAAGTCTAAAAGCAGAAAAACCTTCTGGTATTTCGTGTTCATGTTCTTCTTCTATATGAGTTACTAAATCTTGGCGAGTATATCTATTATCACAATATAAACATTTATACGTTACAATTCTAGACATAATATTCTCCTCCTATTTCAAATTAATTAGATGTGGTTCTATCAGTCACAAAATAATAATATTTTTGTAACATTTTACAATTAAGACATGATAATAATCCGAAAAGGAGGAGATAATTATGAGTATCAAAAACAGAGAGTATTCTTTTGGTGTTGATAAGTTCAATAAGCCGACTGTATTAAAAGATAAGGAAGCTATTGGTACTAGATTAATGGAATTGATTATGATGGAGCCTGGTGATGATCCACTTCATCCTGATATGGGAGTAGGTCTTAGAACTTTCAGATATGGAGTTTCTAATTTGGAAGATTTGAGAGCAAGAGTCCAGAAACAGATTGAAACATACTTACCGTTCTACCAGAATGCTGATGTTGCAATTATTAGGACACCTGATAAGGTTGTTAATATTGAAATATCACTTGGAGGTATGAAGTATATCTACGATTCCAATAATACTAGTAAACCTATTACACTGGATGATCTTCATTAAGATATTTCATAATATTTATAGAAAATAATAATGGAGGTATTAGATTACATGAGTGCAATTGATAAGCTGAAAAATGGCTCTGGGATTATTTCTTTTGATGCAACTGCTCCTGCTAATACTGGGAAAACAGTAAAAGCTGGTGAAGCTATGGACATTGACATGACAGGTGGATCTGATAGTGTTTCTGTCGAAGCTCCTGCAGAATCAAGCGAAATGAATCTTGGTAATTTGAGGAAAGGTAATCACCAGATTGTATTGCCGAAAGAAAAGAACGTTGCTCCTGCTGCATCCAGAACAGTTGCGTCTATCGATATTATTGGAACGCCTGAAGCTCCTGATGAAGATATTCATATTAGCCCAGAGCATGATATGTTGGATATCGATAATCCGGATTCAATGTTTAGCAAATATGTAGCTAAAAAAGACGCAGAAGCTGCAGAATGGATTGCTGAAAAAGAAGAAGAAAAGAGAGTTCTTGAAGAGGAAGCTGCAATGAATGCTGAATCTGATGGATCTTTTGGAGATGAGGTAACTGACGACTATGACGATTCTAACAGTGATGAAGGAGTTATTGTAGCCGGTGACATGGTAGAAGATCAGAGAATGGTAGGTTCATATAATATGAGTAATATTGAAAATGAAGATCTCTCTGGATTATTAGGAGAGGAAGAAGCTGTTGAAGAGACAGTTGAAGAAGAAATCGTAGACGAATTTGATGAAGATATTAAAGTCGTTGAAGAAGATAAGAATGTTGAACATGCTGCTCCTGCTCAGGCAGTAGATGTAGATATTAACGTAGACGTTGTTACAGATGAAAGCCCTATGGCTACAGAAATCGTAGAAGATGAAGAAGAAGTTGTATCTGAGACAGACAATGAAGACGTATTAAAGCATCTTCAGGCTCTTGCTACAGAAAAACTTAAACCTGTATCTAAGAAGCTTAATATTAGCTCATTTACAGTTCTTAAGAAGCCGGTATCAAATGTAACTCCTATGTTTAAAGAAAGTTCTGCTAGAGTTGCGAAGTGGGTACTTCCTACCCAGCAGTCAATCGTTCTGATGAAAGAGTTCTCAGGTGCAGAACTTGAGAAATTAAGAGAATATTCTGAGAATGCAAGATCTGTTGATGCTTTGAACAGAAGATTCAATATGATTTATTCTCATATCATGAGTCCTAAGCCTGCCGCTTTCGATACATGGTTAAAGACTACTCCTTTTGATGATGTAGACAGCTATTTCTTTGCTATCTATATTGCATCTTTTAAGGGAGCAAATTATTTACCTGCTGATTGTATCAATAAAGATTGTAAGGAAACTTTCTTGTCTGATGATATTGATATTATGAGCATGGTTGAATTCGAGAATGATGATGCTAAGAAGAAATTTGTATCTTTATACCAGAGTGAAGCTACACCTGCTGGTAAAGGTATTTTCTGTACAGAAATCGTTCCTATGAATGAGAAACTTGCTATCGCTTTTAGACAGCCTTCTATTTACAATGTATTTGAGATCGCTTCTATGGATGATAAGACAAGAGCAGAATATTCTTCTATCATTGATTATATTCCTTATATCGATCAGATCTATTCTATCGATATGGAAAACCAGCAGCTTGCACCTATCGGCTACAAGATGTTTGCTGACAATAATCAGAGAACTATCAGAAGTAAGGTGCAGAAGTACAATCAGCTGCTTTCAACTCTGTCTGTTGATGAGTTTGCTATCATCAAAGCTTATGTTAAGGCTATTGCTGAAAAGACAAGCGGTATTGGATATGTTTATCCTGCTATCGAATGTCCTAAGTGTCACAATACTACAGAGAAACAGAGGACAACAGCAGAAGAGCTGGTTTTTACCCGTTATCAGTTAGGAAGCCTCGTGAATACATCACTAAGCTAATCAACCTAACAAAGTATCTTAAAGGATGTACTACAATGATGGAATTGGAAAACATGCCTAACCATTATTCACATACGATATATAAACAATATATCGAAATGTTGAAAGATGCAGAAAAACAACAAGCACAGCAAGCTGAAGAGATGCAAGATGAACTCGAAGATGCTATGACTTGATAGTTGTGGAGGTATATTCCAATGGTTGATAGATTGAATTTCTTCAATTCTATTGCTGGTATTAACTATCCTGAAATGATTGTTCATTTCTTTGACCACTTCATTGCTCTGAAACGATTAGTTGAAGATCGCGGTGAAGTTACAGTAGGTGAATCTACTGACAATATGATATCGTTCAATGTGAAGTTTAGCTCTCCTGAATATAAAAATCAGGCAATAGCTATAGTTCAATCTGGACCTGTTGTGGTATACGGTAGAAATATTGTAGTCAACATTGAAGTTATATCGGACGTAGAGATCAAATTTGTATTACAATAAATCAGGCAATTCCCTAGGGTTAATAAAACCCTAGGGGATATTTTTATTAATTACAAATTATTAAATTATAGAAATGGAGGTAGTTATATTATGACTATTAATGAATATACAAATTCTTTGATTAAAGATAAAAGAGAATCTATTAAAGAAGCAACTGTAGAAGAACTGAAAAAAGCTGCAGCTCAGTATGCTAATAAGACAGAAAAAGTTAACAAAGGTATTGATAAGGTAGCTAGTATTGCTAATAGAATTAAATCAAGAGTCAATAAAGAATCTACTGATAGTGGATCTGGAGTTGGGAAGAAAATTGCAGCAGGTGCTGGAGCAGCAGGAATTACATTAGCTGGTGCTGGTATTATTGCAAAAAAGATTGCTGATAAGAAGAAAGAAAAAGAACAGGAAAATGTTGCAGAATCTGTTTTGAAAATTATGAATGAATCTGAAAAAAGTAGCACAGAGCCTTCTAATATATCAGTTCATAATACCATGATTCAATATGTTTATAATAAATCATATAATATTGATAAGTATAATGAAAAATGTAAAGCTACCATTTCAGATTTTAAAAAGAGATTAGAGAAATATTTGAGTACTTTTTCTAAAGATCATTTGGAAATTATTAAAGATGATTTTGAATTCACAGACTTGAAAGATGATGGATATGAAATTCCTTCAGAAAATGATATAAGATCTAGAATGAAAATATCTGGTATTTCTTTTCATATATCTTCTAAAGGTGATTGTTCATATAATTTACAAATTATTGCTAACAAAGTACCTTCTGGTAGTAAAAATATAACTGTTAAAACCACATTCAAAATCAAATATGATAAAGAAAATAATTGGTTGCAGTCTGCAGGTGATAAATATACAGATGAATATCAAATGGATACTGATTATCATCGTAATTAATATTTTTAATTAGTACCTTCTAAGAGAATTGTTCTCTTAGAAGGTATTTTATTTTTACATTATTTTTTACTCCTTTATAAATAGAAGGAGGATTATAAAATGTCAAAATATAATGATACTGAATTATTGTCCAGATATATTTCTGTTTTAGCAGAATCTACTTATGAAGCATTAGTATTATCTCAAGCTTCATTGCAGTTATTAATTAAACATGAAATAATAACTCATGAAGAAGCTATAGAGATGAAACGAATCGTAGAGGTAAATACTACAAAGGTTAAAGCATTAAGAATTGCTATAGGACTTTATGATACAAAGAAAGCAGAAAGTGATGATTTTGAAAATCTGTTTACAAAAATGCTTAATAATAAAGATTCTATGACAGACGAAGAAAAAGCAAGACTATTAAATTATCTTGAAGAGGCTAAAAAATAAACCACAAGTATACATAAATATAATGGTGGTTGATAGGAAATGAGACTTGGAAAAGATAGCCAAACTCTTAATCTATTTTATAGTCTTTATGACTTATAGAGAAATAATCCTAAAAATAGATAGAATACCTAACATGTTGGGTAGTTAGGATCTATCAAGGACATATAAGTGTCCAAAGATAAGCCGAATTGGTTGAACAATCTATGTTCTACACAATAGGCTTCATAGGGTGTTAACCATACAGCTTTGTTAGGCTGATTAGCTAAGTAATATGGTTCTTTGACAACAAAACCCATAAAACTCACCACCATAATAAAGAGAAGATTTAGAAGCCACTGATTCGGACTCAGTGGCTTCTACTCTTTATCATAATTATAATATATTATCAAAATTGATAAGTTTTACAAATTATATCCCTAGACTCTTTATCGAGTCTAGGGATGTTTTTATTTATTATCTGCTTCTTTGCACATCTTAATGTAATTTTCACATACATCTTTAAAATTTGATATATAGCTAACCAGCATATTTCTCAGAACACTAGGCTTACCATAAAAACGTTTGCTTAAATTTGTTTTAATAAGCTTTGTACTCTTTACAATTGCAACAAGAGATGTTATAATACTGCCAACAGCACTACCATAATATTTTGCTTTCTCTTTCTTAATAACTTTCATTTTAGCATCCATTTCTTCATCGCTTGTAGCCCAAACAAACATTGGAATATTCTTCTCAGCTTTATTCATATTATAGAAGAAAAAGCACTGAGCAATTGTATATGGTCCTAATAAAATTAATGCTCCTAAAATATTACTAATAAGAGCAGAATTGGTAGATAAATCAATATGTCTTAATTTATTATCCAATTCTGTAATAACTTTAACAGCACGAGTAAACTGAACAATAGCTTCCTGGTTGTCGTGTGCTTTATATGCCTTCATACCAGATTTGAAATAAGCCTTGTATTCTTTTACATCAGCTCTAAACATTGCAATCATTTCTTTATTAGTGTCTGTACCTTCTTCTAACACAATAGAGAAATCTTCATTCAAAATAGCTTTAAAATCTTCTCTAAAATCTGACAATTCAGATTCAAGGATACCCAATCTTTTACTAATAATCATATTCTGAATATTTTCATTTATAATCATAATAATTATACCTCCTAAAATATTTATTAAAATGTTTTATTTTCCCTAGGAAAGATTATCTTTCCTAGGGATTATTTTTAATTTGTAGACTGTTGATCAGTTTGAGTAACAACTTTTTGTACCGAAGCATTAGGAACAGGATCACCATATTGAGTGATATCAACATAATGTCTTACAATATCAAGATTTGTTTTATACATCCTGGTCAGTGCTTTCATCTTTGCACTAATTAAGTTTGTACTAATCTTCATATAATTAGAAATCTGGTTGATAAAACTATTCTGGTTTTGAGCACCTTTTGCACCAGGTTCTACTTTTGCCCCATCACTATCAACGAAACTCATCTTTGTAGCCTTATTTTCAGGTGTACCTGATGTTAAAGCTTCAATTATGATACTTTCATAGAACATATTTGATTCCTGAGTAGACTGAACCATCTGTAAACCTTGCAATATAGTATTAGCAGATTCATTGATAATATTAATATCATTCTCGATAGATTGTCTAATCTCATAAAATCCTGTAGAGCAAAAGTTATAAGCTCTGGTTAATACAACTTTATCACATCGGATATTTGTATAACCTCTTGTAACTGCTTTTTGTAACATTACATTCATATTATTTCTTTCTGAATATAACGAAGCATAATTCTTCTGCATATAACCTTTCTGAGTCTTTAAATCATCAGTCATTGTTTGACGATTGTATCTCTGAACTTTATATCCGATAAATACATTTGTATCATAATTAGGAAAATTATTGATTACAAATTTAGGATTACCAGATTTTACTTTATCAGCAGCTTTTGTAAGATAATCTTTCTGAGCATCGGTTCCAACTGTAGCAATAAATCTATCCCATACTTGCTGCATACTTGCAGTTACTTTGTTGATATAGTTTGTTATTGTATCTTGAAGACCTTCGCACAAAATTGAATAATCTTCTACAGACAAAGATTCCTGTAATACAATGGAGCTCTTATTGATAAGAGAATCAAATAATTCATGTTCTGCTAAGAACAGATTATAAGATAATATATAATCTTCTTTCAAAATCATGATTAGCCCTCCCTTACAATTTCTTTACAAGCTTCTAATAAAATTTTCTTATTAGTTTTATTGTATTCTTTTAGAGCATCTATTTTTGCTCCAAATAAAGTCACATAAACATCACAAACAGCCTGTATTTTCTTGCACTTATTAGTTACAATACCATTGTAGATTCTAATTACAGCAGAATCCATAGAAAACTGAGGTGGAATAAAATCATCAGGTTTAACATGTTTACATTTAACTTTTTCTTTATCCGCTTCTCTCTTCATCTTATTAATATCTCTTCTGATTTGAGTTCTCTGTTCAGATGAATTATAAAAAGCTTTATAAGCTTCATGTACTCTTTCACCGGAAATATTCTTCTGTCCAAAACTATACTTAGGTTCAATAGGATTAGCAGTTGTTCTAAAGAACAAGAACAATTCATCTGCATAATTCTCCTTAGTTACCGGATAGTTTAATCCTAATACTCTTCCTCTCATTGCATCAATATCTGCTTCTTCAAACTGATTCATAGCAGCCATACTGTCGATATATTCTGCAATTTCCATATTACTCTTCATATATCTGAGATTAGAAAGATCTTTGATTAGCATATCATATTCTCTTTCAATTTCAGCTTCATATGTTGTATAAGATGTAGAAAGATTAAGATTCTTATATTCAAAATAAGAGTCAAGCATTCGTACAGGTTTTCTGAAGTTCTCCAATTTCTTTTTATAAGCAGCTAACTCAATATCATTGTTTAAGAAGTTTAATAAAAAAGCTTCAAAATGTCTACCTAACTTTGCAAGAGAAGTTACAAACCAATCAAAAATCTTAGATAAAAGATTATATGGATTTAAAGCCTGCAAGGTTCTCTTCAAAGCATCAGCTGCAGCTCCAACAATAAGATCTCCAATACCTTCTGTAGTACAAATCATATTATTGAATTCTACATTTTCTTCTAATACCATTTCTAACGCTAGTTGAAACATGTTCATTTCTTCATAGTTAATTAAATCTTCTTCTCTGGAATTAAGAGTTCTATTTTTATTTCCCTTAATTGTTTCAACAGAAAATACCATGATTATAACCTCCTTTAAAAAATTGGTAGGTAGGAAGACTATTCCTACCTACCGCAGAATAATCTCATTTATAATAATGTTTTTCTTCTGAAACTTAATTATTCTTCATAATATCAATTTTGTCAGTAATAAAGTCTTTTACATTGCTTACTTTGTCAGCAACTTTATCTTTTACATTACTTACAAATCCGCTAACTTTTTCCTTAGCACCTTTAATAAAATCTACAGCTTTACTAGCAATAGAACCGTTAGGACTACTAGGATTATTATTACCTACAGCAGCATCAATTACTTTATGAGCAGCATCTGCAGCTTTTGATTTGATATTTTGGAAAGCAGTACCAATTTGAGAAACTTTATCTCCCATATTAGCAACTTTCTGTTTCAGATCATCTAAACCTGCTTCTTGAACAGCTTTAGCGATATTTTTATTCTGAAATTCTACTGAATCAGCAGAATCATTCTTTTTGGTAGACGTCAGTGCTAATTCTGTAGGTTTCATATCAAAATGAGACATTTTATTATCAATTGTTCTTTGATCTTCTGATAATTCAGGACAATAATGATTCAAACGAGATATAATATTCTTATACTCTACAAATTGTCTATAATATACATCGAGAATTATAGCATTACATTTATGCATAGTATTCATACAACTTGTAATGAGAGAGTAATGAGAAATATTCAGAGTATTCGAAATATCTTCATGATCCATAGAATGTTCAATAGCATATTGAGCACCTGCACGAATTAATTTCTCCATATACTCCATCTCTTTTAATACATCCATAAGTTCGTCACCAGAAATAACTCTAGTTATATGCTGAAGATTTCTTTCTAACCAGAATTTATCAACCTTGACAATATGTCCTGTAAGATATTCTTTATAATGCTCATCAATATCTTCCATAGATCTTGTTTCCATACCAGAAATATTTCTGATAATATCTTTAGATATTAATTCACAAGCTCTACTACCAGACATCTGATCTTTATTAAGATTTTCAAATATATGGCACATCTGAGCAATAATATTGACACATCTTTCAGTAGGTTTTACATTTCCCAATTTATCATAAGAATGAACATAACCAAGAATATGATCTTTGCCAATACTATTAATCATTGGAGGATTAATAAAGTATCTACATTTAGAATCATCAAATTCTGCACTAAATCTTTGAATTTCATCTTCAAAGAATTTTGAAGCATTTTCTTGTCCTCTGGCAAATGCATCCTTTAATTCTTCAAAATAATCAATCTTAGATTGTGATCCTTCCGATTCTTCTGTTAAATAAGATACAATTTTCTCAACCATAATATTGATTGTTTCTGACATAATCGATGTTTCAGATTCAATAATATTATTCATAGATGTATCAAAACATGGTCCGGATAATTTATCAAAGACATATAAATCAGAAGCAGATGACATTACATCTTCCATGATAGCCCATTCTTTTACAGAACGAGTTCTCTTGTCCTTCTTATCATTAGCATATCTACCAGCAATCATTACAGACTTTCTATAAGCTGCAATTTCTCTAATAGTAAGATCTTTGAATTGAAAGAAAATAGATCCGATTTGTCTGTTAGCATAACTTGTACATCTATACATATAATTTAATCTGATCATATCAAGATCAGATTCTCCATTTACTTTACGAAATAATATTTCGCTATTATGAGTTAACTTGTTCAGATTACCAATTGCATGTCTACAACCATCAGCAATAGAACAAGTAATAACAGATGGATTATTTACAAATCTGATCATAAAAGAAAGATCTTTTATTGTTGGTGTCCATCTTGGAGTTTTTACCTTAAGTTCTGTATTAAGTTTGATATCTATTTTATCTGCAATTTCAACCATCATTTCTTCATCATAAAGCTTATAATATCTCTTTAATGATTCTAAAGAAGAAGCTTGTAAGAAATAATTCATATACTTTCTATGAAGATTAACAACAGTATCAGTTTGATCGATAACAAGTTTGATACAATCATCGAACTTATCTCCAGGGAATACAAAATCCTTAATACCTTTAAAACCTTCAAGATTTTTCTTATCTCTAAGAGCAGATAAAAAGTTTTTGAAAGTTTTTCTATCTGCAGATATCATATTAATTGCTTCATCATTTGCTTTCGCGGAGATTCTTTTGATAGAATTAGAATTGTCGAAAATACGATCTATAAAACTTTTGACCATAGAGGACTTTTTATCCTCTATAGCCTTAAGTTTTTCTTCTTCTGTATCATTCATATCATCAGACTCTGTAATGAAACTTCTAAAATTACACTGAATAGAATCTAATTCGTATTCAGCTTCTTCACGGAGAGCTCTAATATTATTTCTATAGATATTCCGGGTACCTTCAGATATATTATTGAGCTCTTCCATATAATTAGAAGCTTCACCTTCAGTCATAGACTTATAAGGTCTAGCAGATTCTCCAACGAAAGATAATAATTGAGTATCACTCATAATCATTACCTCCAGTTTAGATACTAGAAGATACTGTCGTCTCCATCTTCATCCTTACGAACAGTTTTCTTCTCTTTTGAGTCTTTGTCAGCCTCTTTCTTAGCAGCATTAGTTGCCTGTTTATGATCGATAGCAAAAGCATTAGCCCACTTACGAAGTCTGTCAGCCCACTTACGCTGTCTTTCAGCAACTTTAGCTTTCTTTTCTTCTGTTAATTCAGAATCGGTAGAATTCTCAAGATCATTAGCATTAGCTTCAATAAGCTCAGCCTGAATCTCAAGATAATCAGATACTTTCATCTTAGTATAATAGAAGTAATATACGCATCCTCTGATAAAAGGAATAATAATCTTTACAACTGCAAAAGGAAGTGCAATTACACCTGCAATAATTCCACCTACTGCAAAGATTTTCTTATTTCTCTGACCAAGAGTTTTAAGAGTCTTGCCAATAACAGTCATAGTATTATCGTTCTTATCAGCTCCACTGTAAGATCTAACTGCATCAACAATTTTTCCTCTTGTAGTATTGGTCAAATCACCTAATACACCTTCCTGGAGTTCATCTTCAGTAATAGGTTCGTCCATTACAGACGGATCTTCATCATCATGAGTAACTGCAGGAATATTTTCAGGTTCTACTCCATCATTAGGAGATTCAACTTCTTCCGGCTTAGGTTCTTCAGGTTTTCCAGGAATAATAATTTTAGCCATTCTTGCTACCAAAGTACCAGGAAGTCCCTGATAATCTTTTTCCTTATCAATTCCATTATCATCAAAAGTAACCTTAGATCCTTCAGGTTCTTCAATAGAAACAGGAGGAGTAGCAGGATTGATTTCAGGTTTGTTAGCCGGATTATATACATCGAATTTTTCATCATCTTTGTTATCATCTTCAGGAGTAGCAACAGGCTCAGCTTCAGAATCACCAAAGATAGATGCAGTGTTATCCGGAGCAAATGCATTTACTTCAGGAGTTTTTTCTTCTCCACTTCCAATCTCACCATTATCTTCTCTACCAAGAACAGATCCTACAATATCTACTTCTTCATGAACAGTATTCGATTTCATAGAACTGTTGAGGGTCTTATCCATTGTACCGGTCTTACATAATGCATTGAAAGTAATAAGCTGCTTGAAAAGCATATCATCCATTGTTTTCTCATATGCAACTTTATCAAGGGCTGTCTTTACATTTGAAGACTGAGGGTCCTTAACAAACTGAATACAGGTAGCAATAATAAGAGATACAGATCTCTCAACAGCTAATACCATCAAATTGTAGATCATAACAGGCATATCTGCTTTAATAGCAAATGCCTTTGTGAACAGATTCTTTCTGTCTTTGATATTACTAATAGCAGTAATAATAGAATCAATAATATCAGTCTTCTGATTATACTGAATAACCAGCTTTCTAATAATATCAATACACTGCTCAGTATTTACAAATCCTTGAACCTTTGTAATATCACCTCTAGACTGAGGGATAGTACCAAAATCGATTTCGTCAACTTTTGCTACAATCTTTTCATATAAAGCAGAAGAAAGAGCAGCGATAAGCTGCTCCTGTCCACTTTCGTTAAGACTAGCAATGAATCGACGAGTATAATTGTCAGATAAGTCAAAGTGTTCATTGACAATCTGATTATATTCGTTTAAAATCATCGTTAGTTACCTCCCGGATTTATTAATCAGATTGATAGCTTTGTTGTAATTCTTGTCATCTCTCATATCTTTAGATAAGCTAGAGTATGCAAGCATTTCAAAGCTATTATTTCCGTCATATAAGAACTTAGCAACCTCATTAGCTTCATCAGCAATTACTAATGCTAACAAATTGAAAGCATCCATAATTTCTGCAGCTTCCTTAGGAGAATCTAAGTTAAGCTTATAATTTGCAGCCAAGAAGTTTACAGTTTCCTGATTGATAATCAGAGTTGTAATAGAAGCTGCTTCATTAGATCTCATACCAGTACCAGTAACTTTATTCTTCTTAGCTCTAGCTGATAAGAGATTCCACATCTTAGCAGTTTCTCCACGCTTAGCAGCATTTCTAGCATTGATCTTAGCCTGCTTGGTAGCAGCAATAAAATCTTTTACTAAAGAAATTTCACCGGTAGTTGCACGAATAAGATCCTTGAAAGTAAGTTTGTTCTTAGCTGTAGCAGAAAGTCTTTCAACAATTTCCATAGCATCAGAACCAACCATACGAGATTTGATACCAGCAACAAATGCTTTCTTACCGATAACAGTTTTATTATCAGGACCAAGTTCAGTGTAAGCAACAGTCATAAGAGTAGGCTGAAGTTCATTAGCCTTCTTGTAATCAACATCTTTTACACGAGACTGAGCAAGTCTAACTTCATTTTCAAAGTTTCTCTGCTTAGCATCTTCTTCTCTTTCTTTCTGACGACGCTTAATATCAGCTTCTCTAGCCTTAGCATCTTCTTCTCTTTCTTTCTGACGACGCTCAGCATCTTCTTTACGATGACGTTCTACAGTCTGATCAGTATCCTTGGGATCATTAGATTCCCAAGATTTCTTTTCTCTTTCATATCTTTCCTGATCTCTACGATCTTTGTTACCAGCATATCCCTGTTCAACTTCCTTCTTACCTCTCTGATAAGCATCATCTACATCCTGCTGAGTATGAGTCTTAGGCTGTGGAGCTTCCATAACTACAGTACCAGAATAAGATTCTCTTACAAGATAATCACCAAGAGATCTTTCAGAGAAAGAATCTACAGGCAGAGATTTCTGCTTGTATTTAAGATCATAACACATTTCATTTACGATATCTCTAATTTCAGCCTTAGTAAAAGGACAACCTGCCTCACCTACAGCTTTTTCGATTGCATCAATAATATCGTCAATACTTGCATTATCATTCAAATTGTGATGTAAAGCTTTTAAGATTTCAATACCATTGTTTCCGGATAAAGACATAGAAGTGAACAGCATCTCAAACATGGATACCAGGTTCTTCTCATGTGCTTTACTGATCATCTGTGCAGTACTCATTGGAATAGTATTATCACAAATGGTAGGAAAGCTCAAGATTAATTTCTGAGTATACTTAGAAATAGAACCATACATGTATGTCGATTTGTTCTTATCTCTAGCTTCTTTAGCATCCTTAGCTACGTCACTTGCAACGCTAGTAATGGCATCCATAAAGCTACCTTCATTCAACACACTATGCATTGATTTACCCTCCTTTTCGGTAATATTTATATGAGTGTTCAAAAAATAAAGTGTTCTGTAATTTTAGGCTCTATTTAGATGAAAAATAACTTAAATTGTATGCTTAAACTAGCACATTTTTTGTCCCAGTTTATATCAGCATTGATCTTAAAATCTACTTGTGGTTTCATGATCATATATCCATCTTTTTTATCCTTTCCGATAAGAAATTCTTCGACTACAGAATGGTTCATAACACTCTGGATTAATCTTCTATCTACACCCATTACAACACCTCCACCTAATAAAATTTAATGCTTAGTTTAAGCACAACTTTAAGGTGAGGGGAGAGTTATAATAGTCTAAATTGAGATTATACAGTACACTTTATTCAAAGAAATTATAGGTTAAAAATCTTATAAAAATAGAATAATTATCTCTTGTTTCATTATTATATTATATAATCATCTGTAGATTTGGTAATCTGCAAACATTACTATAATTCTTACGGAAAGGAGGATTAAGATAATGCCAACAAGATCAAAAGATGTAACAAGAGGGCAAAATGGAGATGAAAATATTAAGAAACCTTTACCTGTGCCTGAATCACATGATGATGGCGGAGCATCAACTATATTAACTGGAGATGATATATTAAACAATATCACTGACAGATCAGGTATAAGTAATTCTTCTATGCTTAAAGCTGCAATGCATGGTGCAAATATTTTTGAAAGAAATGAGATCAAAAATGCATTACATCATAAGACATTTAGATTCGGTTTAACGAATCCATATGGAGCAATATCTACAGCTAGAGAATATTTATTCTTCACTAGACCCGATTTGCATATTTTACCAATGGATGATAATGGCGTTGTACTTAAGACCAGTGAACTTAATGCTGCATTGGCAGATATTCCTTTTTGGGTAGACTTGTTTAATACAAGAAAAGATACAACTCTCAAATCTTTACAATTATCTGTCGGCTCAGCAGATCCTTTCAATCACCTGTTACAGAACCAGGTTATATCAAATCTTGATGTACCTGCATTGAATTCTGAAATGATCGATACTCCAACTAATATGTATGGTGTTGGATATTCATATAGGGGATCATCTGAAGCATCAGATGATAACCCTGAATTTTCTCTTGAGTTTAAGGATACAAGGTATTTAGATACCTATATGTTTTTCAAAGCTTATGAGGAATATGAAACTTTGAAACATCATGGTGTAATAGCTCCCAGTAAGTATTACACAGTAAACAAGATCTTACATGATCAGTTTGCTATCTATAAATTCATTGTAGATGAGGATATGGAAACTATTATTTATTATGGAAAGATGTATGGTGTGGTACCTAAATCTCTTCCTAGAGATGTATTTTCAAATCCTAACTTTGACAATGGTATTTCATATAGTGTTGATTTCAGAGCAGCATTCTACGAAGATATGAGACCTGATATTATTGCTGACTTTAATAATTTGTCGCTTCCTTATTATAATGCTCAGCCTTATCAGATTACACCTCATAATAGAGTTTTAGATCATGCTGATATGAGACCTGCTAGAGCAGCTTATATTGTAAAGGAAACAGATACAGAAGCTGCTAAAGCTTCTCCTACTGGATATGTATATAAACTTAAATGGAGAGGAGATGACGTTGTATAATGGGAAAGAAGACTACTGATTGGTCAATCAATACTGATGTCTATGATATATTAGACTCAGTTAAGAAAGTTCAAGCTAGATATATTGAAGACGAAGATGAGACTACTCTAGCTCTCGGTATATATGGTTTTATTGCTGATACTGAAGCTAAGAAGATTCAGACTTCTACAATTATGGCTGGACAGTTAGGCAACGAAATGTTTGCTACAAGAGCAAACCTTACAAAAAATGTCTTAGCTCATGCTACTTATCATGGTATTACTGATATCAATGCAACTCCTGCAAGAATTACAGCAACTATCTGTGTTAAGTTATCTGACATTGAAAAGTACAATGATGAAAACTGCTTCTATCTTGATGCAGATTGTCCTATCTTCATTGATACTTATGAATTTCATCTTGATTATGATGTAAGGATTAGAAGAAGAAAAATTTCTACAAATAATTACTCATATTCAGCTCAGTATATTATTACTGATGAAGATGGAGATAAGATTTATAACCCTCTAAGCAATATAACTAACCCTTATTTGAAGCAACCTTTTATTATTACTATTGGTCCTGAAAAGTATCTTGGTATCCAGGCTACTCTCAGACAATGTACAGTAGAAGTTACCACTGATTCTATGGTATCTGATTCTATCATTGAGAACAAAACTTACACTTTCCAATATGATAATCAAATTGCTAACTTCAAAGTTACTTGTACAGATAACGGAGTTGAAACTTTAGTTACTCCTTATATGTATGGATCTGTAATTAATCCTGATATTGAGAATTATTGTTGGTATATCTTTACAGCAGATAATACTGTAAGAATTACATTTGATAATAAATCTTATATGCCTGGATTAAATACTCAGATTGAAATTAAAGCATATACTACTTTAGGTAAGTCTGGTAATTTCGAATATCTTGGAATTGACAGAACTTCCGAAGGCTTGTATGTTGATATGGAATCTGATAAGTATGGATACAAAGCTATTAGTTGTTATTTTGTAGCAGTTACTGATTCTGAAGGTGGTAGTGATAAGAAAACTAAAGCAGAACTTCAGAAGTTAATTCCTAAAGCTGCTATGTCAAGAGGAAGTATCACTACAGAGACAGATTTACAGGGTTATTTCAATATGATTAATACTGATGAAAATCGTATTGTTATGAAAAAGAAAAGAGATAATCAGTTAGAAAGAATTTGGTACGCTTATAACTTGTTGAAAGATGAGTTTGGAAACATTATTCCTACAAATACAATTAATTTAAGAATTACTCTTGATAGTATATTCTTAATGGTTTGTGATGATGGTAGATATATTCTTCCTGCTGGTACTTTCTTTAAACTTGACCCTACAACTATGATTGCAGAACCTGTAAGTGATGCAGAAATACCTGAATTATATTCAGATGCTTATTTCAATTCCGGATATTATTACTATACAAGCTTGTATAATATCGTTGTGTGTCACGATCCATTATATACAGCATATTATTTTACAGGATTTAATTATCAGTCATATTTTGTATATGATTATGTAAATGATGCTTGTGATGTACAGTTTATTGCAAATAGATTCCATTTCTCAAGACAGATTATTACTAAACAATCTGATTATAATATTAGATTTGGTATTGCTCAGTCTATCGTTGATCATGAAACAGTATTCAATTACTTTACAGAAGAAATTGTTACTAATCCTGATGGAACTAAAAACGTTTCGAGAATTGAAACTGAAAATCTTAAAGTTGTTCTTGTATTGTACAGAGAAGGTGTACCTTATAGATGGACAGAATGTGAATATGAGTGGGATAATGAAAATGCTTATAATGGTATCTATAATTTTAACACTGTAATTGCTACAGATAATATGATGGATGATCATAATAGATTAAAAGTATTAGGTATGAAAGAAGCAGGTTCTTCTCATGAGATCTATGGATACGTTGATGAAAATACAGAAGCTGCAATTTATGTATTAGCTAGATTTGATTCAACTAATACTACTATACATCCTAGAATGGATATTGATAAGATTGCTCCAGACTATGGTGATTTTACAGTAGTTAATATCTATAAAGCTGTAGAAGGTATTAATTTCTTTGAGAATTATACCAGTATTACAAATACCAGAATCGATGTAGACTCTGATAATAAATTTGACTATATCGTTAATGGTGTACCTTGTATTGGTAGACATTATTTGGATACTGATGCTGGGGCTAACTATGTATTAGAAGCTATTGAAGAAAAGAAAGCTTATATCAATTATTGTCTTGCTTTACTTGAGAATCCAATGAATATTGATTTTAAATTCTTCAATACTTATGGTCCTTCATTAACTTATTCTCTGGAAGATCAGAGTACTCTTATTGGTGATATTGATATTACTATGAGATTTAAGTTATCTATAAAAGATGCTTCTGATATTAGTATTAAAGATGAGGTTGCTCTTGCTATTAAGAATTATATTGAAGATCTCAATGATATTTCTGATTGGCACGCTCCTAATCTTATTAGAGATATTATTAATGAATTTTCTGAAAGAATCTGGTTCATTGAATTTGTTGGTTTTAATAGATTTGATGCAGATGATCAGCATATTATTAATATATCAGAGGAAAGTCCTGTAATTGTTCCTGAATTTATCAATATTAGGAATCATAAGGACAAAGAAACAAATCGATTAGTTCCTAACATCTATATCGAACTTGTTTAAACATCCAATTAATAACCAATATAAAGGAGGTTTACTCTAATGAGACGTGAAAACGAAGTTGTAGAATCATATAAGAATCTCGCTGAGTCTCGTTCTCAGTTAGCACAGAGAGAAATCAATGCTGTTAACGAGAAAGTTGCTGTGAGAGAACAGTTCAACAATAAGTATCATACTATTATGGATATGAGAAATCGTAAGGCTTCTTCTAGAGCAGCTCTTATGGAAGCAGCTAGAAATGAAGCTTTTGGTACAGTTATCAAAGCTATCTATATCGGAGCTCTTGAAGCTTCTACCCTCACAGATGATGGTATCATTCTTGCAGAGAGTATGGTAGAAAACTGGATCAAAGAAAATGGTGGTGCATCTGCTATTCTTAGTAAAGTAGGAAACAAAACATATTTGCTTTCTAGAATTACTCAGATTGTAGAAGATGCTGCTGAAGCAGATGTAAAAGAAATCGAAGCAGAAGAACCTATTGAAGATTCTGATGAAAAAGAAAATTCAGGTTCAAAGAAGAAAGATGCTGCTATTGCAGCTGCTGCAGAGTTTCTTAAAACTGCAAGAAAGAAAGATGTACATGACTTTATGAGTCAGATCTTTACTGCTGCTAAAGAAGAGGAAGAGAGAAAATCTGAAGAGGCTGCAGAAAAGAGAGAAGAAAAGAAAGCTGCTGAAGAAGACGCAGACAATGAAAGCAAGGAAGAAGTAGAACTTCAGCTTCCTAAATCTGAAGATAAACCTGAAGAAGGTGAAGATAAAAAGGAAGAAGGAGAAGCTCCTGAAGAACCTGCTGGTGAAGAAAAATCTGAAGAAGATGAAAAGCAGAAAGAAGATGAAGATCCTTTGAAAGATACTACCTTTGAAGATGATCCTAAAGATGATGACAAGGATGACGATGACGAGGATGATGAAGACGATGATTCTGATGACGAGCCTTCTAAAGAAGATGTAGAGGATCATGTTGATGATGAACTTGGTGAACCGTTAGATGATGATGGTGTAGATCAGGATACTACTATTGATGGACATACTGGAAATGATGGTAAAATCTTCGATGAACTTAACAAAGAAGAAGATGTTCAGAAAGCAGTAGAAATCATTCGTTCTAGAATCGCAGATGCTGAGGAAACTTTCATCAGAAATAATGCTGAAGATAAGAAAAAGATTGATGAACTTCTTAACAAGATTTCTAACAATGTTAAGACTATTGAAGATCTTGACGGTAAAGATGAAACTAAAGCTAAGATTGCTGAAGAATCAGTTAGAATCTATAAGAGACATATCGACAGTATTAAAGAGCATCGTAATATGACAGTATTCGAAAAGATGTCTAGAAACCTTTCTAGAAGTATCATCAAAGATGAAGTTGTAAGAGAAAATTATATTACCGAATCCGGTACTCTTGATACAGATCTTATTGTAGAAGCTTCTAAGGTTATGTATGGTTTCTTAGAAACTGTTAATACTTTGCAGCTTGATAAAGTAGATTCTGCTTATATTAAGAAAGTATTAGATGGAATGAAATAATCAAAATACAAAACCCCTAAGGCAGCAATGCCTTAGGGGTTCTGCTTTGAGGTGATGTCAACTTTAGCTTTATCCAAAAGCTATGAGATCGGGTGTCCAATCCGACTCATTATATTTATGTTTGTTACAGGTTAATTTTAACCATGTTTCCAATCACAATATGATCACAATATGTAGCTGCAGGATTATTTAACATCGATCTAATCGCATCTTTATCTTCCGGTTCAAGATCAGGAATAGAATCGATATTATCTGATAAATAATATCCAATTCTTTTAAGAATTGAATCGCAAATTTTATTAACTTTCTCAAACGGTGTTCCATCTTCAAACTGAGCCTGGATGTAATAAGCATTTAGATCTAAAGACATAGATACAATACACCTATTTTTATCTTTAATCTCAAGAATTTTACTTCCAAGATCATTACTACTAAACGGCTCCTGATCATACAGTGCTCTAATTTTTTGCCTATATTCATAATATTTACTCATATCCATAGTTATTCAGTCTCCTATTCTGATATCATTTTATTTTCTATTATAGTGATTCTCACTTTAGCAATATCTCCATATTCTTTAGAAATCCATAATTTGTTTATTGCTGCATCATCAGGATAGGCTACTTCATTTAATGCGTCCAAACAAATTTTACCCATATTATCACAATCGGGTTTTTTAGTATGTGGAACTTTACCTTCTATCATTTCTTGACGTTTCTTTTTGGAAACAGAATTAGGAATAGAAAAAGTTCCTTCTATTTCAGCAGTTAAGTCACCCTCTAATTGGTAACTTCCATACATAGCATTATAAACTTTTCTTACTTTTTCTTCATATTGTTTCGTCTCTCTAGGAGTATATATTGTTATATATCTACCCTTCTTAGCTGCTCTCGGTCGCTGCTTAGCAAAAGGTTCTCCTGGTACATCTATCATTATAAAATTATGACCAATTAGAGACGGATCAAATGAAATTGGTACTATAATATTATTATAATCCATACTTTACCTCACTTTCTACCAAAAGTAAGTTTAGTAATTATTAAACCGTTACTTTTTTTGTTATTTTTTACTAAATCTAATGATATACAATAAAAGAGATACCCTTATAATAGGGTATCTCTTAAATCATTTTATATACTTCTGTACATTTTACCTATCAATTTTGTTACACCCTGATCAAACTTACGGAATACAGAGGAAGATGATCTTGATACATAGTTTTGTGACAAATAATATAACATTGTAATTCGTCTACCAACTTCCATCTGACCTATATTTAATCCAGCCATATTAGCTAAGAAATCCATATAAGCAGTATTATTTACAATATTCCTTGCAGACTGAATTGGATGTGTAATATCAAGTGTTGACATAGCAAGATGTTTATACATATCTTTGATCTCAATACTAATATCAATCTGTGTAGGTAAACCATCATCATTCCAACAACATTCAGCACCTTTTGTAACAGAAAGAGAACTAATGATTCCCATGTCAATATTAAACATTCCCTTACAATATGCCTTTACTAGGAAAGGAGCAGAATATCCATTAGGGTCACCAGAACTATCTGATATTGTTTGTCTTGGCATAACTAATGCAAGAATTTTACAATAAGGTTTCAAGACATTCAAAAAGATACTTAAATTATCATGATCAGGAGATCTAAGTTTGATATCTATTGTATAAGACTTATCAAAACTAGAGTTAGACCACATTTCAGGGAATATAATTTTTCCACCATTCAATAGTGTATTAACACCATTGTTTGAAATAGAACCTACAATACCACCAAATACATTTGTAAGTGCTCCAGACATACTTTCTGTAATACTACTTGTTATACTTGCACCAGAATTGACCAATTCAGCAGCAGCATTTCCTCTAGAACCGAACAAATATCGAATTTCTCTAGCAGTGTCCGAGAAACCATTAATCTGAGATGCTAGAGATGATTCAGTGGTATCATTTCCAAAACTTTCTGAAATGGAAGTTAATCCGTCTAAATAGAATACTACATTTTCTTGAGCGGAGAAGAAAGTCTTAAAATCACTATTCAATTCCTTTGACCAGTCAATAGTACCTATTCTTTTTGGTTCCTGATCTCCAATTTTAATTTTTGTATTGTATAAGCTATCTCCGTTATATTCAAGATATACAGAAAGAGCAGATAGCATTGTATTCAAATACTTATAGTATTCAACGTAGTTGAAGTCTATAGTATAATATCTTCCAGAAGAATTGAGAGTTTGTAAAGCGTCTCCAGAAAGATTTCCAAGAAGATTACCAACTACACTTCTTCTTTCAGTTCTAGTAAACTCGTCCATAAACAGTGGCTCACAAGGAGTCAAGAATAAAAGAGGTAATCTGGAGAATATCCTTTCACCATACTTTCTTCCAACATCAGTTGTTTCTGTTTCTGTAACAACTCTACGATCAACAGATTCCATAAACTGATAAGGTAAACCTTCTATACCATTAGTTCTGGTAGTCATAATCTTTGATATTGTCTGGTCTACATTAGATTCGTCATTACCAGTAATATAAGCTTCCAATTCTTCATCTGTTAGATAATTGCTTAATTGTGATGGCATAACTTGTTCCACCTTTCTCTTTATTTTTATTCATAAGTTGGAGATAGTTGTTACACTATCTCCAACTTACTTGTATTTTAACCCTTTGCAAGTTCTGCAAGAACACCTACAAGATTTGCGATACTTGAATCGATCTCAGGTTCAGGTGTTTGGTTATTCTTAGTCTTATCGACTTTGATAGGAGTTGGAGTATCATTCTTGATACCTGAATCTCCACCAGCCTGTACATAAGCCAGAAGTGCCTGGTAAATCTTACCTACAGGAGCAGTATTATTAGCAATATTCTGCAAGATCTGAGTAATAGAAGTGAGCAACTTAGTTACAAGTTCAGGACTTATACCACTATTAGATTTACTTGCATTCTTACTAATATTAGTAAGCATTGCTTGTGTTTGAGTAGTCATTACATCTGTGGTAGCTCCACCAGAGAAACTAGATACAGGAACTAATCTTCCGTTAGATAATCTTGCAGGCATATTATTTCTAGAACCAGGTCTAGCTTTCATTAATATACCAGAAGAACCACCAGACATATTTGCAAGGTCTTCATAGCTTACTAAGCCTGAACCTGCAGCAGATAATTTAGAATTATCAATAGAACCTACACCATTATTAGAAATAGCCCAGAACTGTTTAGCCTGACTAAATGCAGAATCTACATTCCAAACATTACCAGTTCTCTTTCTAGAAGCAGGGTCGTTAACATATACTCTATCACCCTTTAAGCCACTGAATACAATATAATGACCACCTTTGGTAAAATCACCAGGCATCATAGATCCGATTATAGGTACTCCATTATTCAGATATTCTTTAGCTTTTGCAGGAGAAGAGAATTGATCAGCCGTTAATCCTAATTCTTTAGCTGCAGCTGGGAAGAATGCCCAACTTGTACCTTGATTAGGAATTCTATGTCCATTATCTACAGACCAATCTGCTAATCTGTCAGGATCAGTGTTGATTCCATATGATTTAGCAACCATAGCCATAGATGTAGGACCACATCCAGATGACTTAATAGTTCCTTGTCCATAAGATTCAGTAGCCCAAGGAGCTTCACCTTGACCAAAGTAAGGGAAGTTATTTGCCATATCTCCTGTAGGAGCAGTTCCTGTAGCTATTAATGCTTTACTAGAACCAGTACTATTATTACCATATACTTGTCTTTCCTGATTATCAGATTTATCATTCTTATTGAAGACTTTTCCGAATGCATTAGAAAATGCAGTTCCTATATCTCCAACAACATTCCAGATATTACTGAATAATCCAGGATTATTAGAAGAATCAGAGCTAGATGTACTAGGATCACTTGTATAAGAAGCAGATCCGATAGACCCATCATAACTATAACTCTTTCCAGAATATAAATTGTAGTAAGCAGTAGCAGCATTTATTCTCTTCTCCATTGCTACAACTCCAGCACGCTCAAAAGCAGCTTCGAACAAGCAACAAGCAGTAGGAATATCTGTACATACTTTCCACTGTGCATAAGGCATAGCTTTACTGATATTAAGACCAGTCTTAGTAATATTGCTAGATGCAGTTTTACCAGATAATCTATTATCAATATCCTTGGACTGTAACTCATGGTGAATAAATCTTAACTGTATATCGAGATCTGTCCAAGCTTTATTATTACCTTTAGCATATTCGTAAAGATTTCTCCATCTACCAGACTGAGTATTATAGTTTTCCCACTGACAAATACCTGCAGCAGGTCCTTTGCCATTGTTTTGAATAGCTTTAGGATTCATTGCAGATTCAGCATACATGTTACCCATAATACCAGCAGTACATTCAGGAGAGTATCCCTTATTAATAAAGAATGCCCAAACTTGCTTAGCAATTTCTGTATCATATGAAGATCCGCCTGAGAAAATATTTCTTACTTTAGAGGATCTTCTAATAGAACTTCTTCTTCCAATTCCACTATTAGAACCAGCTACACCAAACTTAGCAGAATTCAAAATAGCAGGATTATAAGCTCTAGGTCCTCTAGCTTCGGGATCGTTAATAATAACATTTCCTCTTCTATCGATACCAGTAGCTAATACATAATGATTGTTAGGTCCAAAAGGAGAATATTCTTTAGAAGTATTATAAGGATCTCTACCAAGTAATACAACCTTCTCACCACTAGCAATAGAGTTATATAAATCAGCAGAAGAACCACCACTAATATATCTAGTATTGATTCCCTTAGAACCAAGCATTTGCTGGAAGTAATCAATAGATACACCGTTACCATTCTGATATCCAATAGAACCATTTACAGCATCATTAACAGAAATATTCTTACCAAGAGCTCTACCAGCCATAGCAGCTACAGCAGGACCGCAACCCTTAGCAGCAAAGTTCTGTCCAGATACTTTATAATTCTGATATCTAGGATCATATTGAGAAACAAATCCAGAACCAGATCCAGTTATCCATCCTGTTAAACCATCCCAAGCAGCTTCTCCCCATCCTTTGACAGTTTCTCCTGCTTTCTTGGCACCTTCTTTAACATTATTAACAACTTTCTTAGCTCCTTCTTTTACATCTTCTACTTTCTCAACTACAGCATCTTTAACACCAGACACTTTCTCAGTAACAGCATCTACAACTCCACCGACTTTATCTTTAATACCATCTACAACTCCACTGATTGCATCAAATACATTTCCGAGAAGTTTAGCAGCACTATAGAAAATCTTTTGGAATCCGAAAATAGCGTTAAAAATTCCCTTGAATACATTATTATCACTAAACTCTGTTGTATAGCCCATGATATCTCCAATAGAACTAGATTTATCTTGACTCATACCCTTGAGAGCTTCTTTTGCAGAATCTAATGTTCCAACGTCTGTCTTAAACGCATCTACTTTTTCACCAAACCATCCACCGATAGCTTGACCTGCTTTAGATAATAAAGCAAGAGGAACTTTACCAGCAGCGTTTACATAACCGTATACTTTACCTACAAATCCAAGAGGATTTTCGGCATCTTCTGATGTAGCTCCAGCTACATAGTCAAACATTCCAGTTATATCACCTGCTGTAGCTTTTGCAGTAATACTTTGATCCATCGTAGCCATAGTAGAGAAAGCAGTAACTACTTTATCTTTGACACTTGTCAACCATCCACCAATAGCTTTACCTGCCTTAGAAACTAAAGCAAGAGGAGTTTTCATAGCAGCATTTACATAGCCATACACCTTACCAACGAATCCAAGAGGATTATTGGCATCCTCTGAAGTAGAAGAAGATACATGGTTAAACATACCACCAATATCACCTGCTAAAGCATTTCTAGTGATACCAGAGTCTAATGCTACAAAAGCTTGACCCATGGTAATAACTTTATCTTTTGTTTCAACTAAGAATTTACCAATAGCTTTACCTGCCTTAGAAACTAAAGCAAGAGGAGTTCTTAAGGCTGCAGTAGTATATCCATATACTTTACCAATAAATCCAAGAGGATTATTGGCATCTTCTGAAGTAGAAGAAGATACATAGGAGAACATGTTAGATACGTCACCTTCTAACGCTTTCCTTGTAATACCTGTATCAAGGCTAATAAATGCCTTGCCCATGTTTACTACTTTATCCTTAATTTCAACAAAAGCTTTTCCAATTCTCTTACCTACAGCACCAACTATCATAGTTCCTAAACTTGCTACACGGCTAGTCATTGCGACCGCCTTAATAATACCATTATAGAAACCATTTTCACCTTGCTGTTCATACTTAGATACATTGAAGAAATCCTTCAAATCTGTATCTTCTTTACTGTATACAAGTGCTTTAGTGTCAGCAGCTACAGTAGCAGGAAGAGTAGCAATATATTTTCCACCTTCGATGATACCCTTAAAAGCATCTCCAGCTTTATCCATAATAGGTCTAATAACCTTATTGATTAAAGCTAAAGGTGTCATATTAATCTTGGTAAATAATAAAGGAATCTGTCCGATAATTTTACTAAATATACCAACATTTGCTTCCTCATCACTACCTTTACTGAAGTCACTTAAAGCAACTTTCCACATTTCACCAATCTCACCCTTATAAGCAAGAGCTTGAATTTCAGTGTTCTTTTGTGCAACTTCTCCAAAGACACCAGGTAAAAGATTTCCTAATACAGCACCTATACCAGAAGTAACTCCAGCAAGACCTCCATCTTTACCTTTGAATGCTTCTTTAAAGATATCAACGTTATTAGAGATTCCATCTTTGATAGCTCCTCCTAAACCTTTTTCTTTAATAGCAGTTACACCAGCATTCCATTTATCTTTAACATCGTTTACAGTAGATTTTGCAGCATTTCCGATTCTTTCTGTCCAAGTATAATCATGCAATACAGCCTTATTATACTCACCTACAGAATAGTTTGTACCGTTAGCAGCATTATACTCTGCAACTTTTGCTTCTGCTTCTTCTCTCTGTTTCATTAAACCTTCAGGTTCAATACCAAAGAATGGAGCAATATACTTACAGAATACATCTATTACTAAACTATCAGGAATTAACGAACCAACTACAGGAATTAAATTCTTTAATGCACGTAATAAACCTGCAATAATTTTCTGAGGAACTGTAGGTTCATCTATAATACCAAGTGTAGTTCTAGCATCCTCATAACCTGTTGTAAAGTCTACTACAATAAATGCAATTTTAGCCCATACAACAAAATTAGCAGCATTACTAAGTAATGATTTTGCTCCAGATGATGCAAGTTTAGTTGAAATCTTTTCAGCAAGTTCGAGACCCATATCATCAATCTTACCAGCAATACCTTTTAATGCAGGAATTTTGCCAAGCATACTTGTAAATTTAATACAAGCATCTAATATAGTATCTGTAATACTTGCCATAGCAGCAGCATCTCCACCAACAGCTTTAACAACTGTTCTACCAGCAGCACTTATAGTCTTTCCAATATTAGTATTTCCAAGAACTTTACTTGCAACAGAAGAAGTATTTGTTAAAACACCTCTAGCTGTATTTTCTTTCAATTTGTCACTAAAACTAGCAACATCGTTCTGTCTAACACCTATATTTCCAGATACAATATTACCATTAGCATCAGTATATTGTCCATCAGCAGTTTTTTGTACAACTTGACCAGTTTCTTTATCGTAATACTCTTCATTATCTTTTTTACCATAAGCACCACCAGTTGCAGCCTTAAAAGCATTATCAAAAACTCCTGCAAATCCAGCTGCTAATAATCCAGGTCCAATTAAATTTGTAAATATACTTTTTAAAGTAATACCACCAAATTTACCACCACCTTGACCACCGGTTATAAGATTAATTATATTTGGAATAAATCCGTCTGTATCATCAAATAAACCATTTACAAGTTGTTCTAGTAATCCAGGTCCTTTTTCTTCATCTCCACCAAGAAGTTTGTCTTTTAAACCACCAAACATACTTGATAGTCCGGACATAGCAGTAGCCATACCAGGAATAGAGTTTACAGAATTCATAAACTTATCCATAGCAGCTTTAGATTTCTTTGTTGTAGAATCATTTGTAGCAGCTACAGTTTCGCCCTGATTATTAGTAGTCATCTTATGAACGTTACCAAAAGCATCAACATGTGTAGTGATTTTTTCTTTGGCAGATTCCATTTTACCTTTGAGATAATCTCCGATTCCACCAACTTTTTCGATTACTTTATCAGCAAGCATATCTAAGAAAGTATTATCTCCAGAAATAGTGCCACCTTCAGCTTTGCCTCTAATAGCTTTTATTACATCACCTGCTCCTCTCTTGAGTCTTCCTCCAAGATAACTAGCTCTTGTAGCTGTTCTCTGAGCAGTATTTACAACATCAATTCCAGATGTAGGTCCATAATAATTGCTAGTATCAATATCAGGATTTGCAGCATTAAATCCTCTTATACCGATACCATATAAATCTTGAGCAGTATGAGCTACAGCTTTTACAGTATCAGACAAAGGAGTAACAACTTTTTCTTTTACAAAGTCAAATGTACCTACAACTGCATCTTTAATAGGTTCAGTTACAGTATCAATAACTTTTGTAGTTGTTTCGGCAATAGCATTCTTGGTATCTCTACCAAATTCCATAATATCTCTCTGACCTCTTGCTCCAGCAATAGCTTCTTCAGCAGATACTGCTCTGTCACCATGTACCCAGAAATGAGCATTACCTTCTTTGTCAATATTACCATCAAATCTACCTGCAGCATTACGCTTACCTGTAATATATTCAGTAAATAAAGAGATATTATTATTCATATCAGTTAACAATGTTACTACATTATCCTGATATTTTTCTTCTTTAGCATTTAAATCTGATCCATCTTCACCGAATCGTATTTTTTCATCATGCTCGATAGCTTTCAAATAATTTACAATATCAGCATTAGAACTTCCCTCTAAGTTAATACCAAACTTATCTTTAAGTAATGCAAGATTACCTTTAGTAACAGTTTTAGTATCTTTAGCTGCCTGTATTTCTTTATCAGATTTATTAAATGCTTTTCTAATAGCTTTCTGTTGATCTTCAGAATATCCTGTTATCAAATCTTCCAATCTAATCGTACTATTTGTGGATCCAGCTTCTTTGATAATTTTCTTAATAAGCTTCTTATCTGTAATACCTGCATCCATTAATTCAGAATACAATGTAGCTGTAGATTTGTCCTTTACTTTTTGGAAAGCAAGTTTAGGATCTCTAAGGTCAGTAAGCATATTCTTAAGCTGAGCAAGTTGTTCAGCGTCTGCTCCAGCAATAGCTCTATCCATATTTGCTGCAGATGAAATATCATCATCAGATCTCATTCCTAATCTTTCAGCAGCAGTAGCATTTCTACCAGCTTCAGCATTCCAAACATCATAACCTTCAGCTAAGTTTCTAGCTCTTCTATGACCAGCTAATCCCTGTACAAGGTCTCCAACTTTATTAGTTGCACCTTTAAGAGCTTTACCTGGCACACTTGCAGCCCAACCTATAGCTTTAGTTAATCCAGAAGCTTTACCGGTTTCATATTTATTCTGAGCTTTACTAATAAAGCTCATAATTTTACTACCAACTTTAGCTCCAGTCTTTCTCATCCATCCTTTAAGAGCATTTCCAGTATTATGAATTAAATCATCAAGACCTTTAATAATCTTTTCATGAATAATTCCTGCAAGACCTTTGTCATCTTTTCCATCACCAAAGAAATACTGATGGAATTTTTCTCCAGTTGACAAATATCCAATGGCAGAACCAACAATCAAATTGCCAGCTAAACCAAAAGGTCCAACTAATAAACCAGCAATTCCGCCAGCAGCAATATTGGGAGCAGCTTTCTTAATTTTGTCACGCAGTTCCTTATTAATTAAACCACCCTTACTTCTTTCACCATTTTCATCAAGTTTACCAAACAGTCTATCTTTAACAGCATCAGATTGTCCAGCAAATCCAATAGCAGAACCAGCAATTAATCCAATAATTGGAGATCCTAATAGAGCTCCACCTGCCAAACCAAGTCCAGCAGTTACACCAATATTAGGAAGTTTCTTCATTACAAAGTTTCCAAATTCTTTTTCATAATTACCATTTTCATCAACTTCACCAAAGAGCATCTTCTGAACTTTTTCAGATTTTGCTAATAATCCAACACCAGCACCTAAAGCAGCACCAGCTAAAGGACCCACAACAGCACCAGTTAACAAAGATACACCAAGTCCGCCGATAGCTCCAATACCCATAGCTCCTTTTTCATGACCCATCTCTTTAAAGATATCAGTCATTTTCATATTAATCTTCTTCTTATCTTCTTCCTGCTGTTTATCAGTACCAAATAAAGAAGCTTTAATGAAATCCATTAATCCTGAACCTAAAAGATTTACACCATCTTTTGCAGCTGTAATTGCCCCAGTATTATCATCAATAGCCTGAGTAGTTTGCTTAATCTTCCATTGTGCTAATCTTTTGGCATATTCGGATTTCTTAAGTCTAATTACAGTTCCATCAGGTTTAACAAATTTGTATATTTTTTCTCCTGTAATTGGATCTACATCTTCTACAAATTGTCCATCAGTATACGCTCCACCGACAGTACCACCTGTAGCAAATCCACCATAGAATTTATTGATTATTCTCTGCTCATTTCTAATCTGCTGTCTCTTGTTAGTTCTACCATGATAATATGGATTAAATTCGGAAGGAATTACTAATTCACCTTCAGATACAGCAATAAGACCAGTCTTCGTTATTCTACGACCCCGGGCATGAGCAGGTACTTCTTGAGTACCTGAAAATTGATTTGCCACTGCTTGAGCAATTTCTCTTTGTCCAGCAGCACGGTCTCTAGCACCAACATTACCCATGAAATTTCGAGCTTTATCTTTAACCTTAGTCTTAATTTTTGTCCACTCTTCTTTCATGGCAGCCTGCATACCAATTCCACCCTGACCATTTTCATCTCCAAAGACTTTTGTCCAAAGAGATTTCATATAATCAGAAATTTTATCAATAAGACCTTTTCGCTCTTTTGTTCCCCAGAACATGTTGTTTATTCCGAGAGTAAAGCTATTGATCATATCTGTCATAGCAGCAAATGGAGCTTGATACCAATCTTTTACTTTAGCAAGAGCTGAACCAAATCTTGATCTAACTCTAGGCTGACCATCTTCACTTGTTCCCTGAATAGGAGTGAATTCCTGACCATTAAAAGCCTGTTGAGCTCTCTTGACCATTTCTTCTCTTCTCTTTGCTTCAAGAATCTGATCATCTGACATTCCATAATATTTTGCTCTATCTTCAATACTTATATTACGATTTCTAGTTGTTGTAGAAGCAGCCTGTCTTTGCTGGCGATTATCCATATTAGATCTTTCTCCACCAGTCATTCTAGGTCTTCTTCTAGAATATCTACCAGTATCAGGATTAAAGTAGGTAGAAGCAGTTGCTCTTCTATCAGGTCTTACTCTATAAGAACCTCCAACTTGTCCCTGAAGTGCTCCGTAGATATTACCAGTCATCATATAAATACCACGAAGATAATAAGCCTGAGTCTTGCCGAAACTATCTGTCATTGTTGCAAATTGATTGATAGCATTTCCAGCAGGACCTCCATCAAATCCATGTGAAGCATATACAAGATTAGATGTACCTGCAGCTTCTCTTCTTCTCATAGTATTACCAAATTCATTTCTTCCTCTAGCAACACCTGCTACAAATCCTGTAGCTCTTCTTGCTTTTGTAGCATCTTTTGCTCCAACATAATCAATGATATATTTAGCAGATTCTCTGGTAATACCATACTTTCTTCTAAAATTAGCATCATTTATCATATGAGCAATTTCTACAAAATCATATCCATCAACAAAAGCTTGTAAAAAGAAACTTTCAACTTCATTTTCTAACTGAGCTTGTCTTTGAGCCGGTGCATTCTTCCTGATATCTGCAAGGATATCAGTTCTCATTTTTCCTCCAGCTCTAACAGCAGATACTCTCTTGTCATATTCATGATCAGCTTTTATTTGTTCAAGTTTTACAAACTTTCCTGTTTCGTAATCAAAGTACTTTTCTTCACCACCTAAAGCAGCGTAAATTTTAGCCAAATATGTAGGGATAACTTCCACTAAAGATTTTCTAGCAATACCATCCCAAGCAACCTGACCTTTTTCATAATTGGAAGTATCAAGCTTATCCTTGTAACCATCCTTGGGTAAGAACATTTCGCCTAAAAGATTAGCAACAGGATTGTTACTTCTTCTAGCTTTCATACCACCTCGGGCTAATCCGGCAATCAAACCATCTCTGAGAGTTTCGTTCATTATCTTCATAGCTTCTTTAGTCATTTTAGGAATCATTGCATCTACAACAGAAACAACAGTATTGGAAAGCATGTTTCCACCTTTTCTATTACCGATCCAATCTTCCTTTTTATCTTTTAAAGCTTCAGCTAATGTCTTATACTGATCCATATTGTCTTTTACCATTTTCATGTAAGCAACAAGATCAATATTACCATCAGAATCAATAAGGTTTTCCATACCTTTTACATTTTTTCTACTAATACCTCTAGGAGATCTATTAGCAGCTTCCTGCATCTTAACAAGTTTTTCAATATTAGTATCAATTCTATTCAAACTCTGCGTAGCATTAATATAAAAAATAGAAGAGTTCTTCATATGAGCATTTAATCCTTCACCCATACTAGCAATCCCATCAATACTATTATTTATACTAAGTAACACATTTGTTACTCTATCAAACCCGTTAGCTGTAAGACCATATAATGCTCTAGATTGAGCACCAAAAGATTTCACTATGTAATCTGCAGATTGTGCAGATGCATATCCAATAGATGTTGAAATGCTCTGAGCAGCTCCACCAAGTGAATCAGAAATTTTTCTGGTACTTGCTTCGTTTTGCTTCATTACATCCCTGGCAGTATCTGCTACAGCAGAAGCCGTAGTGTCATCTCCCCAATCTTCTTCTTTAGCGATCGTGCTAAGGTATCTTTCATCTTCAGTTTGACGTTCTTTATTATACCATTTACCACTAGCAAGATCTTCCAATATATAGGACATACCACCCTTATCTGAGTCAACTTCAGCCTGCTGCAATTGCATCTTTGCTTCTCTAGAGAGACGTTTAGCTTCAGTTACAGCATCTTTACTACTCTTATACAAATTTGTGAGGGTAGGATTATAATGCTCGAATACATCCATAGCAGCATAACCAAAAGATTTTCCCACATTTTTGAGATAAGTTTTTGACTTTGAATTAGTTGTAGCCATAATGGTTTATCCTCCTTTCAAATAGATTATTCATATGTGAATTGGGTTAAAAGAGGGGCAAGCACTGTATAATGCTTGCCCATTTTACATAAAATTAGAATGTGTCAGAGTATTGTACTATTGATAATCTGGATACATATCCAAGCATTCTACTTGTTTTAGTAGTAGATACAATATAAGGGTATTGAAATTTGTTTTCTTCTATACCATTAACATGTCCAGATATATACATAGTTGCTTCACTCTTTTCAATATAGCTTCCAGTACCATCAGGATTTTCATAGATTTTTCCGGTAACAATAACTTTTTCACCAATAGGAAGAATATTAAGTTTCTTAATATCATCTATTACAACCCATCCAAATACTCTAGCAGGAGAATCTACAGCATCTTCAATACGAGCAACTCTAACTCTACCATTAACAATAATATTGTCATAAATATAGATAGTTTTATTACATTTAAACGCTACCTCTTCAGCATTACAAGTTGTATAAATAGAAGTATTTTTCAATGTAAAAATATCACCAGGACTAATACCATATTGACCATCTCCACAAAGAATATTGAAATCATAATCTTTTTCGTCTATAACAACAGTTTCTGGATCAATTCCACAATCAAGACATCCAAAATCATAATCTCCAACAGCAGTTTCAGAACCAGGTATATTAAGATATCCAAAATTATATACACCGTTATCATCATCAGGTATATCTCTTGGAGGTTCATCTTTGTCTATAACTCTGAAACTATATCTATGCTGTCCAGTATATAGATTACATCCTTCTACAAGAATACCAACCAAAGTATATTCGCTATATTCTGTTCTAGATTCATGTGCAATAATATAATCAATTCCTACTATCAAAGCTTCTTTAGCTTGATATGATTCTAAATCAGCATATAGATTAAAAGCACCTTCTACTCTATATTCAGTATACTTTGAAGGGGTACCATATTCTGCAATACAATCAGATATATTTTCACCTTCGATAGTAAATTCTGTCTCTAAAGTACCAATATAGTTATTTGTACCATTAACTATAATTTTAGCAGTTCCAGGATATTTATTGTCTTTGTAAGTTACAGTATAATCTGATCCTTGCTTTAGTCCTTCTACTTGCACTGCAGGAGTAATATCTTTTCCAGTAAAATAATAACTTGTTTGTTCTATAGTTATCACTCTATTGGTTATATTTTGTCTCTGAATAATAAAAATTTCAGTTTTTGAATTTACATAAAGACCTATACCAGAGATAGTTACTTTGGCATTACCAGCATTGATATTATCTTTATATTCAACTTTATATTCTATATTTTCAGTTAGCAATTTATTACCATATTTAACAGTAACTTCAGGTCTATTAGCAAAACCAGAATAATATATAGTACCAGGAATATTTACCATAATGATACAATCATTGATATCTATATATTCAATATCAGAAACATTATACACCTTGGTTATTGTTCCGTTATAATTATTAATACCAGTAATTTTAATTGTAGCTTCTTTGTAAGATGTAGCAAAGTTGTTTGTATAACTGATAGTCAAACTATAATCTTCTCCAGCTACCAATTCTTCAGTTTCTGTATATAATCTAAGAGTATCAATTATATAAAATCCTTTACTATCTGTTTCAATATCAATAGTTACAGTAGACAATTCTCTTTTTGTAATAACCATATCAAAACTTCGTTCACCAGTATAATTTCCAATACCAGTAATAATAGTCTGATAATTACCAACTTCTATAAATTTACCTTTATAAGAAACTTTATAATCAGTTCCTTCTATTAAACCATTTCCGCAACTTATAATAGGATATAATGTTCCACCATAATAAACAGCACTATCTGGTTCTACTGTAAAATATATAGAATCTATATTACAAGGTAGTATTTCTATAGAATCTGTTATAGTTCCAGTGTAATTTCCAATACCTTGGAATGTAAGTGTTTTGGGTCCAACAGATACCATATCTTCTTCAGTAGATACTGTATAATCATTTCCCAAGCGTAATGAAGATGAAATACTTACATCTTTACTATCTCCATTATAAATAAACGTCTTAGGATAAATATCGAAATCGTCATAAGTTATCGATTTGGGAACAATTTTTGCTACAGTATTGACATTTCCTGTATAATTATTAATACCAGATATAATAATATCATATGTACCAACATTTATCATGTCTCCAATATATACAACAGAATAATCCTGTCCTTCAACTATTTTTTCTGATGTAGTAATTATAGGAGTTTGTTGCGATCCATTATAAATATTATCAGATATAGTAAATGATATATTGTTAATATCTTTTCTATTTATAGTAACAGAATAAGTTACACTTCCAATATAGTTTCCAATACCAGTAATATTAACTGTATATTGTCCTACATTGATAAAATCGCCTATATATTCTACATTGTAATCTGTATTTATACTGTAACCTTTCAAGCTTTTTACAATAGGTTTTTGTACAGATCCATTGTATGTTAAATTCGATGCTACATTAAAATCATCTTTGGAAATTTCTTTTCTGTCTATTGTTACAGGAAATGATATAGATCCAATATAATTATTTACACCTACAATATCAACTGTATATTCTCCTGCATTAATAAATGCACCATTATAAGAAACAGTATAATCATTATTTGCAATTAATCCGATATTATTTGTCACATCAGGTTTATGCATAGAACCATCATATATGAAATAATTTTGACTAATAGTAAAATTATTTTTAGAAATTTCTTTTCTATGTATTGTAACAGAAAATGTTATAGTACCCTCATAAGAATTTATACCTGTTACTATAACTTTATAATTTCCAGCATCTATAAATGTACCATTATAAGTTACTGTATAATCAGTATTTACAATCAGTCCACCTGTATTTGATACTTCGGGTTTATGTACATTACCATCATAAATAAAGTCGTTTTGGTCTATACTAAAACTTATACTATTGATATCAATCTTAGGATCTTCTGGATATTTTTCAACAAAGAATCCACCATTGATAGAGCCATAGTAATTTCCTTTACCATAAGCATTACAGATTGCTAATTTATAACCTTCATGATCTTTGTAACTAACTTCCAACGTATAATCTGTATTTTTTACAAGAGTCATACCAATACAAGTTAAACCTAATTGATCAATATTGATACAATTATCAGCATCTGTACTGTATACCCAAGAAGCTGTTCCAATATCTCTAGCTTTAATAGTAAATTCTACATTTTTCGTTCCAGTATACTTTCCAATACCAGTAATAGTAACAATACCAATACCAGCATTAATATTATTGGAATATTGAACTGTATAATCTACATTGATAGATAATGTTGTTCCATCATATACAACTGTAGGAGCAGGACAATTTATATTTCCATAATATTCAACTACAGGATTATCTAAAGTAACAGTAGCATTTATAATATCTTTATCATCTTCATCAGTATGACTTCTATCAGCTGCTACTACATAAACATTAGCATCAGCATCTGTAATACCAAAATAATTGAAAATACCTTGGGCAATTTCTCTAGCACATTCTACACAGAATTCATCGCTTTGTAATAAAGCAGATTCTCTAGAGTTAGTCATAAAAGCAGTTTCCATTAATACAGATGCTTGTGTTCCCATAGCAACACAGTTACACATTGCTAATTCTTGAGCTACAATACCTCTGTTTTTCTGAGTAGTATTTTTAATTAATTCATTCTGAATAGCTGTAGCTAAAGCTACTGAATCTCCAACTCTCGATGTATTAGAATGATAATGTGTAGATACACCTTCAGCACTATTGTAACTAGCTCCATCTCCATATGCATTGGCATGAATAGATACAGAAATATCTGCTCCAAATGCTTTAATCTGTGCCTGTCTTATAGCTAATTCTATATCTTCATCATCTGTGGGATTGTCATCATCCCAAGAAGTTTTGAATGTTTCAAATCCGTTCTTTACAAGAATCTGATTCAAATAGAAAGCCATATAAGTATCAGACCAATGTTCACGATATCCATCCGGATGTCTTTTTCCAGCAGTATTAGATCCATGTCCTGCATCAATAGCTACTTTTATTCCTCTTTGTTCAATAGGACTATCATATTTTGTAAGGTCCCATTTATCTATAACAGCCATTACGTTATCTACATAATTAATAGATGTAGCATATCCATCTGCTTTAATATTTTCAAGATATGTTCTAGGATCTGTTACACCTTTAAGATTATCATAATTTGCTATATTAGTAAACTGGAAATAACCTTCAACACCAGAATCCATATTATCAAATTTATACCAATCAGTAGTAATAGTAATATAACTACCATCAGCATTTTGTTCTGAACTTGTATCAGAAAAATATCCACTAGCACAAGTTACTCTATCACCTCTATATTTTAATCCAAAATAATTATGATATTGAGCTTTATTAGAGGTACCATATGCGGATTCTAAACATGCCTGAGCAATAATAGGAGAATGTACTAATATACCATAAGTTGGTGCATGTTTTTGTACAAAAACAGCTATCTGCTCTATAAATTGTATTCTTTCAGCATCAGTCATGTTACTATCCCCTTTCCTATTTATTTTTTTAATAAACAAAGTTATTCGGTATTATATCGATGTTTTTCAAATTAGCTCAAATATCAATCAAAAAATAAACCAGTGGGAGATAAAATCCCACTGGCTATTTTCAAATTACAATCCTTTACAGTAAACAACACGTCTTTTAACCTGATTAGATACATAATGATACTGATCAACATCATTTAATTTCTTGATAATTTCTTTGATAATTGAATCGGGTACAATATATTTCTTCTTAGGCGTATTATCTTCAATGTGTCGATTCTTCTGGCAAAATACTGACAGGTAAATAGTACCATATCTGTCCATAGATTTCTTAAATGGATAGAATGTAAGATCATTTTCTTTTCTTCCTTGATTCTTATTAACCATACTATTGATTGTATCAAATACAAATGTATAGCTAAAATCTCCATTTTCAGAATCAATTTTCAGAGTAGTTTTATTACCTGAATATTCCAAGGTAGGTTCTGTAGGTGCAGCTCCGTTAATGAAATTATATTCCTTATTGATTTCCATAATCACTTGTCTCAGCTGTTTTATAATACCATCTCTTAAAACAATACCATGTTCTTTGAAATCGGGATCAATATTGATCTCATCATAAGCATTATAAACAATATAACCAGACTTAATTAATGTGTTATAATAACCATCATCAATAATATATCTATCATCATTATGCTGCACAATAATCTGTCCATCAAACTGTCTAGAAATCTTTTTCTTGCTAATATTCAGAACAGAATCATCCAAAGTAAGAACCAATTGAAGATCTTTGTCATCATCATACCGATATACAATATCTCCAGTATTAGTGTCGAAAAGATAATTATCTTTTCCGTCAAGTTTAATAGTTTTAATCATATTTTCAACTTCTCCTTATTCCTTTAGGTATTAGATTTCGTAACAAATATATCCACCATATTCTATATTTACAACCTTAGCATTTGCATCAGGTTCCATTTCACAAATACGAGTGAGTAATCTGTCTAACAATTTCAATGCCTTCTCTTCTGAATTTACTCTAGACGGCTCAGAAGCGTCTCTAGAAATATATGTGTAAAAAGTAGTAAACTTATCCATATTTTTTGAAAATGGAAATACTTTAAGTCCTTCTTCTTTTCTACACTGATTAATATCCATTAAGTTACCATTGGTACAAATATGTATTGCACCAGTACAGTTTCTAAGATGGATTACAAATTCAGAGTTATACGATTCAGTATATGCAACACCAAATTCGTCACGATTTTCAATAAAAGCTAATTCAATAGCTGCTGCAATGCTATTCATAAGTTGATCATTTCTTTCATGACCATACTTCTTTTCACATCTGGTGGTATCTCCGTCCTCAAATACAATATAGCCGAACTTCGAAGCTTTATATTCAGTCTTTTCTTTTACACTGATTATTGTTTGTGTATCTTTATCAATAATCTTATAAACTCCATGTACTTTATAGATTTTATCCAATGGATACATTTTGTCGTTGACTGAAATATAATAATCAATTTTGGACTCGATTCCTGTAACTGTTTTTGCAACAGTTTTTGCTACTTCAAGATTGTCAAACAATCTAATTTTGTTTTCTTTGGTTACTATAAAACGATGTTTCTTTGTGTTTTTATAAGTAACCTTAACTGCTATACCTGTGGTTCTACCATCTAAATAATATATCATATCATCTCTCCTGTTCATATAATCTGGATAAACCAGTCATTTGTATCACCAGTAACATATTTAAAGCCTCCTTAAATTTATTTATAAAGATTTCGGTGATTAAATCTTTATATTTCAATATTATAATATATAATTGAAATAAAAGTCTCTAAATTTTAAAGTTACTTAGAGTATTACAGCAAAGTTTTTATACCATTAATTTTTCATTATAGTATCAAGAATTATCGAACATCTATAAGCTGAGAACACCTATATAATCAAAATTCAAGGAGGTTATCGACATGATTTTCATTGATAAGATGAAAAATTTTAAAATCTATCGAACGAAAACTTTCTTACCAACTGTAAATGGAGATAAGAAAAAGGGGTCTGCTATTCTGTTGATGACTCCTAACTATGAGTCTTCTAGAAAGTTGATGAACAGTGAGTTGTTTGTAAATAGTAGAAGATTTTCTGGATATTATCTTGAGAAAGATGTATCATATTATATCGATAAGAAACATATTGAAGAGGTAGAAGAATCTTCTATTATTCAGGAACAGATTGAATTGCAATCTTGCTTAGAAACTAAGAGATCTGATTTGAAAGATGAAGATTTTGGTATTCCTAGTTTGAGAAAGTATCCTTTAGATACAGAGAAACATGTAAGATCTGCTATCAAATTTTTCAATTATGTGGATTCTGAACACGAAGAAGAATTAGCTGAAAATATTATTAGTGCTATTAAAAAATTTGGTATTGATGATATTAAATATTCTGAAAGAAATCGTTTCTTCCAATATTACAAAGATTTTATTAAGGAATCTATAGATGGTATACCTAAGTATCATACTATGTATGGACAGCTTGATTTAATATATTCTATGTGGCAAAATGGTACTATTTCTGAAGATAGGGCAAGAGAAACTATTTTTGCTATGAGAGGAAGAAATCTTGCAAATAAAGAAGAAGAAACTCCTGATGATGTACCTACACCTGAAGAATATTTTTCTAATAAAGGATCTTTAGAAACAAATCTAAAGAAATATATTGCAGAATCTACAGAAGCTGTAGATTATATTCTTGAAAGAAAGAACGATAAGGGTGAAGAAGTACCAGAAATTTGTCCTGTATGTGGAAATAAAGTTGGAGTATTTATTAAAGGTGAACCTGTTTTCTTATGTACTAAGAAAGATTGTGCTAAGTTCTTTGGTGTAGTTCCTTTTACTGAACAGGAAACTATGAAGACAGAAGATTTCATGAAATATATTCATGAAAGTACTCTTAATACTGGAGACAAAATTATGTTTGTCAATGAGGCTACAAATAATAATTCTCAAATGAAGAGAATATTATATTCTTCCAGATTAAGATATAGAAAAGATGTTTTAATGCTTCTTGATACTGTAAAGAAAGATAATCCTTTTATTCAATATGCTTTTCCTGAGATTGAGAAATACCAGAAAAAGAATATATTTGTTGATTTGTATTATTATAATTCAGTATTCTTTCAGAATAATACATGGACTTTGAAGAAAGGATTTAATCTTTATCTTGACTTTGTAGAAAGATTAATTAATCATCCTAATCTTAAGAAAAGTGGATATAATACAAAAACTATCTTTATTCCTGTAAAAGATTGGGATAAGTTAAGAAATGGATCTGTGTGGAATTATAAGCAGTCTTTAAATCCTATTTCTTGTATATATCAGCTTATGTTTACGAATGCAGTAACACAGCTTAAGAATACCTTTGGTAAACTTAATATTATCTTTGTTGGAGATAATGAGTACTTTAAGATCAATTTCTCAGAAATTGATGCCAAAGAAATCAAGAAACTTTCTGTAAAATTGAGACTCTTTGTTACAAAGATTTGTATGAATGAAGAATTTAGTGATGAAGATGTAGATACATCTGCAGATGTGAAAGAAGATCCTGAAGTTATCTCTGCAAAACTTGTTGATAAGATCGAAAATGTTAAAGGTATTGACTTAACTGCTAAGGTAGCTAATGCTATTGAAATTAAGAAACAGTGTGTTGGTGATGATAAGGATTCTATCAAAAAAGCTAATGAGCTCAAGAAAAATAGAAAGAATTCTATGACTGGTCAATCTGATAGCCTGTCTTCTCAGAAAGTAACACAAACAATCAATAAGCAGAATATAATTGCTGATGATGAAATTGAAGATACAACAGAAGAAGAAGCAGAAGATGTTAGAAAAGCAAAAGAACTTGAAAGATTAGCTCAAGCTGTAGCTGATGCTTCCGAAACAGCAGAGGATGAAGAGGATGCTATGGACAAATTAGATCAGGATGAGATTAAGAGAATTCTTGCTGATCTTGGTACTGATGATGAAGTTAATATTTCTGCTGCTAGATCTTCTAGAATGTCAGAACTAGATAAAAAATTATTAGATAAATCTGTAAAAGGTAAAACTGTTAAAGAAATCCTTGAAGATGAATCTGATAAGAAAGAAGAAAAAACTACAGTTGATGTAGCATCTCCGAATAAAGAAGAATGGAAGGATTTATCATATATTAATTTCGATAAGAATTATAATATTGATAAAGATATTATTAATATTTTCCGTTTCTTCAACAACTGTACTAGACCTATTGTTGTTAGAGATCTTAAAGTCGAAGATACTTCTACTTCAGAAGATAGAGTTATGACTTATGATGTGGATATGGAAGACTATAGAGGAAAGAGATATAGAATCAAGTTAGATATTCCTATTATGGAAGATAATAGATTCTTACTTCGTGGTAACAGTAAGTCTATTCAAACACAGTTCTTTAATATGCCTATTATTAAGACAGATTTGGGAACTTGTCAGTTGATTTCTAACTATAATAAGATTTTCTTATATAGATTTAATGATTCTGCCGGTAGAACATTACCTGCTGTATCTAAGTTATTAAAAGCTGCTAAGAAATATACTGGTAGAAAGATTAAGTTTATTACTGGTAATAATACAAAAGTTTGTGCTAAGTATAACTTGCCTGTAGATTATATCGATTTGGCTGGATCTCTTAGTAGAATTGAAACTGAGGATTGGATTGTATATTTCAATCAGGATGAATTAAGAAAGAAATATAAAGTAGAATCAGGAAAAGGTTTCCCATTTGCTTATAATAAGAAACTTGATGCTGTTGAATATTTCCCTCCTGATATTGTTGATACATTCGTCAATATGCTTTGTTTAAATATTTTCAAAGTAGACGAAGAATTTAAAAAGTTATTTGATGTTCAAACTAGACCTAGAGTATCTGCTTATTCTAGAGCTTCTATTATGAGTGAAAAGATTCCTCTTATTTTGATTTGTGCTTATTATATTGGTCTGGAACCTGTAATGAAGAGAGCCGGTATCAACTATGAAATTGTAAAAGATCTTTCTAAAGAAATTAAGAATGATGTAAACAAAGACTGGATTGAATTTAATGATGGATATATTGTCTATGATTTGAATTATGAAACTGGTTTACTTATGAACGGTCTCAAGGTATGTAATACAGAGATGTATAATATTAATGAGATTAATAATAAGGGTATGTATACAGAATTCATGGATGATTATGGCGGAAGAATGAAACTTGATGGTTTGGATAACTTCTATAACCTGTTTGTAGATCCTATGATTAAAGAATCTCTTGAGTATTACAATCTTCCTACAAACTTTATTGATATTTTGTTATACGGAAATTCTATGTTGAACGATAACAAGTATATCAAGCACACTGATACTTCTTCAAGAAGATTGAGAAGATACCAGTTAATTTCTGTATATGCTTATAAAGCATTGGCAGATGCTTATGCTGTATATTCTAACCAGTTAAAACATGCAATGAAATTTGCTAGTTTTTCAGTAAAACAATCTGCTGTTATAGATGCTTTCTTATCAGATACTATTACATCTGATGATTCATGTATTAATGCTCTGAGAGATGTAGAAACAACTAATTCTATTACAACTAAGGGTCCTTCTGGTATGAATGCAGATAGAGCTTACTCTCTTGACAAACGTTCTTACAATGATTCCATGTTAAATGTATTAGGTATGTCTACAGGTTTTGCTGGTAATGTTGGTATTACAAGACAGTCTACAATGAATGCTAATATAACTGCAGAAGGTTATGTAAAGCAATCTAAAAAAGAAAATATGAATGATGCTAATACTTTAACTGCTACAGAAGCAATGATTCCTTTCGGATCAACACATGATGATCCTATGAGAACTGCTATGTCATTTATTCAGACTTCTAAACATATGGTTAGAACAGAAGATTCTGATCCTCTGTTAGTTACTAATGGTTCTGATGAAGTTATGCCTTATATGACTACAGATAAATTTGCTTTTAAAGCTAAGAAAGATGGTATTATCAAAGAATATGTGCAGGATGAATATATGCTTGTAGAGTATATAGATGGTACTAAAGATTATATTAATCTTTCTGAAACTACTGAAAAGAACTCTGATGGTGGATACTTTGTTCCTCTTAAGTTAGATGCTATGGATGGAGCTAAAGTTAACTTGAAGTTTAAAAAGGATTGTATTCTTGCTTATGACAAGTATAGTTTCTCTAATAAGTTAGGTGAATCAAACAATCTAGCTTATAACATTGGAAAACTTGCTAAGATTGCTATTCTTAATACTGATGAAGGATTTGAAGATTCAGGTATTATATCTGATTCTATGGCGAAGAAACTTGCTACCAGAATTATCGTTAAATTCGCTGCTGTTGTGGATAAAGATTCCAAAGTATTCAGTATTGGAAAAATAGGTGATCATGTTGAAGCTTCAGATACAATTCTCATGTGGGAAACTGCAGTTGATGATGAAGATGCATCAGAATTAATGGATGCTTTAACTGATGGTGATATTTCAGATATTGGAAAAAGAAAACTTAAATCTGAAGTTACTGGTACTCTTGTTGATATCAAGATGTTTAGAACCATCGAATATGATGATATGTCTGAATCATTAAGAAAAATCGTTGAAGACTATGAAAGACCTATAAAGAAAAGAGCAAAGATTATCAAAGATAATGGACTTTCAATGTCTAAGGTTCCTGCTCATTATGCTTTGCCTCCTACAGGTAAACTTAAGAGAGCACAAGAAGCAGTATTGATTGAATTCTATGTAGAATATCTTGATACTGTTGGTGTAGGTGATAAGATTGTTTATAACTCAGCAAATAAAGCTGTAGAGAAAAATATCTTCCCTATCGGTCAGGAACCTTACACTGAGTTTAGACCTAATGAAAAGATTGATGCTTTTGTAGGTGATTCATCTATCTCTAAACGACTTGTTACAAGTACATTTATATATGGTAGCTTACAGAAACTTATGATCGAACTCGATCGTTCTGTAAAAGATATCATGGGAATTCCTTGGGATGATACTACAGTATAAAAAATAAAAAAGAAACCGGTGGGGTCATAACTCCCACCGGTTCTCTTATTTGTAAAATTTTAATCCTCATTAGGGAGGATAGGCTTTTGACCTTCTTTCTTTTTAATATATTTTCTTATAGAGCAGATAATAACAACTGCTACTAATAATGCAATTATAAAAGGTCCAGCTGCTGCAAATAGAGCCATCTCAATTCCAGCCAAGAAAATACAAGCTGCGAATTCTTTGAAGATGCCGGCTCCAAAATTAAAATACACCACATCAAACATCTTGTGGTACAAAATCCAATTGGCTATAACCAATACTATAAATATAATCGCCATTTTTATTACCTCCATAATGAGAAAATGCAACTACCTTAGATAAGGTAGTTGCATCCAATTAATGCTGCACTTTCATTACTCTTCTCTTCAGAAGATTCCTTTACAGCTGATGCTTTTCCGGATCTGTCAACTGCTTCAATTGCAAGACCTGCACCTGCTCCAATTAATCCAGCTTCAAGAACACAAGCAACCGGCTTAATGATATTCATAGTCTTTTCGAACTTCTGAATCTTTTCAGCTTTCTCTTCATCTGTCTTGCAATCCTTTAAATCCGGATGTGCATACATATCGATACATGTATTTGTTGCATAATTTGCAGCTGTAACTGCTAATGTTTCTACTACAATAATTCCTGCCTGTGCTAATAACTTTCCTACCATATTCTTGTCCTCCAAAAATTTAATATTTATCCCAACCCGGGATCTTAGTTAATTTGTTCCGTATTCAGTTTATAAGTAGCTGGTTAATTATTTTCCAGCTTTTGCTTTGCTACCTTTTGTAGTAGCTTTAGTTGTTGTAGGGGCTTTCTGCTCTTCAGCTTTACTTTCTTCCTGTTTATCTTCCTTATTTACAGGGACCTGATCAACTACAGTAAACTGAGGGATAGTTGTTTCCTCAGTATTTCCAACTATAGTTTGAGAAGATTCTGCAACATTCTGCTGATCTTCATTAATTGTTTGCATAGATACAGGATTTCCTTCTCCATCAACTTCTACAGCTTTACCATCTACAACAGTAGCGTCAATAATAGGCTGTTCAGAACTCTTAAGTTCTTCTGCAACTTCTTCATCTGTTACCTCATGAATCTGCTGTTCTACTTCTTCCACAACATCTTCATCAATAACTTCTTCAGCATTCTTACAACATTTAGCCTTTATCTCGTCAACCATTTTCTTGGTTTCTTTGCTGATATCGTCAGCTACTTTGCGTACTGTATAAAAAGGTACAGGTACCTCCTTATATTTGTTTGCTTCCTTATCCAGGTTATATAAATAATTACCTGCTACAAAACCTGCTGTTGCTCCCATAGTTGCTAATGCTACACTCTTCATACTCATATTTTTGTCCTCCTTATAATATTATTTTTCTTAAATAAGAGTATCATTTGTTCCCTCAAGGGAAATTAATAGTTACTATATTTACCATATGAAATTGTAATTTGGAAACTTAAATCTTATAATTGTTTCCAATTGTAAAACCATTGCAAGTACCTGAAAATTCTGACTTATCAATTGCTTTACAAGCTGCAGTATCTGCAAATGCTGAAGCGATTGCTCCAACTGCATTACATAACCCATTGATACAAGTAGCTTCCCAATTGTACCAATTGATTTCTTCTTGCATCTCTTCAGTAAACTGACCGGTAGCCTGAGCATGATTCCATGCTTCTTCTCCAAATTTCTTTGTCATGTATTTGTCCATACTTTTACGAACTTCAGGCATTACCACCTGGCTTACTCCATAACCAAGTAATGTACCACCTACATAACAAGCTACTTTTGCTCCAATTTTACAACCTGTTTTTACACCTGCTGATAACGCAGCTTCTGCTAATACATTCATCATTTTTCTTTCCTCCATTTTCTTAATTATTTTTTGATGACGAATTGATCCGTTTTATTCCTCGGATCTTAGGAAAAATGTTCAACCAACCTATCAAAAGCATAAGAAGGTTGTTCGTCTAATGCATAACATGCTAGACAGAATCCTGCTGTAATTCCAACAGATAATATAATTATTCCTTTCATGCTTTCACCTCCTTTTCTTTTGATAGAAATAACTATATCTCTTTATTCACTATTATATTATATAACCGAAATTCTTGACTTTTACATTTTTCGATTACCTAATATTTCTAGTAAAATCTATAATATTTATATATCAAAATATATAGATTAAATATTAGATAAAATCCCAACTTTTAATTGATATCTATCTTCTATTCATAATTATAGTATATTATTGAAAAACTCAACTTTTACATTTTTAGAAATAAAAGAAAAATAACCCCTATAGGCTATAAACCTATAGGGGACAAATCTCAAAAAATAAACTATATTAAGAAAAAATTCGTACAAAGTACGGGTCTATTATTATGGCGGGCACTTATATTAGGGGAGGGGTGGCGTCCCGCCAGGGAGGGGAGGAACTCCCCTCCCGAGAGGGTATTCTCTATCACATTGTTTATAAGCAAAAAGTTTTTTAATTTTAACTTTTTGCTTACCTAAAATTCTAATATTTTAAATAGAATTTAAACTAATACTTTATCTTTTATAAAAATATAGTTAATATAAAATAGACCCTTTTATTCCTACTCTCTCCCTGCCCCCGCCCCTCTATTCTACTGAACTGTTCTGGTTGTATTAATTTATTATTTTCCAAGTAAAAAATCAGGTTTTAATAAAGTTCCAATATTAGTTGCAGTAATTTCAGATAATTGTTCTCTAGGTATATCCATACCCTGTATACATATTTCATATATACAATTTGCAAATTCTGGAATTGAATTAGATATCTCAAAAGATAATACAGAAACTAATGATTCAGAAATATGTTCATATATCTTAAAAATATTTTTTCTTTTAATTGACAATGTATGAGATAATTGATACGAATTATATTCTGCAAATATTTCTGGTTCAATTATATCAGTATCTATAACAAAAATATATGATTTTCCAACAGAATCTTTACATGATAAAGAAACAGACATATTATCAGAATTTGTATATATAAAATTATAAATATTATCAAGAAGTATATACATTTCACAATCAGAAAGCTGAATAACTTTTATAATAGAACCTAAAATATTCTTAAAAATCATAGTATATAAATATCTATCTTCTTCATCAGTTTTAGCAAATGAAAATACCCTATTAACCTTTTCTTTTTGAAATTCTATTATAATATCTTGATTCTGAGATCTAAAAACTACAGGTTCTTTCATATTATAACTCCCCCTCTATAAATTCCTTTATAACCTGATTATTCAGTTCATCTAAATATGGAATATCTTCTAAAACTAAATATATATTATATATCATAACATCAAGAAATGAATATGTCATAGGAAGAAAAATTCTTAATGAATTTTGATCCATTTTATTAGAAAATATACATATAGAGCACATAATATCATCATCAGTTGGATAATCCATAGGGAATGTAGTAATATTTGTTGTCGATAAATACCAAAAATAATTATTCAAATCGCCAGTAGAATTAAATTCTATAACTGAAGATAATTCTATTCCTTCTGTATCTCCAACGACCATAATATTTGTTCCAAGTTCTGATAATTTTTGTATGCATAAATATAATTCTTTTTCAGTACAATTAATTTTTAAAACAAGAAGATTTATACTATTATAGAATTCTATTGTACAATTATATTGCCCAAATTGAGATTGAGTGAAAAATTTCTTTTGTTTTGTAAGTCTAATTTTATACTCGTTGTTTTCTGAAGAAAAAATAACTTCATTCATATTATAATATCCTTTCTGTATAATATTAATATAGTATCATCTTTATATCTTAATTATAATATATAATTATATTGAATAATGTTAAAAATATCTTGAAAATACACTTAATTAAAACTTTATCGTAGAGAGTTATTAAAAATATGATAATTGTATATATTATAAATTATATATCATTATAATTAAACGATAATTGATATCTATATAAAAGTTTAAATGTAAAATAAAAAGGAGGATACTGATAATGATTGATCCTGATGGAATACAAATACAAGAAAGTAATCTACCAAATAAAATTATAATTGCAAATGCAGAAATACCGGTATGTGATTTTGAATGTTATTGTCTAGAAGATGAAAAAAGTTATAAGCATTATATAGATGATATAGAAAAGTCTGTAAGAAGAAGTTTTGAATATAGAAGATTTATAGCATATATAAGAGATTATATGCAAATGAATCAATGTGCTTTTATTCAAGGAGTAGATAATACTGAAACTTTTGATATTAAGATTGAAATTCATCATTATCCTTTTTCTCTTCACGATATAACTGAAATAGTTGTAAATAAGAGAAAATATTATAATGAATCACTTGAAGTTCAAATGGTAGCAAAAGAAGTTATGATTGCTCATTATAAATTAATAATTGGACTTATATCATTATCTGAAACTGTACATCAAGTATCTCATGCTAGTAGATTATTTATTCCTGCCGACAAAGTATTAGGAAGATATAATGTATTTGTTCAATATTATGAGCCTTTTATAGAACCTGGTTTATTAGAAATATTAGATAGGATAGAAAAGTATACTGAAGAAAAACAAAGTAGAATTCTTAATACTACTATATTAGATGAAAATAGAGTAACTTATCAAATCACTGATCAAAACTATATGCTTCCTGATATGTCTGGTATTAATACTGCTATGATTGAACAAATGAATGAGATAAGAAATAATAATTATATTCTTCCTAGTATAGAAGATAAAAATTCTACACCAATAGTTCAAAAGAAAGAAGTAATTTGTCCTATTTCGTTTGATCCTAGTTTAATAAAACGGTAAAAATCCGGTGGAGTTTATCACTCCACCGGACTTATTATTCTACTTATACAATTTATGAACAATTTTCCATTTGATAGTATCTTCAAGCTCAATACCTAAGATTTTTCTCATATAATTAACATTGTTAACTGTCTGAGACCAGCTCTTAGCAAGATAGTTATACATAGGATTGAGAATTCTGTTAGAAAGTTCAACAGTTTTATCTCTGTCAATTTCTTTAAGCTTTAACCAAGCTGCATTGAGCTTATCTGTCTTAGGTGTATCATTGTTGAAAGCTTCGAACTTAAACCAATCTCTGATAATATCACCATAAAGTGTTCCAAGAATCTTATCAAATTTCTCATCAATAATTTTCTTTTCAGCCATAGTAATCTTAGAGTATCTATTATTGAAACTCTTACCGATTCTATTAAATTTAACAAACTTCTGATAATATTCCTTATAAAGATCCTGATTATATTTCTTATTTCCAGCATCAAATCTGTTAAGACAATTAGAAATACATTTATCGATATCCTCTTTATTCTTAGCACTCTTAGCTGAAGTTTCAAGAATATTAAGAATATCGTCTGCAATATCAAAATCTGCATCTAATAAATCTACAAGATGAGCAACAAATTTGTCCATTTCTTTAAGCAGAGCGATATATTCTGCATTTTTAACCGGATCTCCATCAAATTTAGTATTACCAAGTAAAGCAATACCTTCTTCTACAAATTCTTCTTCATCTGCTTCATTAAAGATGTTGAAAATCTTCTTAACCAGAAATCTTTGAGTAGATTCTGATAAATTAGAATCTTTGATACTTGTAATCACTTCATTCATTTCAACAATAGAACATGAACCTTTAGTAACAATATCATTGATTCTTGATCTAATAGCCTGAGCATCTTCTGATAAAGCATAATCACCAAATGATTCAGAAATATTAGAAATCTGTTTCTGTTCAAGCATAGCACGAACAGATTCACTTACATATGCATTCATGAGAATACCTCCATTTATTTTAATTTCTTTGTCTTCTTTTTATCCTCTTCAAATAATCTATCAAGAGATTGTTCGATTTTATCTTCAATCTCATCTGATACTGCAGTAGGACAATTTTTGTTAACGTAATCATGATAAGCATTTTTAGCATTTTCATCCTTAGACAATAATTTTGATGTCTTAGTAATCTTTGCTAATAAACTTCTTAATTGATCTAACTGATCATACATAATAACCTTGAAACGAGGATCAATATCATCTTTAGCTACTTCCCTTTCAAGTAACTTAATTTCTTCATTAATTCTCTGTATAAGATGAGGATGACAATCGTAATCACAAATATCTTTAACAGCATCATCAAAGTCTCTACTAGCATCAGCTACTCTACCACCAGCTGCTTCCAATTTCTTAGCAGCTTCTGATTTATGATAAGTAAGTTTTGATAATGCAGAAGAAATCTCTACAGCATATCCATATATACCTGCAAATTTATCTGCAATAACTTCATTTTGTCTTTCTAATCCTTCTCTAGCAGCTTTTTTAGCCACTTCTCCAGCTCTACGTTTAGCATCTCTGTAAACTTTTCCGCCACGTTTTCTTGCTCTTATTTCAGCTTTATATGACTGATAATCTTTCCATTTAGCACCAAGACCTGTTAAAATACCTCTTAATTTAGAAGTCTTTTTAGGTTTTGATTCTCTTTCTACTCTTGTACTATTATTATATTCTTTTAAGAGCTGTTTAGCTTTAATATAGTAAGGTAGTGCAAGTAAGAAACCTATTACTGTAGCATAACTAGAAAGATATTTCTCATATTCTATCATCTGTTTCTTATTAGCAATATTAATTTCTCCATATAAAGCATCTGCAAAATTATGACCAATTTCATGTAATATGATAGCTACCAATTCAGAGTCTGTAAGATTTTCATCAATAAGCATACCATAAGATATATTGATAATAATACAAAGACCATTATCTTCTTTCCAACGAAAACCTTCAGACATAGTTCCTGATACTAAACTAGGAAGATCTGTATAGTGAGCAATATCAAAGTTATTAGCAATAACCATTGTATATGCATTATGCTCTTTTGTAGGATCAATCTTTAAAGCAAAAAGATACATTCCGAATTGCTTCTCAAAAAGTCGATTAATTCTGATAATGCTAGGATGCTGACTTATATTAGAATAGAAATCTAATTTTTCAGAACGCATCTTATTAAATTCTCTTTCTATATCCAACAGTGTCTGAGACTTACCAACGTAAGCTTCATTCATAACAATATCATTTCGACGAGAAGCAATCAAATCTTCTACATATAAAATAGACATAATTACTCTCCTTCCGACTAATTAAATTAGTCACTGATATTAATATAAAGTTCGAAAAATCGCTATATATAAAACAAAATAAAAACTCTAGTAGACGATAAAGTCTACTAGTAAATGTAAAACTTTATAAGCAATGTTTTTATAAAAAATAAAATATTAGCTCTAGCAGAGTGACAACGGTGGAAATCACTCTGCTAAAACTGTTTGCACTATTATGGTATTTTATTTAATTTTTGTCAATGGAATTTGTATACATCAGCCGGGGAGCCTTAGCACAAATTTTCATGAGTACTATCCACCGTTATATTTATGTATCAAGGTAGATTGAAACTTACTCTTCAAATTCTACCAAAATACCACCGTTATTGAAATAACTAATATTAGTACAATCTATCTTTATATTAGCTCTTTCTTCCTGGTCAATATCCATAAAATCTAAATACTTTTGTACATCCTCTTCAGTATTAAAAACTGCAGGTTCTTTCTTATCACCAATTGATTCCATAACAATAGAATCACTAGGACCATTGATAGGTCTGATAACAAATTTGTCTACAATTGCTCCATGAATTTCTGTTTTTACCATAGTCATTATAAAGTATCCTCCTTAAATGGTTTATTAAGATCAAGATTACCTTTTATATATTCTCTATAAATTTCATTATAAAGTCTAAACATGAAAGGTAATTTGTTATCTTTGATATACTTGAGTATCATTTCTTTTTCTTCATTAGCTAATTCTCTACCATTAATAATAACTTTCATCTCCATAATTTCTTTTATTTCGATTTGTCTAAAACTAAGTTTACGAAGATATGAATTAAGAACATTATACACATCTGGTTGTAGATTCTTGATTACATTATTTTTATAATTTAAAAAATTAGCAATAGTACCAGGATTATAAATATTAAAGAATTCTAATAATGATAATTTATATTTGGATTTAATAATAGCATCCTTAAGCTTTCTTCCTGTTGCTGATAAAATAGCATATCTAGTTCTATGAGTAGTATCAGTCTTTTCTATATATCTTACATGCAAATCAGGATCAAACTCTTTTACAAGTTCCACATCATTATGGTAATTTCTATCAGGATATTTATCATTATAGAAATATTTTACAGCATCATATTCTTCAGAATTAACAAATTCTTCAATTACTTTTATAGCATCTGTAGATTTTATCTGTTTATTTTTAGTTTTATTGATTTCTGCATACATTTCTCTTAATCCTGTTTCTCTTATATATCTAGAATATTCTTCTCTAAATCTATTTTCTTGACGATATATACTAACTGGACATTTTGCAATAAAAGGAATAGTATTAATATACCTTAAATCTTCTTTGATCTTATTCATCATATTATCAAATAATTCCATTTTTACATCGCCGTATTTATTGAGGAAACATGCAGCTAATCCCTTTGGATCATTATTACAAATAAATATATACCAAATTTTATTTTCTTTTGATAAAAATTTCATATATAAATTCTGTATATATTCAAGAATATCATCATACATTTTTCTATCTTGGAATACCTGATGTGTTCCTTCTGTTTCTCTACCATAGATATATGTAGGTCTCATTTTGATAAAATCTTTTAATACAGAAACATAATAAGTTTCAAAGATTTCTCTCATTTTATTTTCATCAATTTCTCCAGACCAAATATCATCTTTCATATAACAAGAATATTGTTTCTTAGCATGAGAAAGATAATTCTTATAAAATCGTCTACCACTTGTAGTATCTAATTTATCTAATTCATATAGATCTAACAAATTTTTATCAGATAAAAGATCAACTATATTTTTTGTTTGTTTCTCTCTGTTATACCTATCAAATCTAGGTAACATACTGATCAATTGTTCTCTTGTGTAATCCATAGATTATACCTCCATAAAAAGTATCATTTGTTTTATATCAAAAATATAATATATAATTGAAACAAAAAATAAATAAAGTAGTCCTGGGCTTTCGCCCAGGACCTATCTAGTGTTTTATATAAGTTTATTTAAAACAATTAACTAGATTTTGATATTATATAATATCCTATGTATTTATGAATAAAATCATATGTAAATCAAAAGAATCTCTTATGTATCAGTATTATAATATATAATTGAAATATGAAAGCTTAACAATTATTTTTTATAGATTCAATAAGTTCTTTATATTGTTCTTCTGACAAATTATCCCTTAATTTATATACATATTTTGGTTCACATCTTCTTTGAGTACCGTACGGATTATTAGGATTAACAGGTTCTGTGTATATATAATTCTTACCCTCTTCAAATGCTTGTTTAGCAAATTCGGTTAAATCATTTCTTCTATATAAAAAAGGAACTCTTTTACCGTTTTTAAAATCAACAGCTGGCGATCTATTAGTGCACACTTTTACAAACAATTTTTCTACATCATTTTTTGTCATAATTTCACCTCTATTATAATTTTTATATTTTATGCTAGTAGACATTACCAGTCTACTAGCATATTATTTACTTTAATCCAAAAGCTTTCATTACATCCATTTCTGTAGTATTAACAGTAGAATCATGGAAAGCCTTCATTGAAACAAGCTTTAACTTGGTACTAATTTGAGAACATGCAAGTCCAATATTTTCACTTCCTCTTCTATAAAAGAAGTTTCCTGCACACATGTTACATACATGTCCAGTCTTAGCATATTCTTTACAGAATAAAGTAGATCTTGCTTTAATTTTCTTATTTCTATATTTGTCTATAGTTTCAGAATTTAATTCTTCCAAATTACCATCGCTTTTTAAGACATAACTGTACATGAAAGAACCTACCAAATCATCAGTTAAAACTGTTTCAATATACTTATCTGATTTACAGTCTGTACCTTTACCAGCCAATACTACTGTGTTTTCTGCAGCTTCAATAAGCTTTTCCCAATATCCGCCTAATTCGGTCTTCTTAGCACGAGAATAAGGACCGCCTGACAATGAATTTGCCAATAAAGAATATTCTTCAGGAGCAATACCATCAATGAAAGATGATACAGCACAATTATATTCTTTTGATGTATTGGGATCGGGATCTCTAACTACACCTTTCATAACATACATGTTTTTGAAGTTATTGCCAATTGATCCACCAGCACCAGAAAGATATCCATCTAATGCAGGATCATCTTTAAGATATTCAAGAGCAAAATCTAACAACTTTTTTTCAATTTGTTCTACAACAACAGGATCACCGGCATCAACTGCAGCCTTATTTTCTTTAATTAATCTGGCTTTCATTTTACCAATTTCTTTTGTACAAGATAAAAGTTTTTCTGATTGTGCAGGAGATAAGAAAGTTTCCCAAGGCATAATAAAATCGATATTAGTAATAAATTTCTTATATGAAACAACATCAATCTTATCTTCAATCAAAGCATTGAGAATTTGCTGATGAATTTTATTAAAACTCTTTTTTGTAAGGTTTTCGTTAATATATCCACCAACAATTTTTGCCATACCTAAACCTGAAATCATAAAAATATTAAAAATCCAGATGCCAAATGTAGTAACAAAAGGTGTTTTGTTAGATACAACTTTACCTTTATCGTTCTCAAAAGAATAACACCCAACAGGTACTGTAAAAGTATCATAATGATTACATAACTTCTTTCCTTTAAATGAACCAAATAATTTCATTACTAAAGATGAAGTAATATGTTCCTGTTTCAAATTACACATCATATCTACGAGAGTTTTAGAGTTAAGATTTTTAGGATCAAATCCAATATCTTTATAATTAGGACTAGGCGAACCCCAGTTTTTAGATACTCTAGCCATACTATATAGCTCCCTTCTTTGTATAATTAAAGACCGAGGTTATAGAACAACCTCGGTCTCTATATTTTAATAGTAAATGTCGTAAAGTACATCAATTGCTACATTAGCATCTACCAACCACTGATAAGAGAAATATAAGATAGAATAAGGAGTAATGTCCTGATAATATCTATACTTATCAATAGTATCATCATGCCAAGCATAACATAAAGAAAGAGAACTAATTCTAGCCTTATCCCATCCAAGAACCTGCTCAAAATAATCTCTAAAATCGAGAGTTGTAATTCTCAATCTTGTCTGAATGAAACATTCAGCTGTTTGTTCAGAATGTACATTATACATTTCCGGAGTAATAGGAGTACCATCAGCATATCTTACATAAAGCTGAGGTTCTGTATCGAAAGTCTTAAAGTAATAACCAATCTTATTAAGAATATTAAAAGTCTTACGACCAAAATAATACTTTCTAAGATCATCATTAAGATCTTTATTTTTATCTACAAATCTGAAAGGCATAATCATGCTACTATCAAATTCTCTCACATTTGCAGGATTTTCAGGTGCAGGATTGATTCTATCTGTATAAGAAGCAACCTTTACATCTTTAGGAGTAGATCCACAACCAGTATCAGATACACAGAAGAGACATACAATTTTCTCATTCTTAGGTGCAGCTGTAGTTGTATTATCTAATTTCATTTCATCATTGTAGCTAGGAAATTCTACACCAGCTACCTGAAGACCAAATGCTCTCATAGCATTATACTGAGAACCAGAAATAGTCAACTTATTTTCATATACACCTAATGTTTCACCAGTATCATGATTGATTAAAGTTACTTTTGTTCTCTTAGGACCAGCCTTAAGTCTATCTTCAATAGTTAAACTGGATTCTTCTCTTTTAACACGAGCATCTTCTGAAGCCATGATTGTTTTAACCATTTTAATATTTCCTCCATTCTAAAGTTCTTTCCATGCATAAGGATTAATTACTGTCTTATATTCTGCAACCAAAGCTGCATTAATATCATCTATTATAGTCTTTATTCCATTAAGGTAATTATCGCTATTCAAAACATTATTAATTACATATTCCATATCATATGTAATTTCGTTAACACATTTCTTTACTCTAGCTTCAAACAGAGTCATGTTTGTCATAACTTTAAGGTCCTCTGCAATTTCAGAACCTTTTACCAAAATCTCATCGACCAAATAGTTAACAGTATTTATTAGATTAATAAACTGTGCAGGACTTGCAAAATTATCAGGGTTTACATATAAACCATCTTCTTTAATTTCGATAAATCTAGTTCTTGGAGAAATAATAACATCTCCAAATAACTGAGTCCCAACCAGATATAAATCTATTAAATTATTGATGAATCTTCTTCCATCTGCACATCCACCATCAATCATATAATTGAATTTCTGACTACCAAACATATCTGTTTTGATATCATCTTTATGCAGAGCTTCTCCACCATCAATATCGCAATAATCTCTATCATATTGATTAGCTTCTCCACCATCAATATTGGAAAGATCTATATTTTTCTGATAAGACTTACCACCGTTAATCATTATATACGGAGCAATCTTTGTTTCGTCAGCAGTTCCACCATTGACATCTTCTCTTGATATAGATTCATCTTCAGTATATCCATCATAATCATAATCCATAAATAAATTAGGTTCATGATGAGCATAAATATCAACTTCATCACCAGATGTTAATTCTATAATAGATTTATCTGGCATATAAAGCTGTACACTGATACCTGTAATTGCATCTGATACAAAAGCTCTATCCCATTTAGTATATTCATATTTCCATTCTTCAACTCTATCAATAGCTTTAGCATTGTTTTCATTTTTATTACTAGAACTAAAAGTGATATATGGATCTAAGAAATATACTTTATATGACTTGAAGAAGTTAATCATCAAGTAAATATAATAGATAATAGATGAGAATGATTCATTTGATGTAAATGAAAATAAGAAATCCATTCCATCAGCAGATAAATAATATTGAAGAGTACTAATAACGTCATCCATTACAGCTCTAATAGTATCTTGACGAGATTCAATATTTGTTTCCTGCATAATCTTATGATAAGTAGAATACAGAATATAATTATGATCTTTAATAATATCTACCAAGTTTTCATAAGTTCTTCCTGTATCAGGATCTGTGTAATAATCGATATCAAAATCTCTTGTGTACAATTCCTGGAAAATATATTCCATATATTTCTTATCATCCTGATCAGAAGCATTATTTAAAGCTTCTTTTAAAATATCATAGCATTTTGTATTACTATGATAAACTTTGATTAGATCGTTGATACTTTTGAGCTTATAATTAGGAGCAGTATAATCAAATACACCAAGTTCTTTAATCCATTCATGAGCTCTAGCTTTATATTCTTCACCTACAAGAGGAATAGCATTTTCTGTATCACCGTGTCCAAATCTATAATGAGAATGTCTTCTTTCGAGAATCTTCACTAAAGAATTTATATCAACATCGGGATTGAATCCATTTACTCTACCATCTTTCTTAATGAAAAATTCAGGGAAATATTTCTTTTTCCAATCATAGAGCTTTTCATCAATCTCTGGAGTAACACCTTGCCACAAATCAAATAGTCTAGTCTCAGAACCACTTCTTCCGTCTCTAACACTATAGTTGTTTGTAAGTGCAATTAAGAATAAGAACAAATCTGAAATAGTAAAGTGAGCAAATTCATCAATAGATGGAACTCCAATTACCAAATCAGAAGTATCAAGATTAGAATTTATAATCAGTCCCAATAAGTATGACATCTGATATTGGAATTTTTCCAAGTCTACTTCATATTCAAGTGACATATACTTTGTTCCAACAATTGTGAAATCCTGTTTTAAGATCTCGCTCTTTACAAATTCATGTTCAAGATCACCATCCCAGAATTTATCCTGAAGAGTAATATCATCATAAGGAGTTCTATACCTAGATTCCTTAATATAATCATCATATGATTCATTAATTTCGGAAGCAATAAATTCAAGTTCATATTGTCCAATAGCAGTATCTTTAGTGTCAACTAAATTAACTCTATCATTTTCGTCAAATTCAACACCTTTAATATCATCAAAAGAATAAGTAGCAAGAAGATTAAAATCCCAATCATCTCCTTCTGCAACAACAGAAGTTTTACTTTTACCTTCTTCTAATGATCCAAAATCATAATCGAGATCATTCTCTCCAGTTTCTCCAGGATTATCTCCATTTTCAAATGTCTTATCATCTTCATAAACATTGACATTATCAATTTTCTTTTTATATAGCCAATATTTAAATATCTTAGTATTATCAATATCAAAGATATCTAAAATATCCATAGCATTCTTATTAGAAGATTTGTATGAAATCAATCTATTCAGATTTTTTACAATTCTAATCTGATACTTCAAAGGAATAATCTTAAAGAATTCAACTCCATTAGATTCTAAGAAGTATTGACAAGATCTTAAATCGAATATATCTCTTCTAATATACCACTGAGGAGTATCTACAATTAAGTCATTGAAAGTTTGAGCCAGAACAATGACAATCATCATCTGATCATAATATTCTCCAGTATCAGCATAAAATTCCTGATAAGAACGGTTTGCATACATATCTCTATTTACACGATAGAATTCTATAAATTTATCTTTAACAAGATCTTCTACGTTTGGAATATATAATATATCCCATTTGCTAGCTTTTCTAGCAGTGAATAAATCAATAGCTCTATCACCAAGATATAGCATGTATGAATAATTGGAACCACGATATCTAGTTCTCAATGTATCAATAACACCGTTAGAATATAAAACATTAATCAGGTGTTTATCCTGCATATGAAGTGGAAGAGATAAATCTACTTTCTTTCCATAAGTATTAGGAATATCAGATTGTGATAAATAGATATAATATTCCTCACCAGTTTCATATGGAGGCAATCCGGTAAGCATTCTGTAATAATCATTTTCTTCTTTAAATCTACCATCAGCTTCAAAATAATTATCTAAGAAATACTGATTAGCAAATTCTGTAAGTTTTTCTCTGTCTTCTTTAGGAATAGCGTTCCGGTCTTGAAGAATTGCTCTAACTTGATATTTTGTATATCCAAAAGTATATAACATGTCTTCATTAAATGGAAACATTTCAAATGGAATAGTTCCGTATCGTTTGTATACTGAATACATTTCGGCATTTTCAATTGATTTTTCTGTTTCTTTTTGATTAGCCAATACATCGTTCTTGACAACTATACCTTTCAGAATACGTTTACAATTAAAGCAAATCTCATCCATTAGAGGATGGTCAGTAAATGCCTTATTTTTGACGTAAGCCATTATTTTCACCTCCTGTTTAAAATTAATAATATGTGGAAAATAAGCAGAAAAACTTTATATTAATAATAAGTGACCCTTTTAAAGTTCACAAAGAAGGACGGTGAATAATATGAATGAATTAGTTACAGTACCAGTTCATCATGAATATAATACATTTCCTGAAGTAATTACATATGATGATAAGAATCCTATGGTTCATTCACCATATGCTACTTCAGACCTTTTCTTTTACCAGACTAAGGAAACTTTAGCTGATGTAGATACATTTAGAAACTTTTTAAAGAATGCTGAGAGTAGATTTAGAGCTAGTAAAGAATATAAAGCTTATAAAGCATTTTTAATAGAATCATTAGGAATAGATAGATGTCAAGTAATGGGAAATATTACTACAGAAGATGCAGATATAGAATTACATCATAATGTATTAGGATTATTTGATATCTGTTTACTTATAACTTCTCATGTAGTAAATACTATAGGAATTATTAGTACTTTTGATTTGGTACAATTACTTATAGAGGAACATAGACAAAATAGAGTTGGTGTTACGTTTTTATGCAAGACTGCTCATCAAAAATATACTAATGATCCTAATGCTTATATACCACCTGAAATGACTTTTGGAAGATGGTGGGAATTATTATCTAGATATAGATACGGTATAACTTACGACATTGCGGCAAAGGTTATAAATTATATCAAGAAGTATCAGAATAATTTACCTTTGAGTGTACAATTACCTCATCAAGAAGAAATATTAGGATTTGCTCACTATAATGAATATGGTTGGGCTGTAGCAGATTGTGGATATTTACCTGATAAACAAGCATACGGATATCTTGAAAATAACGGAAATGGAGAATTGTTATTATGATGAATTATATATTTTTATTAATAGTAATTATATTAGTATTGTCTTTCTGTACATGGAGTACAATTTATATTACTAAGAATTACTTAGAGCCAAAAAATAAATTGGAAGAAATGAAGATCAAAAACGAAAAATATAATCTTTTCAGTGTTCTATCGATTGAATCTATCAATCAATATATTGATGAATATTTTGAGAGATATATTCAAAGATATATTTCTATGAAGTTTATAGTTAGAAAGATTGAATATATTAAAGAAGAAGATTGTGAGATTATGGTAAGAGATATTACTAAAGTTATAGCTCTTGAAATCTCGGAATTATATATTTTCTATATTAAAATGATATATAATATTTCTAATGATGAAGATCTATTAAAGTTTATCAATTCTAAAGTAAAATCAATTGCAGTTGATCAAGTATCAGCTTTCAATTCATCCACTTTATCTTAAAATAAAAAAAGAAACGAAGACCCCTAGAGCCGCCGAAGCTCTAGGGGTCTTCTTGGGGTTACATAGTTCACACCAAAGTCAAGAACTTAGTATATGTAAGAATAATCGCACCTGCCAACTGTCCGCACGCCCTTGTTCCAGATAGCATTACATATATGTTCTCGGCTTATAGAATTTTAATGTATTCTGAAACTGTAAATTTCAAGCAATATAGACCATAATTCTCTAAGTACAGAATAATTATAATTAATATCAAGCGAATATTTGTCAGCTTCGTTAAGATTATCAGCACCAAATGTATCACCATTAAAAGGATTATAAGGACCAAATATATTCTTTATTCTGTAACACGAAAAAGCATTGAATTCTCTATAATATCCTATTGGTAAATCATATCTTACATAATGCTGACATAAATCTGACAAGTAAGCTACAGCTTCTTGAATACCTGACCTTTCTATATAAACTATACAAGTTACAATAGCATTGATTATATAATTTTCATGCAAAGGAATCTGATTATCAGCGATACCTTTTACATCTACTGATATATTTCCATCTTGATGAAAATTTAATAATACTATTGTCTTGTTTAGATTAAGATATATATTTGAAACTGACTTAGGAACAAATTGTATATAATCTCCAAATTTAATTATTGGTAAATCAACAAGAGTATTGATATACACAGCATCATTAGCAATTCTAACAATCTGATCTTCTTGTATATTATTTACAGTAACTAATTGTTCCTTAGCCCATTTAATACCTTTCTGGATATTAGTATATACCTTTGGATCTTGTTTTATTCTGAGACCTATTTCTATTTCTCTTTGTTTCTTAGGTAATCTTAAAAGATATTGATAATCTTCCTCTGTAATAAATCCTGTTTGTCTTAAACACGAAATATTTGCAGCTTTGATATCATATTCTACTATCCTTCCAGATATTAATCTAGAAGGAGATAAATAATTTACAGATTTTGCTATATCTATTGCCGGATTTTTCATATAAATCTCCTTCTATGATTATATTTATTCTTTTACAGTTTCAAAGAATTCTTCATACTCATTCTTAGTAAAAGGAATATTATATCCATACTTATCTTTTACATAATACTTATCTTCTCCACCAGTTACAAATCCTAATACAATATCCATACCATAAAGTTTATCTTTATTAAATTCTGTAGGATATCCTGTTGTTGTGGTTATTGTAAAATCTTCTTTTGGTCTAGATAAATACAACATATTAACCTCCATTTATTCCTGTGTTTCTTCGTCATCAAAATCTAACTGATCTTCTTTCATACTCATTATAATATCAATAAGTTCTTTATCAGGAATTCTTTTTAAACTTGTTGTGTTTGGAATAATAGGCAATCTCTTAGACCATTCATATAATTCAATAGGATCATATTTACCAAGTTCTGATCTTATAATAAATTCTCTCATTACGGAATAGTCTTTAACATCCAGTTTCCATCCTTTAGGCAATACAGAAATATATTTAAGATAATGATTATGTTTAAATGCTATATATGCAGAAGTTGATATAGGATGTCCAGCACAACAGAAGTTTGTTTTCCAACCTTTCTGATTAAGATTAGATATAGTAGCAGCAAGATCGCCATCAATCTCTATATATTGATCAATATATTCTCCACAATATTCACATTGTCCATCTACATCAAATCTTACATTATGTCCATAGAACTTTTGCTCTCCACCTTCTATAGTCCAAAACTCGGTTTTTAATTTCTGAGAAATGGATCCAATTAATCCATAACATTTTGGACACATTAATGCTACTACTTTATTATCTTCTATTACTTTATTTTGATATTTAATTGCTATATTTGCTTCTGACATAAAAAGTATCCTTTCTTTCATAAAAATAAATTCCGGAGGAAGTTTATGCTTCCTCCGGATTATCAGGTGGTACTACAAAACCATCTAATTGATAAGGTAATGCTCCGTTGTTAGCAAGTCTATAAGACTCCATTAGATAAGTAAATCTTTCTTTATCCTGGTCAAGATTATATAATCCAAACCCAGGAGCAAAACCAGGGTTCATAAAATTAGCAGCATAGATATAATCATCATCATTGTCAATTCTTATTGCATTATAACCATATCTTTGCTGTATAAGTTTGAGTAGAGATTCGAGAATGTTTTCGCTCCAATCTGCCGGATTAGCTATTATAAAAACATGGTTTCCAATATACAAATTATATATTATCCAGAAAAACTGACAAAATACTGTATCATTCATCATAACATAATTTGCATAAGCTATATCGAAATCTCTATCAGTAAATCTTCCCAACTCATTAGGAGGAACCAACAGATTCAATCTATTATATCCCTCCTTATACGAAGTTAAGTTAAATATCATACCGGTTCCTGAGAAAGTTAAAGATAATACTTCTGGTTTATCTTCACCATACATCAGCATATCTCATTACCTCCTCTAAAAAGCTTCATATTTATTAAACAAAGCAGGTCTTACATTAGGATTATCATGAATCTTCTTTCTAAATTCCTGAATATATGCTACCTGGTCATTATAATTCTCACCATATGGATTTAATTCTCGTACTAATTTTTGTACAATCACATTGTTGTTCAATATAGCATCTAAAGGATACATATATAAAAATTCGTATGGAGTAATAGCAGACACAGAATATATACTATTTAACCACATAGGAACACAAGTTTCGTCATAATAACAATTTGCTACCATAGGATCCTGTGCACCAATCATACCAATATGAACACCATATAGTTTGAATATTTCGAATATTACCATTTCTTTTGTGTTAGTATAACCCAACTCAGGTAAAAACAAAATTAAATTACCACCTTTGTACAGATATGCTAACAGAGCAGCCATAAATTGCTGTTGGAACGGCATCAATAGATGATTTGAATATATCGTATCATATAATGATTGATTACCGTCCACTTCAGCAATTTTGGCTTCAATTGGCGGGAGCAAACATGTTCCCGCCAAAATGTGATTCATCTCCGGAAGCACTCCGTCCTCATCAAGGTTAACTATTTTTGTATTACCGTTATAAGGTATAGACATAACAAGATTTACATCTTCGGTAATGTATATAGTTCCTTTGAGTAAAGACATCGTTTATACCTCCAATTTCTCCTCTTCATCTAAAAACTGCTGTGTAGCAATTGCAATATTAGAATCTACAGGAACATCTTCTGTCTCTTCAGAATCCTCAACCTCTTCAGCAGATTCTTCATTGTTAGCATCAGTATCAGATTCTTCTGTAGCCATATGACCTTCTGCAACTGCCATCAAATCAGCAATATATTCTTTAGAGACAAATTCAGCTTCATCAATAGAAATACCATCAACTTCATCGATAGCAATCATCAATTTGTCAATTGCTACATACTTGCCATCTTCATCAACAAGAACAACGATATTATGTGACTCTTCCTGTGTAGGAAGTAATTCCTGAAGATCGACAGTTACTGCTTCAAATGTCTTAATACCAATAATTTCATCATCAGTAAATTTAGGACCTGTAATTTCAGCTTCTGAAGCTGTAGCCTTTTCAGACTCAAGAACTTCTACCTGACTTACAAGTTGTTCATTTGCTGCTTTTACATCATCAAGTTCTCTCTGAATCTGATCCCTATCTGACTTAACAGAACTTAATTCATCTTCAACATCAATCAAATCCTTAGAAGTTTTATCATACTTCTTTTCAAGACATTCGATTAATTCTGTAGCTTTCTCATATGATTCCTGAAGCTCCTGATTTTCTGCTGTAAGTTTGCCAACAGTTACATTGAGCTCTTCGTTATAAGCTGTTAATTTGTCAACAGATTCCTGTAAACGAGTAATCTTATCCGGACCATCTTCTGATGCTTCACAATCAGAATCATCAACGATACTCTTACCTACAAAAGAAAGGATAGCTTCCATATCCATAATAGTATGATCATCGATTTCATCTTCTTCAATATCAGCATCAATAATATCTCTTGCAGCAGAGATAAGCATATGAAGACTCTTGTTATTATTAGGAAGCATAGAAGCAACAGCAATGAACAATCTTTCCATGATATCATCTTTAACAACATCAATTTCAATCTCGTTCATACATCTTGTAATGTTGTTGATAGCTCTCTCAATAGTTTCTACAGGACTAGGTTCTTTATCCTGGTCAACATTTGCAAACTCTTTCTTAGTCTCTTCAGAAATACTAATAGGAGATTCTGCAATACCTGCCTTGGGATTCACACCATTAACTGTAAGCTCTTCTTCTACCTTAACAATAGGAGCAACAGGTTCTTCTGTAACAATAGGTGCTACAGGAGCTCCAGATTTCTCTTTCTTCTTATCCTTCTTGGATTCTTTTTTAGGTGCAGGAGCTATTACCTTATCGTCATCGCTCTTATTTACTTTCTTCTCTTCCTGCTTAGGTTCCTCTACAGGTATAGGAGCATTGGTTCTTTTGTTAGTTCTAACCTCAAACTTATACTCAGAACCACCGATATTAGAGGTGTTTACAACAGTTCTTTCAGCTGCTTCTGCTACTGCTCTCTGAATTGCACCTTCCATTCTCTCACCAAGCTGACCAGTAGACATAATTGTTTCTGCAAAATTTGCATTATCAGAATCCATAGTTCTGATCTTTCTTTCCTTTAAATCCTTGCTGCCACCTTTGATAATGATTTCCATTTTCTTCTCTCCTTCGTCAATATTTATGATTTCATTATTTTTGATTTTTTGTTCCAACTCTTTGGCTTTATAAGTTGCACCACATTTTGTACAATGTAAAAAGTTGTAACCACTATCATAATCTATTGTACCTTCACATTTACCTGTAGGTGAAGTATGATCTGGTTTATTACAATACAACTTATTACCATCAAGCTTATAAAGATATGGATAGTCTAACAATACACATCCAAATCCTTTTCTGATTCCATAATTCATGAAAAATTTAGAACCAAAGTCTGCTAATACATATTCTCCTATCAACCATTCTGTTATCAATTCAAATATATCGTCTGCAACTGATAAGAATTCTTCCCTAGAAGTTATTGGATTTACCCTTTCTGTAATTGCTACAACCCCTCCAGGACTTACTTCGAATATTTTTGTTACAAACGGTTTAAGCAAATGCTGATTGTAAAATTCTGCCGGATTGTCACTAATACCAACAGCATCACTAGCAACCTTAAACAATATATCAGGAAATTCAGGATGACGATAAGTAACTCGATTAGTTCCGGATAAGAATTTAACCAATCCTCTTCTATTCATAACTTGATCAATCAACCTGTATCTTTCCTGAGGTTTAGCAGATAATTTTAAAGATGTTGCAATTGAGTTTAATTCCTGAATATCTCCAGGTGTTAGAAACATAGATAACGGTGGTGCTTTTAAGTTATCGAAATTAAACTCATCAATAGAGATACTTCGACTTTTAAGTCTATCTAAGATATAATTACGATCATCATTCATACTTATAATCCTCCATCTTTTCCCGTTTCTTTTGATCTAAATATATAGAACCGGGAATCGAATCGATAAACTGTCCAAATCTTGCTCTCTTTTCATCATACTGAGACTCCTGACTGTTCACTTCATACATTTGTCCAGCATGACTTCCTACATTACAAGGTAATCTTAATGATACATTCAATGTTCCATCATCCTGCAAAGTTGCACAGTTTGACAGAGTAGAGTTAGATATAAAATTCTGCTTAGCTTGCTGAGCAGAGAAATTAGGAAGAGCAGCTCCAGTATTTGATAATACTATACCTTTTTCAGCTGCATATCTTTCTTTTGCTTTCTTACGAATTAATCGCTTATAAGCATTATCGGTGTTATTATAGAGGTTTCCACCATCTCGTCTTCTATGCATCTCCTCTTCCATTTCATACTGGGCTGCAACAATACCCATATTACTGAAAGTAGATTGAAGATCTGAGTTTGCTGGAATAATCTTTTGGAACTCTTCTCTAACTCTATTGAAATGATCTCTATACATTTGAGAATTATCAAACGGTTCTGTTTGATAGAACCTTCCGATTTCCCAATAATCTTGAGGTGTAACAACTATTCCGCTTTGCTGAGGAATATCAATTGTTCTACCTTCATATCTTTCTCTGATTTGCTCGTCCGTAATTTCATGACCACTGAAGTTGTGAGCAAGTCTTGACATTTGCATATTGAAAGCCATTCGATTATCTCTAGCTTCCTGCTGCATAGCTTCTACAGCTCGTCTAAGTTCTAAATCTGCAGAAGAATACTGATACTGATTATAGAATGGCATTCCATAATAATTAAACCCACCATTATATCCATAACCGTATACAGATTGATTCATGGACATGTTTACTTCATCTATAGCCTGTTGATTAATTACTTTGGAATAGTAAGCCATTTCTAATTCAGATAATCTTTGTTCAAAATCTGCAGGTGGCATATATTCACCACCCATATTCACTCCAGGAATATGATACTGAGTTGGTACTTGCTGATATTGAGGTTGCACCATACCCATCTGCATTGCAGGATTGGGCATATTAGGACGATATATGTTATAACTAGGCTGAATATTTCCATATGGACTAGGTGGTGCTCCTATTCCATACATAGGAGGTTGATATACTACACCTCCAAACTGAGTTGGTGGATTCATAAAGTTTGGACTTACTCCATAACCATATCCACCAGGTGTCATTAATTGTTGTCTCATACCAGGATCATATGCATATGCTCCAAAAGCTGCCATATTTGCTGCTTCTGTAACATCATTATTAGATGGTACCATATTTTCTGAAAATGAAATCGGAGAGCCAGTTACTACCGGCTCTCCTGTATAAAAATCTTCTGATCTCATAATTATATGCCTCCTTTTATACCATAATTATAATATATAATCATAGTACTACTTGGTCTTCAGATCAATACTAGCTATCTGCTTATCAACTGCAGCTATTTTGCTAGAGATTTTCATTCTTTCAAAGAAACTCTTACTAGCTTTTCTCTCTGCATCAAGTTCCTGACGCTCGGCTAATAATGTCTTAAGATTAGGCTTAAGTACATTGTTAGGATTGTTCTCCATAATATTCATTGACATTCACCTCTTTTAATTTATTTACGTTTTCCTCTTCCAAATCCTTTAGGAGTAGGAGGAATTGCTGAAGCTGCCGGACTAGGCTGCTCTTCATGATGACAATTTCCACCACACATACATTCATGTTGATGATCAGGAATCTGAGGCTGAGCTGCTCCGAAGATTTCTTCTCTACCATTAGGAATAGCATCAATACAAGCCATAGATGCTGCTGTCATAAAGATTTTGTGTAATCCCTGATATAATACAGGAAGTTCCTTTTCAGCCATCTCTCTCATAATAGAAGTAGAAAATGTATATCTGAATTCTGCTGTTAAAGTCTTAGGATCAATACCATTGTTAGGTCCATATACCTTTTCTACCAGTTTATTGAACACTCTGTTATTTCTTGTATATCTTCTGAAAGAAGTAGCTCTAATAAGACCATCTACAAATGCTACAACCTGGAAATACAAACTGTTCATCAACTGGTAATAATATATTTTTGTCATATCACCATTTGTAGATGTAGCAAATACAAAAGTATTAAGATGATCAAGAACCAACTTATCAATATCTCTGTCATTGATATAATAAGGTGAAGAATAATATCCATCATCATAATCATCGTCATCAGCCGGTCTGTAATTAGGATTTGCCTGAACATCGCAGATATTATTCATCATATGACATACGAATGAATAAATAAATTCTCTACAGTTCATAAGCAAATAAACTTTAATTGCATCCTCAAAGTTGTTCTTATTCATTCTAACTACATCCATAGCAAATGACTTAAACACAGGCTCTGAAACCTGTCCAGATTTTGCAATATTCTCGCAACCATCCAAAGTTGTTGCTCTACCAAGAACTGCCAAATCGTAAGGAAGAGTAAACATAGAATTCAACTCTTCAGTTGCTCTAATGTTACCGTTCACAAAAGTAATAGGGACTATTGTTTCCCTGTTTTCTGAAAAATTTTGCATCTTCTGATCCATAATAGTTCAATCTCCTTTACTCTTATTTATTATATAATATATAATTTCATACGGTTTTAGATATACCGTATATTATTAAAAATGTCAGGCTTTGGGTAAAATATTAATGGGTCACAAAAAGTATTCTCATATATATTTATCCCTCTTATAAAAGATCTAGACTTGCTATCTACATAGTTATTGTACAGAGATATGTATCTAATAGTATTATAATCAACAGTTCCTAAAATACCATTTGATTTTTTGAAAACGCTAATACCATATCTAAGATTTTCTAATCCATTTTCAACATGTCCAGGTTGGTGATATAAATTAACTATATTTGTCTTTCTTAATTCCTGTAATAGCTGGAAACATTCTACAAATAATTCTTCGTTTTTTACCACTTTAGCAGATTTATTGTAAATATGTCCATCACTTCTATACTTCCAACCATAAACATAATCTCTTAAACTAAATAATGCAACTTGAGAGTCTGAGAAGATATTTATAACTTTATACTGATGTCTATATTGTAAAGCTAAACTTAATGAGCATCTAATACCTCTTATTTCTGCAGCTGGAACTGTAGATTCTGAACTCAATCTAAATTTTTCATCTATTATTGTATCTTTATTAACAGCTACTGAACCATAACAAGTATCAAGTATATTTTTTGATCTAGCTCTCATAGAAGCATCACTGAATATATTCAATGTATCTGGATTTTTTATCATATCTATAACGAAATTACTAGATTTAGGATCAATAAATTCATTATTAAAAATCATCGTTACTACATCCTTTCATATATTTATTATAGATATGTCAATAACGATGTATTTTCTTACAATTACTACTAATAAAATAGCAAAAAAGAATCCGGGGCAGTTATTTTTGCCCCGGATAAAGAAAAGATTAAACTCTAATATTTATATATCTATGATTTACAGGAAGACCGAAATAATTACGAATAATGATCTGATCTATTTTATCTACCGGATAGAACATTGAATCGTATTTCTTAATTAATGGTACAGTGCTACCTACAACATGATTGTACAATTTGTCCATCATAAGATTTTCTACATCAATGCAATGATAACCAAATTTCTGAACAACTTCATTGTGATTAAACTGAGATTCCTCCTTAGCACTCTCAGAAATATTTCCTTCAAAAGCAAATTTAGTTCCGATATTACCAGAATAATACATATCTACAAATCCATCATAATCATAGTCAAATTTGACTTTAGAATTTAATACAGTTGTAGCACTTTCTGGAGCTTTGTTTATTTTGAAAATTGCAAGAGAAAAATCACCTTTATGAAGTGGATGTAAATTGTAAAATTCTCTTATCATAACAAAATCACCACCATATAAAGTAATCACTTTATTACATCCATGCATTTCATCTTTAACCCACACATGATATGTTCTAATATTCTTGTTATCAAAGTATACTTTATATTCTCCCATAGGCATAATCTGAAGATAACTACATAAGAAATTATCTCTAAATAAATCCATCAACAGAAGTCTAAAATCATCAAGCGAATCCTTATCATGTAATTCTTCAGATTTATATAAACTTTCAAAGAATTTATACTGGTTTGCATTGTAGTTTTTACTGTAATCATATAACAGATATTCATTGAGCTCATTTCTTAAATAAAATACAGCATCGGTTCCATCCTCATAGAACATACCGGTTATATTATCAGTAGAATATATATATCTTACCTGATCAGTTTCGGGATCTACTTCTCTTTCAATCTTCTCGTTTTCCAATACATGTATAGCATTTTTTACTTTGCAATAATTAGAATCTAATCCGATTGTCATAGGATTTGATATAGTTACAACTTCATCATAGAATTCAAACTGTTCTTTAAATGATGAATATATACAAGTAGGATCATCGGCTAATATAAGATTTACATCAGGACAAGATACATTATAACCAAATACAAGAGGAATTGTTGCAGTATTTGGATAAACTACAAGCAAAGTAATTACTTCTTTAGGAATTACAAGCTTTTGCTCGAAATGTCTTTTTAATGAACCGGAAGAAGCTGCTAACTGTTTTACCATCTTCTCGTCAAGAGGAGAATTATTCAGCAAATTATTAGATACTTCATAAATTTCAAATTCATCATTCCAAGCAACATGAAAATTTGCTCTTCTTGCATCAGCATTTCCGATAATAGAACTAGATAACCCAGAAAATATATAATTAAGCTTATTTACAAGATACATATTACTAGCATCTGCAAGTTTAGATTCATCACCATCAGCTTTAAATATTCCTATTCCAGCTGTAGAAGGGTCATCATAAAATATCATACCACGAGAAATTTCAACCTTGTCAAAATCAAGATCAATTTCAAAACGAGAATAAGGATCATGTATAGAATTCTTATCTCTAACTAAATTAATTTGAATAACATTTGCGGATCTTTCACCATTAAAAATGGTATTATTTAATTTTATTAATCTTTCTTTCATAATTTTATAATCCTCCATTATTTAAAATAATTACAGATGCTTCTTCGGTTATAATATAATTGCTAACAAGAAAATCTAAAACTTTAGACAGGAGCTTCTTATCCAAAATTCTATCCTCCAAAACCTGAATAAAATAAGAATAAGTTGGAATAATACCAGGAGCTGCAATTTTATCTATACCAAACTTTTCTACTTCTTTCATAATATCATTAAAAGTGCAGATCTTACTAAATTTAGTATATTTATCATAAAATCTTTCCTTACATAATAAATCTTTTAATATATCTTTACGAGAAAAAGATCTTCCATCTACAAATCTAATGATTGAACACTTGTAAATTCTCATTGCTAAAGCAATATAATTTATAACAGCATATTTGTTTGATCCCATAATTGGTTTTGCAACAGTAATATATTTACTTAATCGCTCACCATATTCTGATACCATACATTCATACATTTGCATACCTGCATAGGCATTTTCGTTTATAATAGCAAATTCTACAGAAGATAAGAATAAATGGAACAAAATAGCTTCTATATATGATTTATTTTCCAATTTGTGATAAAGATTTGTTCCAATATAATAATTCCTACAAAAATTTGCAAATATGTTATAAATATCACAGAGACCTTCTGTTTTTGGAATATCTCTATAAAAATTATACAATGTATCTATTTTAGTATCAAAATTACACATACAAAATCTGGTTACAGCGATACTGTCAAATAATTTATTTCTCAAGCTATCAGATGATACAAAGCACCAGTCGTCATCATCAATATCATGTCTTTCATCAAGACTTTCGATATATTTTATCATCTTAAGATCTTCTATACTTCTTGTACTCTTATCACTAGATAACCTAGCTCCAGTTGAATATATTTTGGTTGATCTTTTGATGGTGGGCTCTGATAAAAATTTACTCATTCTTGTACGAATCTTTCTGAATGCTTTATTTCTGATCTGAGAGATTCTATGAATAGTTACATTATATTTCTCTCCCATTTCTTTAAGAGTATAATCATCTGCAATATCTTCAAGAATTTTTTGTTCTCTTATGGTTAGATTATGATATACAATATCGATCATCTTATCTACAATTTCTGACTCTATATAAGCATCTTCAACGTTACTATGCGATTCTATATCTTTACATTGTCTAAGTGGAACAAATGTGTCTACAATTGGTTCCAAATCTTTCATAACAACTCTCACATAATCTGCAATTTTACCTGATGTATTTACTATAGAATGCTTAGACAAAATATATTCTGTAACTTTTATAGTTACAGAACCAACAATATCGTCAAAGTTTCTAAAGCTACCAATTTTTTCACACTCTCTATACACTTTACAGAGTGTTCGATAATACAGGATAATTAATAAATCATTTTCTTTTCCTGTATAATCTGCATATAATTCTTCTTTAACATATTTCTTATCCACTTCATAGAATGTATCTATAGCAGACTTGTACATTGGATTTACTTTTAACAATCCTCTTTCGATTTCATTATATTTTCTCTTCATAGTTTATTCGCTCCTTTGTACCCTCTAGGTCAAAACCTAGAGGGTGTTATTATGGTACCATATTAAATTTAATTTCTTATTAAAAACCAGCTCTCTTCAAAGCATCAGCCATAGAAGCAGATCCGAACTTCTTACGCTCTTCTTTAGCTTCCTCTATACTCTTTGTAATTTCTTCTGCTTTATTGTGTACATCATCAAGTATAGCTTTTGCCAATGCCTGATGAGATTCATCAATCTTCTTATTAGCTGCATCCTTTCTAGCTTTTCGACATTTCTTACATCTTTTAGGAAGCTGCATTTCTTTCTGATTGAAATATTCTGCTTCAGAGAAAAATATAGAAAATTCTTCTCCACACTGTTTACATTTTCTTATTATCCAAGGCTGAATATCAGATAACGCAAGTTCAATATCAATCTTATACTGTTTCAATTCTTCGACAGAATTTACTTTCCTTTCACCACAATTGTAATCTGAAGGTTCAATATTATCTGTAAGAATCTGGTTAATAAAATCCCAATCTACCAATGGATCGATATCCCCTACATCTTCATTCTTAACTTCATCAATCTTTACTAAGCTATTAAGTAAATAATTGATTCTCATCAATAACGGGAGAAATCTTATAGATTGTGCAGTAGCTGCAGCATTAGCCTTTTGAAAAGCTGTAATTCCATCTGTTGTTTCTTTAAGTTCTGCAAATGTTTTCGTGAAAGTTTCTTTGAATACTTTATCAAACATAGTACCTTCGAACAAATTACCAAGAGCAGCCATAGTGTTTAAATCGTATTTTGCGGACATTTTAATCCCTCCTAATAGAAATTGAATCTTTAAATTGTTTAAAAGTTGCATGATTTCCAAACAAATCATATACGGAACTGTTCTCCAGCTCATTATAAGTTACAATAGATTTAAGTCTCTCAAAATTTTCCGGAATATCTTCACCAATAGCCAATAATATCTTTGTTATAGATGGTTCAAAATAATTATCTAATATATGAATACCACCCATATCGTCCATATCATGTACAATATCAATTGCTTGAACAAATGCTCGTTCATCGTAAGTATTAGCATAGACAATAGTATGATGATGAATTACATGGTTAGGGTCAAGATTAATTGTTTTCTTAATTACTTCCCTAATATGAGGATATGCTGGAAAATTATCAACCATAAAAAACTTGGTGTCATAATTAACACCGGTAAGAGAATATATAAATTTGCTTATATCTTTTCGATCATAGATAGTATAATCTGTATAAATCCTGTTATTTTCAGGATGATCTATATCCACTACACCAGGATATATTAGCACTGTAATAATAAATTCACCAAGTATAATAATCTTTCCAGACTTTCTACAACCCGGAATATGTTTATTGAAATCGAAAAATATAGCAGGGATATTTTGATGAGCAACATCATCATCTATATACATACTAAGAGAACAATATTCCAAATTAGATCTGTCTTCTATATTATCTATATTTGCTTTACTATCCATAGTATGAAGAAATTTCAGAATGATATCTTCAGGAATCATATTAATCATTTTCTGAAAACCTTTCTGAATAACACCATTACAAAATACTATATCCTTTCTATATTGAAAACTAGAAAAGATATCTGAAACTGCAGGCATAGCAAGCAATCTAGATAAATTATAATTACAAGTATTTCCTTCAAGAATATAAGTAAACTGTTTTGTTTCTTCATTATATCCTGAAATAATATTAGGTACTTTCATTCTACCGCCTCCCAACTTATATCATGACCACAAAGTTGTCCAAATTCATTTCTATCTTCAGTTACTGTAAAACCTATATCTCTTAACTTTTGAGCTTGTTCCGAATTACAGGTATGAATTGTTAAACATACATGATGTGTACTTTTCGAGTCAAGTTCAGTCTTTATAATCCATTTAAGAATTTCAGAAATATCTTTGTCCGCTGATATAAACTTATCTCTAATTTGTTTAGCAGCTCTCTTAAGAATTCTGATATCTCTAACAGAGTCTTCAAAAAGTTTCATAATTTTCTTATTTTTAGTCATCATTTGTATCCTCCTTGAATAAGATTACTGTTCCAATAACATCTACACCTGGATCAAGACCAAGAAACAAAGCAACATCAAATGGTAAAATAATTACACAATCTACACAGTTCCCCGTTTCTTTATCATAATCTTTAACAGTTAAAGTTACATTATTACTAGAATGACACAAACATCTAGTTTCAAAACCATTATCAATATCTGTAATATCAGTGTCACATATTTCCGTGAAAGTTGCAGTAGCTTCAGGGTAGAATCTATTGAACAAATACATTTTTCTAAATCTATCTGAATTAGGACTGCGTCCTATTGCTGTAGTTGTAAACGATCTAGAAACACCCAAATGATTAATACAAATTGCTTCAATTTTATCCATGGTACCATATCTCCTTTTCTAACCATCTTCTGTGACTTTTACTTTCGATTCAATAAGTTTTACCAGTTCGATCATACCTATCATATGAGTATAAAGATACTTCTTGCCAGTTCTTATTTTAGTATCAGTCATTTTGTACTTAAAATGAATTTTTGTTACTTCTTTGATACAATCGCCAAGATCATGTGTATACTTATCATGATATCCATATGATTCTATCCACTCGATAACAGTATCTACATCATCATCCATATTGATACATGTAATTTCCTGATAATATCTTTTAAAATATATTGGAAAAACAAACTTGTTAACCTCTATACCGATATTTTCTTCATTATTAAAATACTCAGGATCAAGTGCATTAAATACTGCTTGTTTATTACCGAGAAGATATTGCCACACTCTTTTTAATTTTGATTTACATATAGCAATATAATCTGAGAGATAAAATCCTGTCTGATAATAATCCGCCGATGAATATATTATTTTTCTTATAGGCAATCTAAAGAAAAGACCAAATTCAACACCTTGATTGGCAAATGCAACATACGATCTACCTAAACTTTGTCTTTGATCAGTTTGAGTTATCTTTGCTAATCTCATGATTTTCATCCTCCTGTGCTAATAAATAATCTTTGTAACAATATTTGTTACCTGTTGTTTTTAAACATGACCGGATAACAGTTCCAACAGGACCATTTTCAGTAAAGATTCCACTATAAATATCTACTAACTGAGATTCTGTTATATAATCATCTTCAGTCATCCAATACATACAACCTTCTATAAGATCATACTCATGCTCTTTACATCTAGCTTTTTCACGTTCATCTGGATAATATCTTACCTGAATCATATTTCTATGAAGAGACCCACCAAATCTAGGAACCTCGTTATCATTAGGAAATACATCCAATATATCATCAGGATAAGCTCCAACTTCACAAAGAATCTCATTATCAAGAGTAACTACAGATCCATCTTCTTCAACATGAATAAATAAATATTCGTCACCACAACAAGTAAACACTGCTTTTTGAGGTAATTTTTTCAATTGTTCAATCACCTCTTCAACCGTTACATGATTACCATGAACTAATTTCTTGATATCGTACATATTATTTTCCTCCTTCTAATAATATTTTTTAATATATCTATCCATAATCCTCCTCATTACAAATGATAAATTGTTACATTGATACCGTACTCTGTAAAGATTCTACAAATCATAGGAAATACAAGATCCCAATGTAATCTGTCTAAACCGCATCCTATTCTGGGCATATGAATAGTATCAATTTTTCTACATTTACAAAGTTCAGCTAACTTTATAAGGGCATTATCTAAACTAGCATATGTAGGTTTATCATTGTATCTGGCTTTAGTAACCAAATTAAATATATGACCTGTAGCAATAACATATCCATTTCCATCTTTGTAATTTTTCTTATAATCTGGATTAGATAATAACGTGGATCTAATACCATATTTAAGATCAATTGTTTTAGCAATTCCGGCACCGAGAGCAAAATCTGCTGAGATACAATGTGCAATATAATCATTCTCAGTTACATAATTAAACATGTCACCTTTAATTTGCTTGATCATTTTTCTCTTTCTCCTTCTGTATTTTTATTCTCTCTTTTTCTTCCTGATGCTTAGCAATCTTGATATATTCTCTTTTTAAACCAAATTCCTCGATAACCCAAACCTTATCTTTTGGACATATATCAAAACATACAATATATACATTATTTGTTTCTTTATACTCTTTGGTCTCTATTATCTTTTCTTTAACCTCAGGATGACACATTAAAACTGTTGCAGATTCTACAAGTTTTCTTTCTGCTTCTTCTAATGCTACAAATATTGTATCTGTAGAACAATCCATGGTATTCCAACTATTCCAAGTTGACATAAATGTCCCTCCAATCTTAAAAATAAAAATTTTAACTCCTGGGATACAAATCATCCCAGGAGTATATAGGTATTACTTACCACCAATGTTTGGGAACAATGGTTGTAATCAGCGGACGAATTCTCTCATTTCTTAATTCATCTACTGTTACTTCACCGTCCATAGGCTGGGTATAAGGATAAGCATCAATCATTACATAATCTTTGTCAATCCAATCTTCTTCATCAGAATCCGGATCAGTCACTTTGATTCTTACACCTTCTACTTCAAACACCTGATCTTCAAACTCTTCAATTGAAACTTTTGATACATAATTGTCTTTGATCAATCCTACCAGTTTTTCGATACCTGCTTCATTTATAGTGCCGCTATAGAACATTTGACCTTCTATTAACTGCTCAATAGAATCTACATCCAACGGATCATGTTTATCGTCAAGAGCATCGAAAGCAAAAATCTTTTCCTGAATAAATGAATCATTAACATTGATATCCAGAACAGAATCTTCCAATCCAGCCAAATTAATCTGATTAATTTCATCATCAGTTAACGCAATTACAATAACAGAATGATCTTCTACATGTAAAAATACCAGAAAATCATCATCAGTAAAATCCTTACCTTCTACCTTATACATTGCCAATTTCTTAAGTTCTTCGTTTTTCATAGTATCATATCCTCCTTATCATTTGGTAACAATTATATGGTTATCATATTTATAATATATAATTGAAATAATATAACTATGCATTTATTATAGTATCATATTCTTTTATTATATATTTTCGCTGCAACATTCTTAACAATTCTTTCATCTAAATCTTGATAAAATTCAAGAAACTCATCTATAGGTTGATAATCTCCAGCATAGCCTACTCTACCTTGTTTATAACCCATATCATACATTAAATTATCTTTTTCATCGAGATGCATGAATTTTAAAGCCGGCTCTATTCTAGTTTCAAATTTTCCAGTTCTGGATTTCTTGATCTCATTTATCGTATCAATAGAAGCAAAAGAACCTATCACTGTACCTACATTATGACTAACAGTCCAAATAATCAGATACATTTGTAAGTGATTAATATTAGTTTTGATTTTATAAATCTGCCCAGGTTTATATTTTCTAGGTTCTTTATCACCATCTAACTCCCACACATGATTTACATTAAATCTACGATTATTATCTAATTCATCATTTGAATATTTATCCAATAATTCATTAAACTCTTTCTCTAATTGAGCAAGTTTATCATTTTCGACAAATAAGTATGCTGACAAGTTAACAAGTTTCATTAATACCTCCTAATCAACAACTTCATTAGCCGCATCTTCGAGACACTGTGTAATGAACTTCAAAGCTTTAATCATAGTTTCCAACTCTGTATCGCCACCAAGAGTAACTTCAAAACCTTTTACATGACCATTACCAGCATCAATAATATTAACTTCCATATCTGTACTAGCAAGATCTTCAATTCTAAAATAAGTTCTAGATCCGTGACCAGAATCTCCACCATAATAACCATTACTACCTGCCTCTACTTCTAATATATTAGCAGATACAATTTCTCTAGAAAATGTACAAATTTCTGTACCATCTTCTAATTTCTTTTCATGTACTAATACCTGAAACATATTGTTACCTCCTATAGAAAATATAAATCCCTAGAGGTATAATATACCTCTAGGGAACATTAATAGTTATTTAGTTTCTTCGATTGCCACTTCAAGCTGTTCTTCTAAATTATCAGCAATTGTTCTCAATCCTAAAATGACAGTTTTAATATCTTTAAATCCAGCTACAGCAAGTTCAAATCCAGCTTCACTACTACTTTTATTAGAGATAGATGATACATGAATATTTATAGGTTCATCTTTACCGATATTTTCAAATCTCATATATGCAAATGCATTATCTTCTTTTTCATCTGATTTTATATTCGTAGCACCTGTTTCGGTTTGTACAACAATACCATCATAATGAATATCCTGGTATATAGTATCAATATGCACATCATTATTGTCAACTTTCATTGTAACATAAGTATCAATAGCTTCAATATCAGATACATTTTCATCACTAGCAAGAATACCAAATTTTTTAGTAAATTCACCATGAAGAGAGTCATCACTTAAATCAATTACAGAAAAATGATTTATAACATCTTCGAATTTTCTCATTCTATAATCTTCCTCCTATAATATAAAATCCCTAGAGGTGGATTTATACCTCTAGGGAATATTAATAGTTATTTATTCATCATAGCCTTTGAAATAGACTTTCTGTTTTTCTTTAATAGCAGCAATTTTATCAAGCTGAGCTTGATTATATTTGTTACGACCAAGATAAACAAAAGTATTAGCATTAATCAATGTATCTCTCTGAACAATAAGATCACTGTTAAGATAACCATCAATTCTAGAAATATACATAGCATTACGAGGATTGAATACAATACGGCATCTCTCATAAAATGCTTGATTAATAATATGGAGAATATTGAGTACGTCTCCATCAAAGTCTGCACCCATAGACTTAATAGCCTGAAGTGGTACTGACATGGTTAATGTATCTGTATACCCCACAACATAAACCTGAAGTACAGATCCATAATTGATAGTAGGATTTCGATTTATCAATACAGGTAAACCTTCGGGATTTGCATGGATCAAATTATCAATAATCTCAGCTACACGATCATCTTTCTTTGCTACAGCCTTATACCACTTATCATAAGCTTCCAAAGGAGATATATTATAGTTTCTAACCAGTATATTGATAATCTGCTGACGTAATGTAATACACAACTCAACATAAGGAAGTTTAACCTGATCTACTCTTAAAGATGCATCCTGTCTAATAACTGCTCTACAACTGAAATTGTAACGACCGGATACCAAGTTTCTTAACTGTCCACGTTTACCTGTTAAGATATTCATTACTTCGTTAACAAGCTCCATATAAGTCATCTGTACTTTGAACAATTCACTGTTCTTAATCTTGATATTATTATCCATCTTACGAGTATTCTTATTGATCTTATGGACATGCTTGTTGATCATATTGTACATACCATTTGTAGGTTCAAAGTACATATAAGAATCTCTAATATCTGCCGGACGAAGATGTGTTGTAAATACAGGAATTGAATGACAGAATACAAGATGTCTGTATTCCATAATCTCGTCATAATAATCTTTCTTCTTTGGATTAAGTCCATAATAATACTGTAATATTTCATCAAATCTATTATAGAATTCGATCATACCAATACCATAATAAGGTTCTTTATCCGGTTTAAAAGCACATTCTTTTTCAAAACCATGTTGATCTACTTCAGGTGAATAGTTAAGAATATTCTTTAATCTTCTACCACCTTTCATCTTCTTTCTTTCTTCGTTATATTTTGATTCGCCGAAGATATAATCAAGAGCATCATAAAATTTAGGATGAATAATGTGATATTCGTCTTTTAATACAATCCATCCAAACATCTTGAAGTTATCATCAACATACTTAACCTTGGTTTTACACATTGGGCATTCAATACCATGATTAATACGAGATGTTGTATAGCCACATTCACAGCTATATCTATCAGCGAATGGATTTACATCACCTAATTTCTGACCGAATCTAGATGAATAAATACCATTAATATCTTTCATATCTTTCTTATTGCTATTCTTAGGTTTACCAATTAAGAAACCATCACCAGTAGCAATATCTTTCTTAGCCTCAGCATCCAAATCGATTATCTCAATCTTTGTAAGAAATTCATATTCGTCTGAATGAGGATAAGTGAGCGTGACACTAATTTGTTTGTTGTCCTGCTGCATAGACCATACCTCTTTCTACATTGTTTTTCCTAGCTCCAAGACCAAAGTTATTCTGAACCTGAGTAGGATTAATCATGACCGGAATTTTACCAGCTATAGGACTTTCCTGTCTACAACCCATTGAAACCATTCCTGATCCAATATCATTATTAATTTCTTGAGCTGTTTTAGAATATATCTCTACAATAGCAGTTCTAATAGAACTTATAATCTCTGCAGCTATTTGAGGATTATATTCTGATTTAGGGATGTCTTTTACATAGAATAAAACCTGATCTAATTTACATTCTCCATTTTGATTAATATCATCAGTAGAGTTAATAATTCTGTCGATATCGACAATAGCATTGTACAAGTCGTACATTTTTTCAAAAGTATCCTTTTTTGCCATAATAGCACCTCTTCCTTAGAAATATCTAATGCATATCGATCTTGATATAGTAATTTCCTAACCAGAAAGTTGTTTCAAACTCTGGTCTTATTAAACCTCTTTTACCAAACAACATATCGACTGCATGTACCAATAGAAACGAACCAACTTTACCAAGTTGATTTTCAACTTCATTAGTGTCAACTTCAATCTTAACTGGAATATCGAAATCGTTGTTGCTCACTTTTTTTAGACCTCCTACTACTGTACACCGAAAATAATTTTCTCGATGTCTTTTTGTCTCTGATTTGCTACACCTCTAATAGCTTTCAGCATCTGACCTTTAGTTTCAGCATCAAGTTTACTAGGATCAATTCTAATTTCACCTGTACTGGTTTCTCTGGTAATTCTGACAAGCTCTTTGTGCGATTCTTCATAAATCTTTGTGGATTCCATCTTTTATTTCCTCCTTTCTAACAAAATAATTAGTTGTTATTACTCTATAGGACTATACTGGCATTCTGTGCCTCTTAGAAATCTTCCATCATCAAGTTTAATAATTGTTTCAAATGGTTCTTCTTGATCATCTCTAACAATAATTCCAGTATGTTTTTTACTGGTATCATAATGATAATATACATTTACTTTAGTTCCTACACCCAAATCACCCATATTTTGTTTAGGAAAATTATCATAACTTATATTATTTACTACCCCATTACTTTATTTCCTCCTTTCTAAATTTATAATATATAACTTTAATAAGATTTAATACTCCAGTAGAGGACTATTAACTGATTGTTTAATAGTATATTAAAAGTTAATATCCATCCAAACATTGTAAATAGCCATAGCCTCATTATAAGAGAATTTCTTAAATAAATCTTCATTAGAAATTAATTTTGTACCAAAAATTTCTTCTAATACTCCCTTATCCATCTCCATAAGTCTAGAAGCAAAATCAAATGGTTCTAATACTTTGCCCATATATAATACCTCAATCTAATATTTCTATTCTTTTTCCTTTTGTTTTTCAAGTTCTTCTAAAACTTTTATAGCATTGTCTACTTCTTCCTGAATAAGACAAGTATAATTATCCGCTCTTTCTTGAGTCCAAACATCATCTCTCATTCTGTAACAAAATGTAAAATTTTCAGGATCAGTATCTCCGAGAATCATAGGACCAACTTTTCTTCTATATTCAGTAATAATCTTCTTAGCTTTTTGTGCTACTTTAAAATGTGTATAAGGTTCACCATTCTCATCATTAACTTCAAATTTGAATGGCAAAGTTCCATCATATATAACTTTAGACTTATCTTTATTATCAGGAACTACACCTCCCAAAACTACGCCAATAACTCCAAGTTCTTTCATCATTTCAAAGTTAGATTTTACAAACTCAGCATAATGAATATCTTCATCTAAGTTCATAGTCTTTACTTTGTCAACAATAGCATCTGTAACTCTTTTTGATGCTTCTTTTCTAATTTGTTCACAAGCTTCTTCTGCAGCTTTTTTCATTTTTTCCTCTTTTTCTTTGTCCATAGTATCATTTGTTTCCTTTCTATAAAATAAACTATATGTATATACAAGTTTATAATATATAATTTAAGAAAATATTCCTCAGATGATTTACTCATCTGAGGAACTTTATTTTTACTCTGTATCACCGTTCCAAATTTCAAAACGATATTTCTGTTTAACATCAGGATATTTTTCTCTGTCAACTTCCGACATAAACATATTGTAAGGTCTACAATATACACCGAAGTCAACTCCCATATCATGATTTGAATATAATGCTTTGTATACTACTAATTCTTCTTTGGTTTCTGTATGTTTAGCAAATGCTAAAATTTCATACAAATAAATATTCTTTTGTGCTGTTACACCGAGCATCGCTACTTCTTCGAGATATCCATCTCTTTTGAAATGAGATACAATATCTCCTACTTTTAATCTTCCATCTTCTGACACATTTCTTGACATAATATCTTTCTCCTTGTCTTTTATTTAAACTGACTAGTTATATCAGTTTTATTCTTAGCATCAATAATTCTTTGATTAGAACTACCTCTGAATTGTAAAATAATACTCTTTTTAGCTTCGATGAATGGACCATCTACGATAATATCAACTGCTTCTGCAAGTCTAGCCCTGTCATCATCGTACTCCAGTAAGTTTTCATAAATATATCCAGTAAATAACCAAATATCTTTGGTATCACCGTATACTTCTCTAAACTTTTTGACAAATTTTATAAGTTCCGAAGCATTTTCAGGTTCCATAGGTTCCCCGCCTAAGATAGTAATCCCTTTATAATGATTTGCTTTAACTGATTCAATTATATTATCTGCTACTTCATCGGTAAAAGGATTTCCGTATTTAAAATTCTGAGCATCTTTATTAAAACAATTAGGGCAATTATTTCTACAACCTGATACAAATAAACTAGTTCTGACACCGTATCCATTAGCAATATCATTATATTTTATATTTGCATAATTCATAATAAACCTCCAACGAAATAAAACTCTTGGTGAATTTTCATCCACCAAGAGTTAGTTAATTTAATTATAAATGAAGCACTCTTTCTTTAATCTCTTCGGTACGACCCTGATTCCAGAACTGTGTACCAATATATCCACAAGTACGTCTTGCTACATTCATAAGTTTCTGGTCTTTGTTTCCACAATTAGGACACTCCCAATAGAGATTTCCTGCTTTCTCTCCTTTAATCTGAATCTCACCATCATAACCACAGCACTGACAGTAATCAGACTTAGAATTAATCTCTGCATACATGATATTATCATACATGAACTTCATAAGTTCAAGTACAGCAGGAATATTATTCTGCATATTAGGAACCTCTACATATGAAATAGCTCCACCAGGAGAAAGTTTCTGATACTGAGATTCGATAGATAGTTTGCTGAAAGCGTCAATCTCTTCTCTTACGTTAATATGATAAGAGTTAGTGATATAACCTCTGTCGGTAATACCTTCAATAATACCAAACTTATTCTGAAGAGACTTAGCAAACTTATATGTTACACTTTCAATAGGTGTTCCATATAATGAGTATGCAATGTCTTCTGCTTCTCTCCATTGAGCACACTTATCATTTAGAGCCTGCATAACTTTCATACCAAACTCCATACCTTCTCCACCTGAATGACTCTTACCAGTCATAGCTTTTACACATTCATAGAGACCTGCATATCCAAGAGAAAATGTAGCATAACCACCTCTCAGAAGAGGTTCTACAGATTCACCAGGCTGAAGTCTTGCAAATGTTCCTGCCTGCCAAAGAATAGGAGCTACATCTGAAGTGATAGAAGCAATTCTTTCATATCTCTTACGAAGACCCTTATGACATACTTCTGTTCTCTTTTCGAAGATTTCCCAGAATTTCTTTTCAAGTTCAGGTGTAAGTTCGAAAGGCTGATCATTAGCAGTTTCTCCATATATATCTCTACGAGCAGATAATGCAATATCAGGAAGATTGATAGTAACAACACCACCATTGAAACGACCATAATATTTAGGTTTACCTGTTTTAGGATCGATATAAGGTGTAAGGAATGAACGACAACCCATAGCAGGATAGCAGTTTCCGTTTCCATTTTCGTCAATTTTCAACTGTTTCATTATCTTTTCTGAGATAAGATCAGGAACCATTCTCTTAGCAATACATTTAGCAGCAAGTTCAGTAAGATACCAATACTTAGAATCTTCATGAATATTGTCTTCTTCTGTTACATAGATAAGCTTAGGAAATGCAGGAGTAATATATACACCATTGCGATTCTTGAATCCTAAAATTCTCTGATGTAAGAATTCTTCGATCAACATGGCTAATTCAGGTTTAAACTCATCTGTTTCTCCAAGATACATGAATACTGTAAGGAAAGGAGCCTGACCATTTGTATTGGTCATAGAATTAACCTGATAGTTGAAAGTTTGAACAGAATCTCTAACTTCTTTCAAAGTTTTCTTAAGAGCATATTTATACACTTTCTTATGTTCAGCTTTGAATTCTTCTGAAGCCAAAACAGTCATACCAGAATTTCTGAATTCTTCAGCCATTTTTTCAGCTTCATCTTCATCCATATCTTCACACCAGATAAATCCATCTTTAAGATGTCCAATGAAACTGTCACGAACAAAAGGTGCAAGATGTGTAAGAGTTACTGTACATCCACCATATGTGGACGAAGTTACTGCAAGAATAATTTGAGTAATAATAGTAGATCCTGTAATAAGTCTCTTAGGTTTATCAATAGCAACACCGTTCACTACAGTACCATTCTGCAACATATCTTCAGCATTAACCAATTCACAGTTTGTAAGTGCTTTCTGAGCAAAATAATCAGCATCATGGAAATGAGCTTCTGAAGCCTTGTGAGCCATTACAACTTCGATAGGAAGTAACTCTCTCATAGCTTTGTCTGTAGATACTTCACCAGCAATATAGTCTCTTTGAGTAGTTACAAGTAACGAATTTTTATTGGAGTTTTCTCCATTCCAATATTCAGATTTTCCATTAACGATTTCATCAATCGCTTTATCAATATGATTACCTCTAATACGATTTCTTTCGTTACGGTATGTAATATATGCTACAGCTACATCTTTTCTTTTTGTATTCATAAGACCGTTCTGTACAAGATCCTGAATTTCTTCTACTGTATATTCATGATCAGTTGTATTAACTTTTTCTTCGATGAAATCAGCAATAGAATGAATTTTATTAGTAGCATAACTGTCTACTGTACCATCAACTTCTAAAAAAGCTTTCTCAACAGCTCTTTCAATTTTTCTACGATTAAAATCGTCTTTTCTTCCATCACGTTTAATAATGTAATGCATAAAAATAATCTCCTCTCCTAGTTATCTTTATATTTTTAGGATTTATTTCGCTCTAATAATATTAAGCGATTATCTAAATGTAAAACTACATGTTGAATTTCAGCATAGAAAAATGGATAGAGAGGTCAATCTCTATCCATTTTCTTCAATTCTATACTCTTTAAAATACATGCTTTTTTACTGGTATAAATTTGATGATTAAAGACGAATTAATTCGTTATATCTAATCGGACAATATCTAACCACTTCAATTCCTGCATCAGTAAGCATTGATAGTGTTACTTTGTTCTTTTCTGCATTAAATAATACAGGATCATCTTTGTCATCGTTATAAATAATCTTCTTGATACCTGACTGAATAATAGCTTTGGCACATTCATTACAAGGAAATTTTGTTACATATAACTCTGCATCTGTAACAGGAGTGTCAGAGTTTAATATAGCATTTAACTCTGCATGTACCACATAAAAGAATTTATTCTTAGTAGGATCATTGCTATCTTTAGTCCAAGGATATTTATCATCATCTATACCACGAGGAAATCCATTATAACCTGTAGAAAGAATCTTTTTATCTCTTACAATACAAGCACCAACTTTACAAGCAGGATCTTTGGAACGTTTCTTAACCAATTGAGCAATACCCATAAAATAACTACCCCAAGAGATTGTATAATCATTAGGTATTAAATCATTTTCTGGTTTAGAACAGTATAAAAATGAAAATTCTCCATCTGTATCTTTGTAGTAGAATTTATCAGAACCGTGAATATGAATAATAGAACCACTATCCAAACTATCTTTATCTTTTATCATATCTTCGACACTATTGTATGAACAACGAATTTCTATAAAAGGTTTTCTTAGTTTAGATAATACATCAGAAGTCATATCTTTGTCAGAATATTCTTTCATTAATTTACCCGGATTCTTTTTAGCATTTCTTTTTTCTACTTCTTCGTTACTATAATATTTCTTAGCAACCAAGTTACAAATAGCTATTTCCATACCATTTGTCCATACTTCGCCACATGTATGTATTTCTGCCTTAGAAAGCTTATTATGATTATTTTCAATAAAGCACTTGATAGAGTTTTTGAAAATAGAACTTTCTGTAATATCTACACAGAATTTTACAGTAAGATAATGTTTTCTATCTATATAACCAAGATAAAAAAGATCTTCGAGAATATAATCTTTAAAATACGATCCATAAGGAGAATGAAATATTTGTTCAGAAGGAACCAAATTAAATCTATCTCCAATAGATGTACCAAATGAATGTATTTTGTGATTTTCATCAAAAAATATAGTATTTACTTCAACAAGAGTATCGGTTCCAGAGCAGTAATGAAATCTATTACTTGCTCTGGAATCTATACCGCCGGGAAATTTTTTACTCATATAATTATTTCCTTCCTGAAACTCCAAATCCGCCTCTATTTTCATTTTCAAGCTTAGGAACTTCATTGATAATAAATTCAATATCTTTTACCAATCTAAACTGACAAATTCTTTCATTAGCAGGAATAACTGTATCTCTCACAGCATATGCAGGCATTGCAATTATATCATCATCTCCACAATATTTTGTATCTACAACTCCGAAGGAGTTAGTCTGAATAATACCGTATTTTGCAAATGTTGAACTACGAGGTACTAACTGGAACCAATATCCTTCAGGACATTCTATTGAAATACCAAGACTAATATAATCAAATTCTCCAGCCTTAAGAGTTACTTCTTTTGCATTATAAAGATCGATAAAGTTACCATGCTGAACAACGTCAGGCAATTCAGGAAACATTTCTCTGTGATATCTAATTTTCATTTGTGGAATATTTGTTTTTACTTCGCTCATTTTAATTTCTCCTTTTTTAAAAATCAATAGTGTCTCTGTTAATTACATCTTCAATATCTACTCCAAGACTATCACATAATTTCATAACAGTAGAGATTGAAGCGTTTGCGAACTTAGCGGGTGATTGTTCGTATGCAGCGATCGACTTTATATTGACGCCAGATAATTCGGCTAATGATTCTTGTGTATATCCTCGTGCTATTCTGGCTTTTTTCAACTTGGAGTCAATCTTTGCCAACTTGGGATCTTCGTATAACATAATACTCATCGGCAAATCTCCTTTAACTTTAAAAAGTTTTATAATAGACTACAATTATCTTTATTAGAATTATAAAAATGTGTAGCGTTTGATAAATTACTACCAAATTAATAGTATAAAATAAAAGTCTTAGGAGCTGTAAACTCCTAAGACTATGGGTATTATTTTTTCGAATCTTCTGTACAAGGCTCATTTTTCATATTCTTATTACCATCTTTAATCATATCAACGAGCTCCTGAATATCATATCCTGTCTTCCTCTTAATATAATTCTGAGCATATTTAAATGCATTGTTATAAGCAAAATTTACCAGCTTTTCAATAATAGTTTGAGCAGCAGCATTATTAAATATTTTTGGAAGATCACTATTTATCCATGATAAAACAAGAGCAAATTTTTCATCTCCTGTAAGATCTGCCAACTCTTCAACCGATGCAATTTTTTCACTTGCTTTTTTCAAACAAATAAACTTTATATTGTTATACATTGCTTTCAATATAAAAAATAAAGCCACTAAAGTAACAATTACTGTATAAATATCTTTGGTAGTGGTGACTGTAAAAAGATCTTTAATAAAAGTATCCATATTTATATCCTCCCTAGATGTGATTTATATTATAGTGGTTTTAAATCAAAAAATAAACCCTAGTAATAGGGTTTATTCATAAATAAAGAAAAATTATCTTCTGTAGAAATCTCATAATTTGAATTAAAATCTGGATCTAATTTATCTTGATACATATCTTCAACTGTTATCTGGATATCATCTTTATATTTTACTACATAAGAGTTCTTTTTAATATCAAGATGGGCAGGATCTATATCTAAACCAATAGCATGTATAGTATTAAGTAGATCTTGCTTATTATTAAATCTTCCAGACAATAAAGTGAAAGCGTGATGTTTTTCTATTTGTCCATTCGAATTACTGCTTGGAACAAGTATAGGTTTATTATTAATCTTTAATCTGTGATCTTCAAAAACAAACGGGATAATAGTATTAATTTGATTCATTATAATACCTCTACTTTTTAATTTATATTATATTTCAGTATTATAATATATAATTATTAACAGCAATAGTTAATGAATATATTTCTTATGAGCTTTCTTTATAGTATCTTTCTCCATCTTTGCATAACATTGTAACGTTGTATCGCAAGATTGATGTCCTAATATATGCTGTATATCTGCTATATCTGCACCTTTATTAAGCATATTTGTAGCTAATGTTGCTCTGAACTTATGAGGAAATACACGTTCAGTTACTGTAAGTCCACTACTTTTTCCTAATTCTTTAAGTGCATATTCAACACCATTTTTTGTAATTCTTGTATATGGTTTTTTAGCAGTAACAAATAAAGCTTCATTATTATCAACACGAGATTCCAAATACCATTTGAGATGAATCTTTGCACGACCTGTAAGGAAACAAATACGTTCCTTAGCACCCTTACCATAAACTTTAACTTCTCCAGTTTCAAAGTTTACATCTCTTTTATTTAATCCTGTAAGTTCTGATACACGCATACCTGTAGAACTTAATAAATCTATAATTGCTAAATCTCTTTCATTCTTACAAGCACATCTTAGCATTTCTACTTCTTCATCTGTAAATGTTTCTATAACTTTTTGCTCTCTTTTTATAGTTCCTATTTTGTCCATAGGATTTCTTAATATCTTTTCTTCTATAACAGCCCATTTATAAAAGCTCATTAAATACATACGAATGTTCTGAATAGTGATAGGTTTAACTTTATCATGCTCTCTACGATAATCCATATATTCTCTTATATCTTGAGCTGTAATCTGTCTATAATCTTTATTTATAATAAGAAATAATTTTGACAATTCATTACCGTAATTATATATAGTAGTCTTTGATTTTGATTCTGCACGTTTAGATTGTAAAAATAACTGCATAGCTTCGTTATTAATATCTTGAATAGACATGTCTTCGCAATCTTCTTGTTTTTCAAAATCATAAGACTTAAACGTATCATCTAAAGTTTGTTTCAATAAGAAAATCTGTTCATCTGATAATTCCGCATTGTATTTAAGTTTGTTAACTATATCATCTGTGAGCTGCATTTTAGCTCTATCCATAGGAGTTAAGTCTTTTCTAGGTCTACCTCTTCGATTACCAGTACTTGTTACAGCCAATTTGATTACTTCCTTTCTTTAATATTATAAAATATCAACCCTTAATTAAAGGCTGTGATAGGAGGAGGTGATTATTATGATACTAGACATCATTAATTCTTTTATAGAAAAATCTATAAAAGAAAATCCAAATTTTGATAAAATGACTTCAAAAGAAAAAGATAATCTGAGAGCTGAGTATTATAATAAAATATTTGCAGCTCCGGAAAATCTAAATAATTCTAAAGGTAGCAAAACAACATAGATCTAACATTTTAATATAAAAAGGTCCAACAAAAATAATTCACTTATAAAGGAGAGGATATTAACATGACAAATGTAAATTATCGCACATTAAAATCCAACATCATCAAAGCTTGCAAATATAAGAAGGGAGGTCATCCTGCAGATTTTTGTATCAACTTTGATAAATTGGCAGAACTTGTACAGGACATTAATTTAGTTCCCATGTTTGTTGGAATGGATCCTGTAAAAATGATTCCAGAAGTTATTCCATTTATGTCTGAATATTTTGACAAATCTCATCTTGTATGGTTATCAGATTCGAAGTTCCATACAACTATAACTTTCATCGATGCCGAATTCATCGATGACAAAGTAGTAGAATTATTAGATAAGCTCAAGACTCCTCAGGTTGATGATCCGGAACTGGACAAAGTACAGGTATATGCAGAACTTGTTGCTAATTATCCTTGTTACTTTGCTACTATAGTTTCTTACAAGAGTAATTCTCCTAAATCTGGAAATCATCCTACATATGAAATTGCTTGTAGAGCAAATAAGGTAACAATTAAGATGTCTGATTATCAGTATAATCACAAAGATTTCTAATTTTACCTCCTTTCTTTATATCAAAAATAAGAAATAAATGATCCTAGGGTTTACGACCCTAGGATCTAATCTTTTGATAAGTATCACTTTCCATATATACACTATTAACAAATGTGTTAATTTATCTGGTGTACAATGGATCGTGATATTTATCAAAATTATAATATATAATCGAAATAAAGTTCTCTATGGCTTTATCAGCCATAGAGAATCTTCATTTTTATAGTTTTGATTTGTCAAGTGAGATTTTAAATCTCTGTCTCAAATTCGGGTTATACTTTACAAAATAATATTTATTATCTGCAACAACAGACATACTTGTATCGTCAAGAAATGACCAGAAGCCTCTATATTGAGGATCGTCAAAGTCTATTTTATTGACAATGAACCAGAATTTGATTTCTGCACCGGAGTAACTTTTCGAAGAATTAATAATGTTCTCCTTCTCAATATTATCATAATTATGTAATAATTCATACATTTCTGTATAATTACATGGATATGTAATATTGGCTGACATATTCCTGTTAAATTTAATAAAATAATAAGGAATCCCATTTATATACTCTATTTCGTGTACCTTAATTGTTCCACCAAATTCAGGTATCCAGTATTTGTGATATAATTTGAGCTTCTCATTTTCTCTAAACTTTCTTGGAATATATCGTGTACTTATAACTTCTTCTTCGAGAGCCTCAGAGTAAATATGCTTTTTCATAATATTTTAACCCTGCCTTTCTCAACATATTCTTTACTATTATCATCATTGATCTCTATTTGAATTTGAGATACATACAAGCAGTCAAGTTTTTTATTATTTATCAAACTTATAATAGATCTATAATTATCATAATCTCTTAATACTTCAAACTCTGCTGTATATCTAAGATGATATAGTTTAGATTCTTTTATATCAGAAGTCCAAATCACAGGATTTGTATTACTGATATAGAAAGTATCATTATCTTTTGTACCATATAAGATGAAATATTCTTTCATACAGCAATTCACCTCCTGCAAATTCTCATTTTATTATTAAGTGAACAGAAAATGGAACAAAAATTGATAATCTACTACTATTAGAATAGTAATAATGGTAAATTATAGATATAAACATTAATATAATAGGTATTTGATGGAAGCTGCTCTCTTGATGGTGCCTATTTCTTCTTGGTATAATAATATCTTTGTCGGAGAGAAACCCCTAGGCTAGCTGCAGCCTAGGGGTGTATCTTTTGTTTATTTTCTCATTAGTATAGATTTACATCGAGGACATTGTAAAAAGCTTTTACTTCCAGCAATACTATTAGAATTAGATCTAATTTTTACTCTTTCCATCTGCACACAACATCTAGGACAATATCTTTTTCTACAAGCTAATACGTTTCTTATAAAATTAATACTCATTAATTTTATCCTGCAATTCTTTCTGTGCAGAAGAATCTAATAAGAATAATTTTACATCACCAGTCTTAGACTTTGCTCTGATAATCATAAATGACTTATCGATACCTTCAATTCTGGCAGAATTGATAGTGAGAGTAGTAACATACTGGTCAGCATCTCCAAAATAGTTATCTTCAATGCTAGAAATAGTATTACCCTTGAACTTGTCCTCATCAAATTCAACTCCAATATCAAAAGGAGTAAGTAATTGTACTACTTCTCTTTCTGTACCTACAATTCTTGATACTTTGATAACCATACCAACAGATGTAGGATGATCAGATTCATCATTTTTGAAAAGCATTGATTTGAGCTTAGCAAAAAATCCTTCTTTTTCTCCAAGTTCAACTACAGCAGGAGCCATAGCTACAATCTTGTCTACAGAATCTACTACATAGAATTCTGCTTTTGTATTATCTTTGCTGCCAGCAACAACTGCAAGAGCTAAATCGTGCTCATTGATGATATCTTCCGATACATAGGAATCAATAAATGTAAGAGCTGTATAAGTATCTGCACCAATAGCTGCTACTTTAGTTTCTCTTGTATGAACATTTGTCAGTGTAGTTGTAAGTACCGGATTAGAAGATTTGATATCTTCTTTTGAAATCTCAAACTTCATATCACATACATAGTTATCAAGATGACCAAGCAGCAAATTAGTACATATGTTGTCATTAACGAAATCATAATCTTTATCTTCTGCAAATGGAATACATTCCAAATCACTAAGATGATCCTGATCTCTTATAGCAATATTTCTGTCAATAATAAACAGATTGTCATAATCATCTCTACATAAGAAAATAATAATAGCAATATCTCTATTATCTTTTTTCTTAAAAGTAATCTTGTATGGTGTTATTGTTTTGATAAAGATATCTGCTGCTACTGATTCTTTAGGATCAATCTGTTTTGTACCATATACATTGTTGTATACTTCATCAGAAGCAACCTCTTCATATTCATTATTATCTTCTTCCAACTCATTAGACAATTCTTCTGCAATTTCTACAGCTTTACCATCTACTATTTCGGCGTCAATAAAATTATCTTCTGATGATTCAACATGTAATTCTTCTACCATCTCAGAAGGCTGATCTTCCACAAGCTCAACAATAGTGTTTTCAAACTGTTTAGGATCTACCTCTTCAAATTCAGGTTTTACAAATTCTTTAATCTCTGCCATTTTTAGTTCTCCTTTATTTTTTCATATATTTTATATACATCTAAGAAGTTAGTATGATTATATAACTCCTTAGAAAGTTTCAAAGCAAGAGTTCTTTTGAAAGAACCATCAATTTCACTATGCTCGTGATATATAATAAACAGAGTATCTGACGCTGCATCAAAAAACATCTGATCTATTAATGTATCTTTTGAATATAAAGAACAATAAGGTTCATATGCCATAGGACTAACTAATCTTCTACCGAAAATAGAAGGACTGATATAATGGAATCTGTATGTATTAGGTCCAAGTTTTGCTGTATAATGATTCGTTATAAACATAGAACTTGGAGCAGGTTTTGCAGAACCATCTAACTTGATAGATGTTGGTGTTACAAATTCAACCTTATGTAATTTATAATCAAAGAATACAGTTTCTGCTGATATATCATGATTAACAAATCTTACAAAAAATAAATTAAGCTGTATAAATATAGATCTCGGAATAATTAGTTCCATAACAAAAGGATCTCTATATTCTTTATCTCTACCCCACGCAAGAGAAGAATAGTACATTTTCTTCTTTTCATATACAGTCATATTTAAATCTGTAGAATATATTACTGCTGAATCTATACCATTTGTCATTTCCATATACATCTGCAGTTGTTTTGGATTTTTGATAATATTATTATAATTTAAAGCATGAGCTTTGATAAATTTCTTATCTTCTTCAGAATCACAAGAAAAATACATATTAAGATATTCTTTTTCATCTTCATCTTTAGTATCACTTTGAACTAAAAATAAAATAGTAAAAGAATTTTCATCTCTTTCTTTTATACATAAAGGAATAATATGATTAACAATGTATGTATTTCTACATACATTGTTCATATCACTATCCATTGATATTTGAAATCGTTTCATTATTTGTCACTCTCCATATTAGGATTAATAACGATATCTTTTAAAAGATATTTTCTTAAATCAATACATTCATTGATAGTACGATTCATCTTATAATTTCTCAATTCATCAAGAGTTTCTAATTTTTGTTGCTTGAATGATTTGTCAAGATAACCACGAAGAACAGAGAAACATTCATCTCCTAAAACAAATCTAACTTGCTTTTTCTTATCATCGAGATATTCCATAATAACAGCATTACAAGGTTCTCCATGATCAGAAGCTAATACTACAGCATCTGTCATATCAAGCTTACCAAAATACATATTAGTTACACATAACCCAACATACTCTGACATTTGAAACATTGCTACAGGATAAATATTTTCAAGAATACCATTTTCATCAGTTTTACCAGTTACAATATATTTATAATTGGTTGATATACCTATAAAGATAAATGGAGCAGATCTATCAGCTCTAAGTATTCTAAATTCTCCTGTAAAGATAATATCACCTATATCTTCTTTCATATTTCCAGGAGGCATACAAAGAGTATCATCTTTTGGTCTTTTTGAATTAGAAATAGAATAAGCTTCTTTGTCTGCTATATATCTATCTCTATACTTTAGTGTAACGGTTGTATTAATTAACTGCTCATTTTGACTCGGAAATTTGAAAGCTGTAACATGATCCGAAAAAGGAATCATTAAATTACTATGCTTTGTTATTCTCCGATGGAGCAAAACATCATCATTTTGTTTCATGATTTACATTCCTCCAATCTTTTTATCTGTTTCTTTAATAAGTTCTTTCACAACAGATTATTTTGATTCTCTGTTCATCTTATTAATTTCAGCCATATCTCTTACAATCTCTACAAAGTCTCTTTTTTCAGGTTCTTTTTCTACAACCTCTTCATCATCCGATTTAACAGCACCTAATGCTTCTCTAGCTGCGGTATCTTCCATTAATTCTTTCGGAGATTTTAATGACTGTTTAAGAAGCAAAATAGGTGTATCTGTAATAATAAGATTTCTAGCATTAAGAGTGTTTTTGACATACATATAGTCAATAACTTCAATACCTTTACCCATTGCAAAAGAAATTTCAGTAAATGTGCCCATACTCTTTTCCCACTTATTATCTCTATTATCATAAATCATTACATTAGCAATTGATAATAAAGCATAACATATAAACACTTTGTCGATATAGGTGAACTCAAAATGTTTATCTATCAAATTTAACACTTGTACAGGATTTATTACATAGATATTATATGCCGAGAATGCCTGGTAAGTAATAAATTCAATACCATTGAATCTTTTCTCATAATCTTCAATATTAGTGACAGGACCACTAATATATATGATATAATCTTTATCTTCTAATTTGAGTACATTGACAAGATGCTCAATATATGAGTTAGTAAAAGCTTTAACTTGATCAATATTATCAGGTTTGAAGTTGCTTTGAGCAATAATTTCTTCTATTATATCTCTTTTCATCATCTTAGTATACCTCCAGTTATATCAAGCATTCTGAAGAATATATTGATATCTCTATTGATTTTCTTCTTAAAGATTTTAAATCTTCCAATTAGAAAACTATTACCTATATCATAGACATATATTCCTAACTTATCTTGTGAAGTGATATTAGGAAATCCTGTAAATATAGGAATCATATATTGTTTTCCAGGTTGTAATGCAGGAAGTCTGTAGTATTTCATACCATCATCTGATTTAATATTGAGATAATCAGAAAATGATTCGTCTGTTTTTAAATCATTATTTACAGCTACAGGTACAGCTTCCTCAAATATATAACCATAATAGGAAGCATAATAATTAAGAAGTTTTGTTGTTATTAAAGTATCGTATATATCTAATGAAGATATATTAAAATCTGTAATAGATCTACTCGATACCTCGTACATAAACTTGGAATAAGAAAATCCCAATGATGGATAACAAAGTTCATCTCTCAAATGAATTATATATAATAAAGTTTCATCGACTAATAGTACAAGAGTATTATCGCTGGTTACCAAGCAGTTTGTATTAGGCAACAAACTCTTAGTAACCAAACTTTCTACAATTTTTTGTACCTGGTCCAATCTAGGATCAATTACAAACATAATTTAATCAACCTTTCTTACTTTCAAGTAATTTTTCATAAGTCATATTATCCGGTCTCTGATTAAGGAATATAATTGGACTTTCAGCTTTAGGAGCATTAAATTCAATTGGAGATTCTGGCTTATAAGATGTAGGAATAATAGGACTATAAGCAAATGGTTTATCTGAATCTATATTACCAAATCCTGCTGAGATAAGATTACTATATCTTCCAAGACCAAACTTTTTCTCATAATATTCGTCCATATCAAACAATACTTCTTGAATATTTCCAAGATGGAACCATCTTGTACAGAATTCAATCATATTATCAGTAACAAGATTTTCTATAAACTCGCCTCCACGAGAATATTTCTCTTCCTCGATATGATAATAGTTTTCATCTTTATATACCTTCTCATCAATGATAATCTTACCAATCTGAGTATTAGGTGCAATATTATATTCACCCATAAGGCTTGGATATAATGATTTAAAATCGTAATCAAGCAAATTCTCACATACCCAAATTGCTCTACCATCGATTATCATCTTTGAATATTCATTGGTCTTTGTAGGATCACCTACCAATGCTCCAAGATATTTTGGAGGTTTAGGGTTCTCTTTGTTACAGTTATTACCAATAATATAACCCATCTTATACCAGTCAGCAGCCATACGATTGATAAGATATACTGTCTGTCTATGACCTTTCTTATATACTGTATTATTAACTACACACTTAGAGAAGATATATTCTAAGTCATTAGTTTGAGCTTCAATACATTTCTGAACAATAACATCCATGATGTTATATAAAAAGAATGTCTTGAAATCTAACCAAGGTAATTCTGTAACAGAATCAGTTATATGATGATAATCCAACTTTCTTACATTAGCTTCTTTCAAACCAATATCATCTAATTTGAATGATTTATATGAACCAATCTTAGATTTTCTTCTTGAAGCATATTGAATCATCTGATCAAGAAATACAGGTAATCCGGAAATAAAAGTATAATCACCACGTTCTGCCAATTCGTTTTGATGTTGATGATCAACGAAATTCTTAACGACCTTATCTTTCCATCTCTGATCACATAATATATCTTCAGGATTATATCCAAGAGCTATTACTCTGGCTATAATATATTCCAAGTCGAATCCACTGGAGTTCCAACCCTCAATAAAGTCCGGACATGTTCTATGCATCGTTTCAAACAAATCTGCAATGAGTTGAATTTCACTATCATAAAACATTGGACAAAATTTAGTCTTCATAAGTCCATATTTTGTAGCAGCTTTTATACCACCAACCGCATCAACTACAAATTTATGAATTTCATTCCAACCAAATTTACCTGATTTAAATGAATCTTCAAGTTGTTGAATTTGAGGATTTCTTTCGTCTCTTAAAACAAAAGTATATACTGTATCTGTACCTTCATCATAATAAGATACACAATTGATAGCACATTCTCCCATTTCAACAAAATCACCTTTTGCCCATTTACCATCTACTTCTATATCGAAGAATCCCTTAGTAATCTTATAAATTTCGTTGCTATATGTATTAGCAAACTTAAATCTATAATGATCTTCAATATTTGCATCTGAATAGAATAATGATGGGTCACTGTGAAGAGCCTGATTAGCCCTTTTATTTCTATTCATTAAGTTCTGTTTATAGAACTCTTCCATTCCTGTAGCCTTTGCTAAGTTTAATTCCAATTTATGAAATGGAACTGTTATAGGTTCAACTTTTTCTCTTTCAATGAAGAGCTGACTATAAGGTGGAACTTCAATTCCATCCTTAATCTTATAGAAAGTATAATCAGGATTTGTAATAACCAGAAAGTCTTTCTTTTTTGTTTTATTATCCTTATAGATGATAAATATTTGATCATCACAAACTTTTTTACCTTCTTCAAATTCAGGATAACGATAGTAAGTATTCATAACTGTAATATCTGAACCTTCTGGATATCTACACTCTAACTCAGGTATCATTCCCATAATGCTTAAATCCTTTCTATATTTATTAATATTATTGATTAATCTGATGTTTTTCTATCGATAGATTTCCAATACCTGCACATTTTGTTAATATATCATATTGAATGAAACGTAATATATTTGCTACTATTTTAAAGAAAAGGAGGACAAATACATGCAATATATGAACAATGGTATGATGCCTGTAGGTTATGGTAATGGAATTGGAATTGATCCTTATCAGCAACCTCAGTTTGCTATGAATCAAAATCCATATGGTTATGGTCAGCAGGCACCTCAGGTTGTACAACACAAACCTGCTGTAGATCCTAGAGTCTTTGAAACTCCTGCAATTACTATGGGAGAAACTAAGACATCTTTATTTAAAATCGAAGATGATTCAATGAAAATCAAAGTCGATAATATTTCTGATATGGAAGCAGAAGAGAAGAAGAGAAGAAAAAGAGGCGGTTCTAGTCTTCCTGCTACTAAACAACAGACAGCTATTGTAAAAGCTGATGCTGAAGTTGTAAATGGAACAGAACTTGTTGAAGCAGGCACCATTTACAGTTATGGAGAAACAAATAATTTGTTACACGAAACATTAAGACAGATTGATGCTGTAAATGGGGAACTTGTTCAAGAGTTCAATGCGGTTCGTCATAATAGAACTCTGAAGAATAAATATGGTATATTAACAGGATTATCTGAAAATATTGGTGCTATGATTGGTAACAGAATTTCTGCAATCAAAGAAATCAATAACTGTATTACAAAAGCCAATGATATGGATTACAAGAAACGTAAGGATATCGAAGCAGCTCAAGCTACCATGAATGATGATAAATATATTTCTGATATTTATCAGGCATTTATTCAGAATCCTAATAATTCAGCACCTCAGTATCAGATGCCTATGATTGATCCTGCTATAATGGGTTCTGGTATTGTAAGAGCAAATCTTACTCCTGATATGGTTAGCAATCCTGGTCAGCCTATTATGGATGCTGGATATCTTAATTATGTTGCTAATATGACACCTGAACAGAACATGATGAGATATGAAGGTAATCCTGATGTTAAACAAGTTGTTGTATATGATGCAGCTTCCGGTGCAAAATTCTTCCAAGTTATGAATGTAAGAACAGGAGAAGCAATTCCTAATGTTCCTGTTTATGATCAGATGTTTATGGAAGATACAACTCTTGATCTTAAGACAAAGATTGCAAAGAATATTAACCTGAATGAAACTTTTCCTATCATTGTTCTTAATGATAATATTGTTTCTCAGTATTAAAAGTAAAAATAAAGATCCCAAGGGTTTCAACAACCCTTGGGATTACTTTTTAGTTTTAGATAATACCGACGAAAGCTGATCCGGCATTAGCAATATCTCCTCTGGATAACTTTCTGGTATTTTTGTGATCAGCAACGGAAGGTGCATCGTTCTGATATACTATTTTTTGCTCATGGTTAACACCAATTGCTGCAAGTTCAACATTGAGTTCTTTAATCTGAGCAGTAAATCTTGCTTTCTCTACAACATTTCTTGATTTCTTGTATTTTTCTTCAAGAGTTTCAATCTCTTTAACAATTTCTTCTCTAGATCTCATAACAAAACCTCCTTTTCTAATCTAGTTTTAGATTAATATATAGTGGTTTTACTGCTTTATTATTTCGTCAAAATCCCAAATTACATTACCTGATTGAATACTTGACTCGTAGTTTTCATATCCCTTAAGCTTAATAATATCAGCATAAGAATTATCAGTTTCTGTAGAATGAGAAATTAAGAATAACTGTTCTATATTTAAGATCTGCATACAATAAAACATGATATTTGTAAAGAGTGAATTATTGTAAGAATCTAAAGCTGCTGTAACTTCATCTAATTGAGCAATATTAAATCTAGTAGATGCCTGATGTAATAATACCAGATTGATAATCATCCCCATCATAGCAATCTGAGCACCAGATCCAGAACTAATATCATCTACAGGTAATCCTTCACCAATAAATGGTATTCTAAATTCATTCTCATTGATAATAAAATCTTCAAGTCTATATGAGCCATTAAACAACATTGAAAGAATACTATTAGCAATATCCTTTGTCTTGCTCATATAAAGTTGCATGAATAATGTTTGAATACCACCGGAAGTAGGGGAACAGTATTTTTTGAGTGTTTCTATCATATCGTAACTCTGTTTATACTTAGCATATTCTTCGTAATATGAATCTAACAAAGTAAGCTGACCCGAGATAGTATTGATTTCCCTCATCAGAGGTTCTAATTCTGCAGATAAAACATTAATTTTGTCTCTCAATGCAGTTATAGAAGATAACGCTTCCAAAGCTTTTGAAGATTTCTTTTTAAATTCTTCAACCTGATCTTTTACAACAATATATTCTTCTAACAATTTTTCGTACCTTAGATAAACTGCAAGATATTCTGTTTCGTTATTAACCTTAGTTTCAAGGCTTATAACTGTAGAAGAATAGCTATCCATATCAGATTTAGCTTTAGCAATAGTTTCAATTAACTCTGCTTGAGATTTTTCTAATTTATTGAGCATATTTCTAGAGGAATTTAATAACTGAACTTTTTCTCTATAATTTCTATACTCCAATTCCAGCAACTGATTTTGTTGTTTTTCTGCAGCAAAAATTCTCAATAGATTTGCTACATCTGTAACTTTTTTATGTTCTCGAATGAATCCAAATGTATTCATATTAAGAACCATAATTTCAAAATTTTCTACAAACTGAGGATAATATTTCTTTAGAATAAAACTTATTTCCGAAATTTCTCTTCTAATTGTATCTAATTCGAGCTTCTTGTAAGACATTGTATTGTGATAATCAATCTGTGATTGAATTTCTGTAACTTTCTCCGATAATCCAAGATTTGTATCCTGAATTAAAGATAAAGTTTCTACAATATCTCCTTGTAATTCATTCTTTACCAGAACAGCATTAGCAATAAAAGGACAAGTATCAATTTTACATTCTTTTGGTCTATCCTCAAGAGTAGCTAAAAGTTTTAATTTACCTTGTGTTTCTGCTAATTGTTGTTTATTAGCATCAATTTCACTGATCAACATATCCTGAGACTGTAACATATCTCTCACAGATATAGAATCAAATTCTTTAATAATATATTCTAAATCTCTCGGAGTTAAACCATCATTGAATTTGTCTATTGCAACTGAGAATCTTTCACAGAATGATATTATTCTTTCAAGCTCCATTACATCTGTATCGAGAGGAATATTCATCTGTCTTAATTCTGCAACAATTTCATCTATAATAGATTGAGATTTATTATATCTATCTACAATATCTGTTTCTGTTATATTACAATCTAATTCAGCTCTCAATGAAGCTATACTTTCATCAGTTTCTCTCAACCTTTGACTTTCAGTTCTCCATTTATCAGTAGCCTGAGATAATTGTAATCTATATGATTCTAATAAAGCTTTATCAGTCTCTTGTTGATTGCTAATATCTTCGGGTTTAATTTTAGTTCTATGATAATGAGAATTAACTTGAGTTTCTACTATAGCTACTTGAGCAGATAATTCTGCTTCTTTATCAGTGATAGCTTTAATTTTTATAGCTTCATCTTCATCAATACTATTTTTAGCTTCTATAGAAACTATAGTATTATTAGTAACCATAATATCTCTATTCAATTCTCCTTCTCTAGCCTGAAGCATCTTCAATCTAGATTTTAAATTCTCAGCATTGCCAATATTTTGAATCTTAGTGTGAATAGTATTGGTATGAGATTTATATATTAAGCTTTTCTTATTAAGAGTCTTGTAGATATTATTATATATCTCAAGATTATCTATAATATTAGAAGCAAATCTTTTTCTTTCAGATGGTGTTTTATCTCCCAATCCTCTATCAGAATTACTTAATCTAGAAAGAGAAACATAATTAGAATCCAATTCAAATTCGTTAAATACTATATCTTTATAAGATGATACATTTCCATTTTCATTTAATTCAACACCATTCTTTTGTATATAAGCTTTAGTAGTTTTTCTACCTTTTAAATCAGCAGGAGAAATAATTTGTATTGTATATGTGTCACCATTATCAAATAATACAAGACATTTTTCTGCTGTCTTTCCAGGGATAAAAGAATTGCTACCATCAGGAAACGGATTAAGATGATTCATTAATGTTGATTTTCCAGAACCATTCTTACCAGTAATAAGAATGATATTATGAGTACATTTTCTGAAATCTATACTAACTTCATACAAACCCATTCCATTATAAAAACCTATATAGTTCTTAAATGTAGCCTGCAAATATTTCATAATTCTTACACCTCTTAGTTTTCAATATTACTACTAAGTTTCAGGGATGGTAATTAACAAAGAATATTCTCTCCATCTTTTTTAAGTTTATTAAATCTAACCAGATTCATAAAATCAACTGAAATACTTGTATCAATCGGAGAAGGCATTAACTTATCAGTCCCTTCTTTAGGTTCCCAAAGAATAGAATATAACTTACCACAGTTTGTACATTTAATATGCTCTAACGCATTAACTTCTCTTGTACATTCTCTTCCAAATCTATCTATAAAAACGAGTTTACCTTTAGCTCCGCACCTTACACATTCATTTCTGTGTTGAAAATATATAGGTGAGGTAACTCTCTTTACATCCAATTTTATATTCATATCAATTCCTAACATGATTTATTCCTCCTATAAATAATAGCTAGAAGAGAGTTACCCCTCTTCTAGCATATAATTTATTTATTCTCTTTAAATATTTCTCTAAATATCAAAACATAGTCTGAATCGTCAGGTTGCTCATTAATAGCATATTCAAAAATACCTTTAAAAGCTTCTGTTGATAACCAAAATGGACAAGATGTAAATATAGATTCTATAAATAACATAATATCATTGAATTTGAAATTAAACATAACGTCTAAAATCATAATCATAGTAATAAGATAATTCACGTAAAAAATCTTATCATCTCTACCATATATATCTCTTTTGTCAAAAATATTTTCTGATCCTGATCTATAAGCGGATATTGCTATTGGACTATTATTTATATCCGTTAATGAGATCTTGAAATACCATTGAGCAATTTTATAACAAGTATAAATTACCTGCTTATCATCACAGTTTTTCAACAAATTACGACTGATAAAGAATATAGATATATCTGAAATAAAATTAGTTCCATTTGGTTGTTTTGTTACTGTCTGAAATTTAGTGCACAAAATTGAAGTGAAATCGAGATTATCTACAAAAATATATCTATCTCCATTAGATGCAAGATATCCATTATGAACATAATCTTCTTCAGATATTTTCAATTTTTCGTCAAGACTTGTTAAAATAACTTTTTCTTGTAAACTTATATTAGATGAACGCAGTTTTCTGAAACTGGACATGTCTCCGTCTTTTGTGAAAAATTCTCTTACCAATCTAATACCTTCAAATGCTTTATTACTAATAGCATTATAATATAGATTAATCAAATTTCTCATTTTAATCACCTCTGATAGCTGTTGTTGTAGGAGCTATATAAGTAGCCTCATCAATATTATTGAAACTTGCAATAACCTTTGTATCGATAAATCTATCAATATTAGGGTTATTAGAAATCTGAGTAAAAGTAGATCTTTTACCTTGTACTGTAACTGTTCCTGGCACGAACTGCTTTCCACAGTTCGCCAGGATTTTATTTTTCTCTTTGATTTGTTCATCTGAATGTAAGAAGTAAACCATATCTTAATCTCCTTTAGTTTTCATCTTTAATTGTAAAGATAGACTTCGGTTCATTTCTATTATCCTGATCGATAATAGCCTGTGAACAAGTATACAGAATATTCGGATCCTTAATATTCTGAATAGGACAAATAATTCTGTTGATATCGAGTTCTTCCTGAACAATCTGTTCTCTTTGAGCCATATAGTCAGGCTGTTCTGGTGGTCTATCAAATACAATAGGCGAAGTGGCTCCATTCATATAAGCATCGGCAAATGGTTTGTAATTCTCTCTCCAAGCATTAGGTTCCATATAATTAGAGAACGAACTATCATTACCATATAATTTTGTCATAGGACAAATCATACCAGACATACCCGGGTCTGATGCAGACGAAGCATCCAGATCAAGAATACCAACATGAGATGGATCTACATAACGATATATAGGCTGAATACTAGCTCCATCCTCACCAAGACCTGAAATACCTTTATAGGTATATTTTAAAGCTGTAAGTGAATCCAAATCGTTAACCAAATCTCTATATGATACCAAGTTGCTCATTGTAGAGATATTATTCATTACATACATAGGTTGTGTATATATAGCCTGAATAACTTTCTTTAAAGTAACCTTGCTACCCATATCTGAAATACGATGAATACCTTTGTTTAACTTTGTAGCATATACAGCTGCAATATAGTCAGCAATACGGATACGTTTTGTAGTTACATCTACATTTTCTTTTGAACGAAGATTAGAAAATTCTCTAATGAGCCATCTAAGTACACAATAGATATTCTCTTTATCTCTCATAGGAAGATGTAAATCGTTTAAGGTAATATTATCATAGATTCCATCAACAGAATCCAATACAAATAAACCTTTTTCTACAGTAGCCTGTTTGAAAATAATACCCAGATTTCTTAACCAATATCTCTGATCAAACAACATATTAGGATCAGTTACATCCTTCGAAATTCCATCATAAATTGTTGCAACAAAACTCTGCACAACTGCATCATTGTCAAAACAAACCTTAGGACAATTAATATAGATTGAATCATTTTTGCAGAATGAATAATAATCCGGATGATTAAACTGATGAGGAGTAATTGAAATACAATTGATCTCCATGAAATTCATAGCACCATACATACCATAAGCTGCAAGGATATAATACAATACATTCACTACATTATTAAAGATAATAGATTGATACTCAATAGCATTAACAGCTTTATTAGTATTTTTATCTACCATTGTATTGAAACCTCTAAAGATACGGATAGGCATGAACATTGTCTTCATAGTTACAGTATCAACCTTACTCTGGCTAGCAGTAGAGTTGTTATAAGTAGAACCGTCAACAATCTGGAAGATGGTTGTATAAAAGTTTCCTGACAAGCGGAAATAGTATTTTCTAACGAATCTAGGAACTGCAATTAATACTTCCAAAATCTGTTCAGGGTTTACCACTTCCATAGTCTTATTATCTTCTTCAATTCTTTCAACACCATTGTGTCTTACTAACCATTCTAACTTAATCAGAATCATATCTGTATCTCTAATATTGATAAAATCATAGATATTATCAATCTTAGAGTTCTTTCTCTTACGTTTAGCTTCATGATCTCTAAGAGTGTTATAAATCTCTTCATATTTATAGATAGCTTTGAAGCTTAAAAGTTTTAATGTATAATACTTGTCTCTTTGACATGACATAACAACAGACTTTATAGCTTCAACAATCTCTTCATTATTTCTTTCAAATAACTCAGGATTGAATTCTTCTCTGTGAGTTTCATTGAATTGTCTCATAAACTGAGCCTGGTCTATAAACATTATTTCTGCCTCCTAAAATTGTAATAATATATTATTACAAAAAGTCTAAAGAATAAAAATTTTAATCCTCATCATAATCGTCTTCATCAGACTCATATGATGGAATTGAATTTATGTCCATTTCGTCTTCTTCTACCAATGAAGTTAAAGATACACAGACTTCTGTGTTCATTGGATTAGCAACATCTGGAGAAGCATCTCTCAGAATAAGTAAAGCTTCCATATCACAATTCTTACAATATCTCTTAATGATATTAAGAGTTGCACCTTTACTTTTAAGCTGTCTTTTATCATTTGGAAAATTATCCCCAAATCTACCAGCATATTTGTCGATATCAATTTTCTTAGCATTTAATGCTTTCTTTAAACAAACCATTTCAGGTTGATCATTAGGATTGATCGGAATATTTGTTATATTATCGGGCGTTGTAATGAAAGGTTCGTCCAGCTTTTTTACGCTGTCTTCTTTAATGATCAAATCTCTAATGGTATCTGTATTTGATAAACAGATAATAGATTCAGGATCCGGAATATATCTGTCGGCGAAACCTTCTTCCGGTTTTACAATAAAATCAATACATCCTGCATTATAAACTCCAGGAGTAGTAGATCCGTTATAACTTCCTCTAAACGGAAGCATCATTTGTCTTCCTCTATGGTCTACAGCAATAGCTACATCTGATCTTCCACTATAAGCATCAAAATGTTCTCTATATTCCTCATAATCAATAATATCAAAAGTTTGACCATTTACAGGTGCTTTTGTTACAGAGATATTAAGAGGAGGTAAAGTACTCATCATCATCATTTTAGCATCTCCTGTCAAAAAAGAATTATCAAAATCGTTTTTCGAAAGTTGTAATTGACCTAGATACAACCAAAGTACCACAAGGAATCTACTCAAAACGATAGCATAATAATTTGAATAGATACCTGTGATAACCTTGGTTGTATCATCATTGGTCAATCACTATATTGATAGCATAATCTTATCTTTCTTCGATAGCAGCATCATCTTTAATAAGGTTCTTGATCTCACCGTGAGGTTCAATAGCGAATACCTTAACACCATTCTGAACCTCAACTCTACCCTGGAAGATTCCTTCCTGTTCTACGGATACAATTGATCCTTCTTTAGCATTCTCATCCAACCACTTCTTTAACTGAGAAACTGTATAGCTTAATGTGTTAACAACACAGCTCGCATCCTTAAACTTGATACCATACTTACTGCCGGCTGCAGCAATGAAGAATGAATGTGTCTTAGTATCATCAAGAGATGTAACCAGAGCATCTGCAGGAATATCAGCTTCATCAAAAGTCCAAACCAGAGAGAAGTTACCAGGCTTACTAGCATCATCATTCTTGAAATACTGACAAATAGCAGCTGCAACAAGGTTTCCATTAAGCTCTCTGATAGCAAAAGCTACAGGCTTCTCCAGACTCTTGATAGACTTAAGTAAGTTAGCTGTTCCGGTAAACAGAGTATCAAACATCTTATCAGTGTGCTCGGGTGCGAGATCAAAGCATTTCTCCTCAAAAAGTGCCTTAGAATACATCTGAGGTAAAGTTGTTTCGAATAATTTCATTGTTCTTGTCCTCCTAGGATTAATTTTTAAATAGATATCTATGCTATCTTGATTATAATATATAACCAAGTTTCAGCTTACTTTATAGGGAATTAATCTCTTAATAGATATTAAATCTCTCTCTGAACTCCTGTTCAGTCATTATCATAATATTAGGAATCTTTGCAGCTTTCGTTACTTTACTGCTAGTAAAACCGGTATAAGGAATTAATAGAATATTAGTATTCTTTGTAATTGAACCATCTCCTGCGTCATATCCCGCAGTAATTAACTGTTCTACTAGTTGTGAATTTCTAAATCCTGTGAATCTTACTTGAATTCTACCACTATTATCGATACCATAAGAATTTTCTAAAGGTATATTCTCTACAATGAATTTAATATCTGCAAAGAAATATGGAAATTCTTTGACAATAGTATATTCTGTAATCTCTCCAAGATTAGGAATCTTAGATCTAAGATAATAGGAAAACTTTCCAAATATCTCATCCATAGAACAGCCAGCATCAAGAAGATTTTGATAAGTATCATGTAATTCTTTCAATGTTACATGTCTCAAAATATCTTCCCATTTCTTTCTAGCAATAGAAGTAAAACCTAAAGCTCCCATAATAACATAATCTCTTTGTTTTACTGTCAAAAGATTACAAATAACTTCTGCCATATTATTACCGTCTGCTTCTCCCAATATGTTTACTAATTCATATTTAGACATAGAGCACAAATCTCTCAAGTTAGATTTACCTAAAGCTGTGAATGAAGCTGCAGCAAATCCCTTAATATTCATTTTAGCAAACATATTTGTCATTCTCTGCACTGTTCTTGCAGGACATTCATGATTAGGACAATATGCAGATTTACCAGAAGTAGATTCCATAAGTTTGGAACCACATACAGGGCACTCTGAAATGAATGGAATTGGTGGATTGGTGTTTTCTCTGTTTTGTACACAATCCAATTTACTTACATAAGGCATTACATCGTTTACATAAGTTACATTGATAATTTCTCCAGGTCTAAGACCAAGATCTTTGAATCTATTCAAAGACGATCCAGTTGATTTTGTATGAATAGTTCCATTAAATTCTACTGGATCATAATGAATCATAGGTGTAATATCTCCATGCTGACCTACTTCGTAAGTATATCCTCTAAAAGTAGTTTGTTTTTCAAGTGGATCAAATTTAACAGCCATAGAGAATTTGTTAATGAAATTCTTTCTACCAAGTGTCATTCTAATATCTTCATCAAGAATACTAACTACAACTCCATCATACATGAAGTTTAAGAAATCTCTAGCATACTTAGCCTCATCAACAAACATTTTTATCAAATACAATACTTCGCCAACAGTTCCGCTAAATACACAATATCTTAAAGGTTCACCATTAGAAGTGAATACACTGTTGATGAAAGCAATTTCAGATAATCTATCTGTAATAGCAATATTAGGATGAGTTGCATTAAATTGTTCTAAGTCCAAAGCAAGAGGAACCAATGTAATATAATCTCTATATAAATATGCATCACTAGCACCAAAGAGACCAACTATAGCTGTTCTACAGTTTGCATAATTCTTACCTCTTGCTATATTGAAACGATATAAATCAGATTTAGTCATAATCGCTTCAAACTTAACTCCAACAGGTTCTTCGCCTATCATACAAGCAGCATTTTTGAATATATAATCCTTCAATATAGGAGTCATATCACTTGCTGCTCCCATTCCTGTATCTCCTCTTGATCTAGCAGACTGAAGAGTAAAATTACAATCTCCTTCTACAGAAATTCCATCATACTTTATTTCACAAACAATATGAATTACTCTATTTTTATCATAGATACCTTTTGATAGATGATCCTGAAAGAAATCTCTTTCTAGTATACTTACATTCGGATCATTAAATACACCAGCATTTATAGCATCCTGATTTAATACAAATTTTGCTTTATCTAAAGTACCAACAAGAGTTGGATGATTGTGTTCAATATTATGAAGTCTCTTAGGAATATAAGCTGCTTCGAATTCAATTGGAGAAGTATAAAAATCTCTCTTATTCAGAGTAGATTTTCCTTTCATAATAATTTCATTATATATATGATCTCTAAGATCATCATCACCTTTTTTCTTTCTTGGTGGCACAAATTCAATTGGACATATTATTTCTTTTTTAACGATATCGGTTGTAAAATCTGTACCAGACTCGAAATCTATAACATCAGATCCAACCTGAAAATTAGGATCAAATCTCTTATATAATTCTAAGAGCAAATCATAAAATCCATCTTCTATAGGAAGAACTCTCAGGTCAGTCCTATTATACAAGATATTACAGATTCTTAATATACTCTTTAATCCATCAATATCAGATGGAGTATATTTCATATAAGGAATCTGATATAAATTTATAGCACAATCATTGACAAATTTAATATTGTCAGATGTCATGATATTTAAATCTCTCGCTAACAGATGATTCAATATATCTTGAATTTTCGAATAATCAAAACTGTTCATAATAACCTCCTTTTCTCATATTTATAATATATAACTATGAGAAATTATATCCAGCCATCATTATAATTCTCATCATCTTCATCAGTATATTCTTCTTCATTTAAAGATCTTCTGCAATCATTTCGTCTTAATTTTGCAACAAAATTCCAACAAGGATGAGGAGATTTACTTTTTAATTCACCTGGTTCTATTACAGCACAAGGTTTTCCTTTTTCAAGAACATACAAATTCAATATAATAAAATCTTCAGTCAGATTACCATTTCGAAAATCTTCTACAGTAATAATCTGTCTCTCCAAATATTCCTGAAATGATATATTGAATCCTCTTATAATAGTTTCTTTGTTAATATTAGCAGATAAATTATTCAGCTGGTATATATTGCTACCCTGAACTTTAAAACAAATCGAATCTTCGTAGAAAAAAGTAAAATCTTTAAGCTTTACGGATTGCATCGATATATTTGCCAAATCCCCAACATCCTTGGCAATTTCAAATATAGTATTTTTGTCATATGTAGACAAAGCATATTGATCATTATAGTCAACAATAGTCTTTTGAAATTGTAGGAGTTGAGAATTTGTATTTATTATATTATTAATTCTATTACCATCTGTACCAAGAGTTAAAATTGAAAAGTTAATCATAACTCTCATGATTTAAAGTATCCTTTCTGGTATTATTAATAAAAAGAGTTAAGGAGGATTAATCCTCCTTAACTCTCCTTGTATCTATACCTTCAAATTCAATCGGAGAAAAAGCACCTGCTTTCTTCTTCAATTCTTCATACTTCTGTCTCTCTTCATAATCTTTCACATAATCAAATCCTGCTCTTTGATCTTTAGGAACAAATGAAATTGGTCTTTGATAAGGATCTCTGTCAAAGCTAATAGGAGAAATAGTAATTTGTGAAAAGTTCTTCTTTCTCTTGATAAATCTAAGTCGTCTACCAATAGCCTTCAAATAAGTATTAGCAATTTCTGCAGATCTATTCTTAGAATCACTATTAAGTTTAATATCAATCTTAAACGGATCTCCAGTATACATCTGCTCTACTAATCTTCTACCCTGAGGAGATAAACTATGAATCATCATATTAGAGATAAGAGCTTCTACACCGATATGAGCCATATTATTGGTTTCCATATTACCAAATCTAATCGGTGTATTAGGATACAATTCTCTAAAGTCTTTCTTAACTCTAGATTTTGTATTTTCATTTCTGATATTAGTTGCTGACAATGAAGTTGCAGAAAACTTCTCTTCAGCAAACTGTTTTAATCTGTAAATATACTGCTTACCAATTACCATTCTTCTTCTTGCAGGTACATATCTGATACTTCCATCAGAACCTTCAATAGGAACCTCTACAAGATTTTGCTGCACAAATGGAAATGCTGCATAAATATCTCTGAGTCTATCGATATCCATAGATTCAGAAATAGGTTTGATACTAAGATGAATAGTACCAGAATTGATAATTGATTCTACATAGAAGATAAGTTCGTCTCTTGACATAGATCTTCTTCTTTCTTCCATATAAGCAGCCTGCTCTGGAGCACACATTGATACAAACTTATAAATCAAACCATAAGCTTCTTCCAAGCTCAAGTTATTACCAACTATATAATTGATAATTTCTGCAGAAATATGGTTCAATGATAATTCAAAGTTCTGTCCTGTATTTTCGCGGTTGATCATAGTAGATGAATTGAAGATTACATCGAGATATTCATATTCACCTCTAGCATTCTTAAATCTAGGCATCTGATCCATAGGAAGAATCTTAGAAATAACGCCTTTACCACCATATCTGTTAGACATCTTGTCTCCAGCTTCAATCATATTTTCTTCAAGTACATCCACTTCAAGAATAATATTAGAGAAAGGTCTCTTATCAATATACATATCATTGTTCATAACACGTTTGCAATTGGCAAATAATTTCTCAAGTTCATAAGTCATATCACAACCAGCAGATACAAGAGGTGTTACTGCATGTACAATTTCTCTCGCATATCTGTGAAGCTCATTATAATACATCTTAATTTGAGCATAATAATGAGAATCAAGAATCTCAGGATTGTTACAATATACGTTAACATCGATAACTCTACCATGAACTCTCTTTTTATCATCAGAAATCATAATCTTGCTCAAGTTATTAATAGACTGAGTAAAATATGATTCTTCTTTCTTCTCTTTACGGAGAGCAATAAGATTTGCATCTACAATTTCTTCTCCAATATCAGGAATGATTTTGTAAACCTTATCATTTCCATAAAGATTTACCGGAATATCATTGTCATTAATAGTAATCTCTACAGGTTTTACAAGTGGAGATACTAATTTTCTTTGGGCTGCTTCTGAACAAACAATTGAGTCTTCCATATTATCATCAAGAGCCATATAAGCAACATTGAAGTTTACTCCATCGGCTCTATTATTATATTCATCGAATGCAAGAGATTTCTGAACTACTTGACCGTTAGGTATATAATCTCCTATAGATAAAGAATCCAAATATTCATTATTATAGAGATATCCATAAGATTCTGTTACATAATGATATGAGATTCTTTCTACAACATCGATTTTATTAGATTTAGTATCTCTAATAATCAACCAATAATGATGATTTGGTGCAAAAGAAAACTTGCTTATCTTTGCTACTACAATATAATCTGTATCAGCTCTTGTAATAGAACTTGAATAATCACCATATCTGATCTCATATCCAGTTTCTATTATTGCTTTTTCAGCACTCATAAGAGGAAAGACATGTTCTTTATGAACTGAGAACATTATCTTTCTTGATCCTGCATTTGTGTTATTAAAAGGTTGCATAAGACCTTTTCCCAACATATGTTCCATAGATTGGAGATTTTTAGTATTCTCTGCTATCTTATCTGAAAATCCTAATCCTGCCATTTTTAACCTCCGAGTTTTAGTAATATCATCTTATAAAAACCTAGGGTATTATTACATACCCTAGGTATTATCTCATAGTATCATTTATTATTGCTTCTTGTTATACTTAGAATATATGACAAATTTATAGTAAGATTGAAAAATAAATTTACTTCCTGAACTTTCACAAGTTATTTTCTTATAAGATTTTAGAACCTCCTCAACCTGCTTCTTATCGTTCTTATCTTCTACTTTATCAGGAAAATCATCGTATACTGTTACTTTAATTTCAGGATAATCTTTGAACTTATAAGAAGTTTCGTAAGGAAACTCTAAATATTTTACCTTGTCAAATAGCTCAGGCATAAAGTTATTATTATATCTTTTATCATTCCTATGATATAAACAAGGAACAACAATTATCAAATCTTGCAAATCCTTTACATCATATATTCGTTTTTCTCGTATAACCTGTTCTATGATCGAATCAATCTCAATAACATTATAAAAGTCGTTAATGTACATAATACCTCCTCTGATTATACATATTTATATTATATAATCAAATTATAATTCACTATTCTAAACCAGCCATAGAGAACTTATCAAATAAATTGGAGATATTACCTGCAGCTTTTGAATTATCTTCTGAAATAGATCTCGTATCCGATAAGAATTCTCTTAAGAGTGAATATGCAACTTTAGCAAAAGCTTCCTGTAATTCCGGAGAATTTTCCAAGACTTCTTTAAAGGTTCTAGCAGAGAACTTAATATCAGGACAATCATCGAGATATAAGTAAGCACCTGCACCTTTGAATAATCCTTCTGATTTAATAAGATGGAAGAGTGACAAAATTTCATCAAATCTACCCTCTGTCTTATTAAAGATAAGGGGAATACTTCTTTTAGTTGCATTAGTTCTTGATTTAACAAGTGTAATATTAACAACCGAACCGTCGATACCATAATCTTTATCCTTCTTCAAAGTATTACTATCGTCTGCTCTAAACATGTTATTTGCAAGATAAATAGCTGCTTTACCACCCGGTAATCTTTCACCCTGTTTCAAACCAGAAATCTGAGCAGGCTTAGGTAAGAAACCCATCTGAATATCATCAAGAATATGATTTACTGTAAACATGATGATGTTAGCATCCTTTAGCCTCTGACTGATCATTTTTATGAGCATAGTATTAGACTTTGCAATACTTGATGCTGACATAGAACCACCGAGCTCATCATCTTCAGCCAAACTTTCAGGCATAAGCATAGGAAGAGAGTCAATGATATAAACAGTAGGAACAAGTTTGAAAATTCTTCTACCATTAGTATCATATAAACCAGTATCATATTCATAATCTTTTCTGTTTTCCACTTTAGCATCATGAAGTGCCTGAATACGCTGATATAAGTTTTCTGTTGTAATGCCAGCATTGCGAATATCAACATACTTGTCTAATTCTTCTGCTGTTAAACCAAGCAAGAACTCTTTTCTTGCCCAAGGAAGAGAACCCTCAATATCATCAATATATAATCCAGTAGGAAGACCCTTCTTGATAAACGGTCTTACAATATTACCAGCAATCTGAGTAGTCAATGTAGACTTACCTGAACCGGAACGACCAATAATACTATTAGCAGAACCATCTACAATTCCGACAGAGTTATATGTAAAATTTCTGTCTTCTCCGTTGACATGAACCACTGTACCATTGAGATAATCTAAGGATAAGAATCCTGTAGTATACATAACATCGAAATCTGCTGACCTATTTACACCGGTCGTTTTTACTTTAGACAGTTTACTTCTAAACTGTGACTTTAAATCCATAGCCATTTCGTTAAATCTCTCCTATTCTAATAGTATTTTTATTAAATCTTATAATTTAATATTGAGTTGTGAAACATATTATTTTTAACAAAAAATAAACCCGATCTCTCGGGTTTATTCTCATATTATCTTTACACTTCTGTCCATGCCAGATACCATTCATATCCAGCACGTTCATACTCATCGCGAATCTGGTAATCAAAATACTCATTGATCTGTCTTTCTCTTAATTTCATCTTTAATCCTGTCATGTTTTTGTATCTCTTTAATCTTTCTCCAGCAATGCCAAAATATATCATATTTAACATATTACCGAAAACAGCATAGATTACTATAAAATATAAGTAATCCTGAGTAGGATTAAAATGATTCCATAATGAAAACATTGCTATCAATGTAAGTACAATGGCTACGATTACCTGAAATACGGTGACAATATGATATCCAATGAATTTCTTGAACATAGACTTCTGGTAAGCCTTAATATTTCTTTCTTTTCTTTGGCTAATTCTTACGATTTCCTTTTGTAATCTTTCTTCTGTAGATAATTTGCTCATAAAAAGCACCTCCATGTATTTTTATAATAGTATCATTTGTTGAATAATATATATCTTTATTCATTATTATATTATATAATTCAAATTTCTAACTTTTACATTTTTCTATTATCATTTGAATTATATTTAAAATCTGATAAACTTATACCATTGGATATTTTATCTTCAGATTTACAAAAATCTATAAATTGATTAGCAAAATTTGCTAACTGGTTGCAATGAATTTTAAAAGTTTCGTCTGCTATATCATTTGGTCTATCTATAGGAGATCCTGATAAACCAATATATTTATAATATTCTGCCCTTGTCATAGTTTCTTCTATAGTAGAAATATTTTGTTTATTGTTCATTTCATCTCCTCAAGATTTATTATTTTTCTCTATGATTAAATGATTCTATTGTTTTCTTACAAAAAGCTGGATAATCTACATAACCCATAAGCAAAGCTTTATTTTCTAATTCTCCTATCGCTTGTATAAATTTTGGTACATCTCGTTTCTTAATTTTACACATTATCAAAGCATATTTATCATCATCTTTCCAAAATTCTCTACCAAATTTTACTCTTATTTTATATTTAATAAATAAGTCATCTGCTAAATAATTTTCTTTAATATCAAAATAAGCAAATTTATATGTAAACAAACTATAAGATTTCAACATTATACAATTTTTGATATCAAATACTCTCATATTTACTCCTTTAAAAATAAAACGTGGTATAGAGTAGAAATACTCTATACCACGTTAAATTATCTTATAACATCAGCTTTTACAATAACACCTTTACTTTGTACCATTTTAGTACCAGCAGCAATACTGGATTTAACTTTGATATCTGATACATTAATCTCTTCAACTCCATCTGTTGTAAGTAATCTGATTTTATCAGTTTCATTTACAGCAAATACATTCAGAATATCATCATTATTATCCAGCTTAATTACTTTATTACCACTTCTACCTCTTGCACTACAAGTAAGCATAGCAATATTGAATCTGTTAAACTTACCATTCTTTGTAACTACAACAATATCTGTACTATCAGGATATAATACTGATAATCCAGTCATATCTTCATTACTAGACATAGCTCTAGAACCAGCAGCATTTCTCTTATACAAAGGTACATCTTTAAGTTTACATCTCAAAACTTTCTTTCCACTACAAATAGCAATGTCAAGATTGTGAGGTACCAAAGATACTCCAACAACTTCATCTTCAGGTCTAATCTTAGAATACATAAGACCAGATGGTGATACATTTAAGAAATCTTCAATATCAAGTTTCTTAATAGTATTAGACTTAGTTAATACTGTAAGATAGTGCTTATTTGTTCCTTTGCTAATCTTATCAAAGATAGGTTCATAATAAACAGAAGCAATATTAGATGTCAAGTTCTTGATAAGAATTCTTACATCTGTACCAATACCACTTCTATCTGTAATAGGAATCTTATGAACCGGAAGACTAAATACTTTACCTTTATTGTCAAAGATAAGCAGATTCTCTGCATTGTCAACTCGAAGAATAAATTTAGGATTATCTTTCTTAATTACAGCAATCTTATCTACATCAGGAATCTTTCTAATATAGTTTCTTTCTGTAATAATAACCTTAAAGATACCTTTAGGGATATCAGCATTTTCTTTTGCATCAACAATAGTACAGAGTCTAGGAGTATTATATTTCTTCTTTAATTCCTGAAGCTCTTCGATAATCTCATTCTTAATAAGAGTTCCATCGTCGGTTACATATTGCATGTAAATATCAATTTTCTTCTGCAATTCATCTCTTTCTTTGATATATGCGGCAAGATGACCTTTGGAAAGCTGAGGAAGAGTTCTTGCTAAAATATATTTAGCCTGAATATCACTTACTCCACAATTCTTGATCATAAACTCAACAATAGGCTCAGCATCTGTTCCATTATACTTACGAATCATATTCATAAGTTTGTCAAATTCTTTGGAACCAACAACTTTAACTAATGCATCGATCTGAAGATGTTTTGTCATAACCTGCTGAAGTAGATTACAATACAGTCTAAATTTAATAGACATTCTCTGATCGATAAAATCCATAAGATATTTCTTATATGAGAATCTCTCCAAGTCAATACCATTCATAGATACTGCTTCAAAGTTTACATTGATTGAATCCTGAACTTTAGTTTTAGCATAAATAGCCTGCTTTACATATCCAGGATCAGCTCCTTTAGATAAATTAATAATAATATTTGGCTTCTTATTCTGTAAGGAGTTGAATACATCCTTAACCATAGGGAGCTGTTTGTCAGCAATCATATCAAGGATTTTTTCATATACTGATGTAGTAGTAACCTGATCAGGTAATGATACAATTCTTAAAGTATAATTACCGTTCTTGTCCTGTTCGGTAATAATTCTACCTCTCACTTTAAAAGAACCTCTACCAGTATTAGAAATTTCCTCCCAATCTGTATTTACAATATCACATTCCTGAATAAGATCGGGAATTAATACAGCTTTAGCATTCGGATTTTTGATAAGATTGATAATAACATCAATAACTTCTCCTACATTATGAGACGGTACATTAATACTCATACCAACACCGATACCAAATGCTCCATTAATTAAAAGATTAGGTAATTTAGCTGGAAGATATTCAGGTTCCTTATCTTTTCTTGTATAAGTATCAATCCAGTCTACAATATTTGTTGATTGTGCTAATTCGTCAATCATAACATCATAGCCGAAATCACTAAGTGCAACTTCAGTATATCGTTGAGCTGCTGCTCCAGCTCCAGAAACATTACCCCAGTTACCATATCCATACATTAATGGATATTTAATTTTATACCAAGCAGCCATAGTAACAAAAGCATCATAAATTGAACTATCTCCATGTGGATGATAATCGCCCATAACCAGACCAGTAAGCTGAGCTGATTTGCCATGTTGACTAGGTTTTCTAAAACCTTTCTTAAATGCTCCATATAAAGATCTTCTTTGAACAGGTTTTAATCCATCTTGTACTGCAGGAATTGCTCTACGTCTATTGGCAACGATACTATACTTCGCCTGATCTTCCACATACATTGAGGTGGCTGATCGCTCTACAATCTTTTCTGCCATAATATTCGTCTCCTTTGATTGATTCTATTGGAACTTGTACTTCAGGTTGACAATAAGTCATTCTTGGTAATTCGTTCCCTTCTTGTATGATAGTAAATTTTGCATAGTGTACAGAATTATCCATAGGTGGTATAGTAAATGATTTTCTACCTCCACCTGGTTTATTACCATTATAAACCTTCACATATGCTCCATTTTGATTTTTTACATATTTATTTCTAGAGGTATTATCTGTAATAATAGTAGCTCTAGGATATCCAGCTGCATGATAATTACTTGTATGAGCAAGATGAATTAATTGAGACAATCTAATTCTTCTTCTTACATTATTATCATCAGAGATTTCAAATAATGGATCACAACTAGATCCATAAGGTTCTCTTGTAACTGGACTAATGAGAATTCCATAAGGATATCTTAAGTAATGTTTCATAGAACGAATATAACCATCGTTAGATACTTCATATCCATTAAAGCCAGGAATATAGTACCAGCATCTATTATGATCATAAATATCTAAAACACTTTCTACTGAAGTGTATCGTCTTCTATGTTTCATAACTTTTTCCTTTCTAATAGAAAATAAAGACTAGGGATGAACTAGTCTAACAGATCATCCCTAGTAACAACACCAACTTCAGATAGAATCTTCTTTGTATCAGATTCATATTCTCTAATGAAGTTAATAGCTTCTTTAGCACTATCCATAGTATATCTGATAAGCATTCTATCAGAATCAGGTCTAAGAGTAGATTCTCCAAGCTGACCATCTCCCATTTCACCAAGACCCTTGTATCGCTGAATATCTTTAGGCGTATTAGATTCATATACTTTCATTACAGTAAGCAGTGAACTTTTCTGTTTATTGAGCATATAATAAAGGCTATCATTTGATTCCATTATACGAAGAATATCAGCACAATCTCTTAAGAATTTATCACTGATAATAATCAAGTTTGATTTGTCAATAGAACCTCTAACAACGATAGTTCCGTGTTCTTTATATACATCCATAAATCTGTATACAGATTTTACTTCTTTTTGAAGTTTCTCAAACTTGATAGTTTTCTTATTTAAGAGATAATGTATTAATACCATTTCGAGCAAATAAGGATCTACAGCATAAGTACTAGCGGTTCTTGTGATATAATAAATATAATCAGCATTTTTTAAGAAGAAACTAGTAATCTCTTTTGAGCTAAGATCTTTATTATCTATAGACTTAAATTCATTCGATGATAAGAAGAATTTCTGAATATATCTAATCATATCAAGATTATCTGTAAAGTATCTTGTTTTCTTTCCGTCTTTGATACTGTATAAAGGAGGAATAGCCTTATATACCATACCAGCTTCTATTAAAAACGGATAATACATAACGAACATTCGAAGCAAAAGTGCTGCTATATGAGCACCATCAATATCACCATCGGTCATAAATATGATTTTTTTCACTTTAGCATCTTCTATAGTAAGACCTTTACGATAATCTTGTCCAAAAGTGATACGAGTAATACCCTGAACTTCTTCATTGCTGAAGAAAGCTTGTCTACTTGCCTTAAAAGCATTAATAATTTTACCTCTTATTGGAAACAGACCTTGAGTATTAGGATCCCTATCTTCTTCAGCTTTTCCAAGAGCAGAATCTCCTTCAACTATTATAAGTTCATTATCTTTATTAGTAAGAGGTCTAATATATTTACGAGGTAAATTTGTAACCGGATTCTTTGCATACTTTGTAGCAATTTTAGCCTTGCCAGCTTCCTGCTTCATACGAAGATCTGCAATTTCTTTAAAGAATTTTGCAAGTTTTGCTAAATCCTGAGGATTGGCTTTGCTCCACTCATCAAGACCTTTCATTGCTACTTCTTTACAAAATCCAATCATATCTTCATTAGATAGGATTTCTTTTGCCTGACCTGTAAACACGGGTTCTAAATGAGCTGCAGAGATAAATATATTCAAACCTGACTTAATATCAATAGGTAATACCTTTGTTTTATCTTTTGATTTCTGATTAGCCAGATAAATATTATTCATATACATAGAAAACCATCTACAAATACCGTCAACAGTACCATCAACATGTGTACCATATGATGGACAGAAGTTACAAAAAGATGTAACTGACAAATCATCAGGACCGTCTTCTCCACCGGTATCATAACAGAAAGCTGCTTCTAATTTATGAACACCGTCATCCATAGATAATACAATAGGTTTAACCATAGGAGTCTTCACATTCATAATCAAGTTTGTAATAATACCATCTTTGTTTACAATATGCTCGGTAAACTGTTTACCATTGATATCTATAGCAGCAAAGTCACATACTGATCCAATAGGAGTAAGTGACATAATATTCTTAATCAGATTATATACAACCTTCCATTCAAGATTCATTTCTCCAAGAATTTCAGTATCAGGAACAAATGTAATTCTTGAACCTTGTTTGTTTTCTTTATTAGAAATTTTAACAGGTTCATTTGTCTTCGGATATCCTTTAACAAAATCAACCTTTACAGCAGTACCATCATATCTAAAAGATTCTGCTGTAAATCTTTCAGATAATGCATTTACAATCTTAGAACCTACACCATTCATACCAGAAGAATAATCTCCAAGTTTCTTTTCAAAGTTCTTTGAAGTGTGCTGAGATGTAAGTATTCTTACAATATCATTGAAAGGAAATCCCTTACCATTATCTTCAACAATAATCTCAAGTGTTCTTTCATCGTAGAAGAACGAAAACCAATTTGCTGGACTGGTAGGATCTAAAATCTGGTCAATACAGTTCTGAAAAATTTCTCTCATCATATTTAAGAGACCTTTGTTACTGATTGGACCAAGATACATACCAGGTCTTTTTCTAACAGCACTAACGAAATCTTTTAATGTCTTAATTTCGTTACTATAATTATCAATTGATGCTATTTGTTCTTTTGATAATACAGCCATGTTGTTTCTCCTTTTTTATTAATTTTATTTTTGCTTCCGTAGAGGACCCCGTAACTTAGAAAATTTGGGGATTTTGCATACGATAAGCTCATTAATCGTATGTAATATCAGGATGTAAAAAATAATCCTAAAGAAAAATTGGTAACAAAAATAAATATATTGAAATTTAAGATAGAACGAGAAATTGCCAGTAGAGATTGAAGTCTCTACTGGCAACCTAATTATCTCATTCTATCTTTATAGATAACCTTATCTTATACGGTTACATTCTGCTTAACAGTATCATCTGTTACTGCAGGAGCATCAGGAGCTGCCGGAGCTGCTACGTTAGGCTGATAAGCATAACCCTGAGTCTGAGGAGCATATCCACCTGCTACAGGCTGCTGTACCGGAGCACCCATCTGAGGCATACCCATCATAGGAGCACTTGCACCAGGATAACCGAAAGGATTCTGTCCAGGCATCTGAGGAGCCATTCCGTTAGGATAACCTACAGGCTGCTGAGGATTCATAGCGTAACCATTGAACTGAGGCTGCTGTACGAAGTTAGGCTGCATACCGCCACCAAACATAGAAGAAAGATTCTGAAGCATAGCAATACCACCCATATTGTGGTTGTTGTAGCTCCAGCCGTTGTATTCATGCTTAGCGAAGTTCTTAGCTGCAAACTCGAATAACTGAGGAACCTTACCGATCAAAGGAATGATCTGGAAGTATTCTTTTGCTGCCTCTGCAGGAAGATCTGTATACATAATCTTAATTGTCTGAAGAATATCAACAAGGCGATCTGAAGCTTCCTTGATTGTTTCATAAGTTGCTTCTGCCTCAACCGGACGGAACTGATAACCACAAATTGTACAAGTTGCAATACCGGTAACGTTATCGTATACCAAAGTATCCTGCATACCATCTGCTGTACGATGATTACATGCTGCCTGTAAGCTTTCTTTCTTTGTTAAGCCAAGTGAGAACTGGCTTCTCTGCTGCTGAAGTTCCTTGATTTCCTCTGCATTAAGTACGTTAGGAATTTTAGGCATCTGTCCATTCTGCATTCCATTGAACTGATAACCTCCCTGCATTCCATAAGGGTTTGCTCCAAAAGTCTGATCAAACATGTTTTTGTCCTCCTTGATAATAATTTTTAAATAGCTATTTGATCTTTGTCGCGACAAGTTAAGGATGACATTTTCCTCTTCTTATCAATATTATATTATATGACTATAAATTCGTTTACTTTTCATATTTCCTCCGGATATTTCTACGGTAGGAATATATTTGAAAGCAAACGATTTGATTTGTCATAGTAATATCATGTTATATGAACAGGTAAAAACTATTACATAGTAATAGATGCTGCCATATTCTGCCCGATATAATTCTTTTTATCAGTCTCGTATTTTTCCTTCTCAGAATCATACTTAGCTTTCTCATCTTCAGAGAGAGCTTCGTACTGTTTCTGAGTAAGATAACGAAACCGATTAACATAATCACCGGTTGCAGGTTTTATATCATAGTTACGTTTGTCAATCTCTACTATAATTTTAACCTGTTCGTCTGTTAATGTTACACCTAAGGTTTCAACAAGCTTTTTAATCTGATCTGATGTTCCAGCTGTTCTAACCTCATGAACGTCTGCATAGTCAGACAATACTGCCTGAACGTTATTAGCATACACATTATGAGAACCTGCCAAATTATTGGTTCTAATAGCTAATACAGCTTCAATATCATCAACAGGAATAGCAATAGCATTTTTTCCGTCGTTCATTAAATGTGTACCTAAGTCTGTATCAAACTGATAAGATGTAAGCCCCGCTGCATTAAGAGCTGCCATCCATTTTTGGCACTGAGTCTTATTCATTTTATTGTACCTCCGTCATTTAATTGAGATTATTTCTATCGTTAAACAATAATGCAGAAATATCAGTCATATAACCAACATTACCGGTCATCTTAACAGCATTTAATCTCTGGAGAATAGTGCTAAAAATATAGCATGTTCTTTCCAGATGATAAATATGAGGCTGTATATTAGGTGTCTGAGGAAAATATTGATAATAGAACTGACACGCATTATAATTCAACGTATTAATTTCAAGTTCATTACTAACACCAATAATCAGATTCTCCATAAATTTAGGATCAAGGAAAAATTTACCTTGAGTCTGATAGTCTATAGTTCCTCGAACCATATCCTTTACAATTCTTCTTGTGGATCTCTGAATATCTTCCGGACGTAAAGCCAAGATCCATTCGTCACCATTCTGATTCATCATCATCTGGATATACGAATTATTTTTTGCCATAGTACATTACCTCGTCTTTCTTTTTATTATTTTATTAAATATAATCTGAGCCTGTATAATCTTCTGTACTGAAAGTATCATCTTCGATTATGCCAGAATTTTGCAGATAATCAATAAATTGCCTTACAGTTAAAGCGTCTTTAAAACCTACTGTTTCAACCAATACAAGTGATTTATCAATATCAATTACAGGAGCATTAATTTTGATAGCATCATATGCACTTGATCTTCCAGTTACCGCTTCCCACCTAAAAGGATATTCCTGATCATCATCTTCGTAGCATAAATCCGTATAGAGCATAATATATTGTTTTTCTTCAGGATTATCAGGTTCGATTTCTTTTAATACTTTTTCATACTCTCTAACCCACATCATATTGTTTACTGTATCAACAAAAATAACGTTATTAGGATCTGTATAGATACTAACACCATTGAGATGATAATATAACATATTACCTCTCATATACTTACCACCCTCAGTAGTCTTAAGGATGGCAAAACTTGTAATTCCGTTAACCTGCTCTAATCTTTCGATTGGAGTAATAGCATAGGATTCACCGGGTTTAACAAATTCTATAGGATTAATTATCTTTTTCTTAAATTCATCAAACATCTTGTAATCTCCTTATCTATCATAAATATAATATATGATCATTTTTATTATTGATTAGTTTTAATCATATTTAATCCCGGTAGATAAAAATACTTATGTTTCTTTTTAAGCCAAATTAATGTTTGTACAGCACGAGTAGCTGCAGTATAATTCAACTGATTTTGTATCTGTTGTCTCATAAATTCTTCTATATACAAACAATTTGGATATTCTGAACCTTGAGCAAGATGTGTAGTTAAAGCATAAGCATAGTCGAATAATTCTCCAACTAACCATCTTGAATTAAATGAAGATTTTATAGCATTCTTCTTTTCAAAATCAGAAATAAAATAATCGTAATTTACAGGAACTCCATAAAATACAGCATTTACCAAATCAGGTTTAAAATTTATAGTAAAGAATTTTCCATCAGGACTTACATCTGGATTATTTATAACTGTACCGGCTAAACCATTAGCAAGTGCTATTCCATCTATACTTCTTTCCCAATCATTCTTTCTACATACAACTCTTTCACCATGATGAGGATATTGACCTTCAAATCCTGCCAATTTTCTTACATAGCTATTCATAGCTTCTCTGGTCTTATTAGTTCCACACAAAATACAATCAGCTAATCCTATCATTTGTGGAACAAATTCATCATCGTTAATTACTAACACATTTTGACCACCATATCCTCTAGAGGAATATGTTCCATTATGTATAGGCTCACCGTTCATAGCTCTATTAGCTATATAGACAATCGGATTAGATTCAGATTGTCTCATTAATTGAGTAAGATGATGAACTCCATAACCAGTTAAAAATCCCGGTTCTCCACTAACAGGTGGTAACTGATGAGCATCACCTGCTACAATAACTTTGATACCAAAAGATAAGATATCATTTACCATATCTCTTGGAACCATATATCCTTCGTCTATAAAAAATAAACGAATGTTCGGGTCTATCATTTTCTTTAAAGTAAAGACTTTCTTTTTTGAAGCTACACCAAAAGTTTCTGCTAATCGTGTATCTTCATCTTCTATCTCTACAAGCTCATATAAAGTAGAATGTATAGACCTAGCACTAGGAAAACCACGCATTCTCATAACTATAGAAGCCTGACCAGTGTAACTCATAGCTGCTACTTCATATGGTTTTAATCCTAATTCTTTTAATATCTGTCCTATAAGAACCGATTTACCGGTTCCTGCAGGTCCGTCAATTTCAAAAACTTGACTAGACTCATTCAGGAACCAGTTTACGGCTTGATTTTTTATTAATTCTTGTTGCGGATTTAATATAATCATATTCGTTACACCTTAACACTACTTATTCAACTTTAATATCAAAATTGCTAAGATCAGCATTATAACCTGCAATTTTGAATAAACAATCAATATATGCAAGATATACATTGAAATAGAACTGAGAAGAAATTTCTCCTCTGCCAACAGTTTTAACTACAACCCTTTGTTTTTCTTTAGTTTCATCGTCATCAATATAATGAGCAATATATCCCTGAAGCTGATCTCCATCATCTGAGTTCTGACATTTATCAAGATAATACTCAAATAATCTAGTCATAAGAGTATAATTTTTAGCAGGTTCAAAAACAATATCGTTACGCCCTGCATATACTGGCTGACCGTTGATAGAAGCCTTAATATATTTTTCCTTGAACTGGATAACAGTTTGAGTATCCTGATCATACAAATACTGTTGTGAGTTAATACCCAGACCAATCTCTGAAAATAAATCGTAATACATATCATAAATATTGTCAAAATAGACGGTACCGTTTGGTAAATAAATCATTCTTATCTCTCCTTTGATCAAAAAATATTATATAGAGTTCAAAAAACATTAGATTAATTAATGGTTGAACGAGGTGTTAAAAATGAATAATAGTGTAACGAATGAAATGAATTATTATGAGCAAGCCAGCGATAATATTCAAACAATAGAAAAAGCTGTGCTGGCAGAAAATCTTACATTTTATAATCTTGAAGCTCTTATGGGTAAATTTTTTATACCTAGTACAACACCTTCTATAGATACAGAAAATGTAATGAACAAGAAAACAAGAAAGTACACTCAATCTAATTATGTTGATTTGGTTATTCCGCCTCATATTCTCTTAATGTTTATGAAACCCAAGATTGTACCAGTTAAGGATATTATACATAATCCTACAGAATGTGGCGGTGAAAATTGTACAGAAATGAGACATACAATAAGTGGAATTAATTATATCTTGGGATTTGATTCTGATAAATTTACTATTCCTAAAGGAACAGAGTTCTTAATAGAATTCTTGGGTGGACATATGGAAATTGATCATATAGCCATTTTAGGTGTATTTAGCCTACCTCAATAGGAATTAAGAGAGGAGAACACAAAATGAATAAACAAAGAGAAAAAGCAGAAAAACTCATCTACGATGTATTAGATGCTGCTGATAAAACTCATACAAACTCAGATTACTATAAAAAGATATTTGCTACAATGTCAGACAATGATTTTATGGCATTCTGTAAAAGAAGACTTCCTTTCAGATTCCATACACAAGTTTTTAAAGTGGAACCTAAAATGTATGATATTGTAGACGCTTTTAAGGTTCTTGATAAGCCACTTCTTGAAAGAGTAAAACTTCCTTATGTTTATACCAATGAAGATGGTGAACCTATTGAATCTGAAGAATGTATGGTAATCTATATTCACTTAAAGCGAATGAAACAGATGCTTACCAAGAAGAATCATACTTCTATTAACATTGAAAAACGTGATATGAAGACAGGTCTTCTCACATCAGATGACAAAGGTGGCAAAGAAACAGATAGAGAATTCGAATCCCTTGCTACTATGGGTCTTGATTATACAATGGATGAATTTGCAAGACCTAAAGCAGATGCTATGGATGCAATGGCTCAGATGAGTAATGAAATCTTAGCCAAGGGATATGTTTCTCAGGAAGATCTTAATGTTTCTAGAACCGATTCACTTGGAAAGAATTTAATGAATGTATATCTTATAGGAGCTCATTTACATTCAAACCTTGTTGATATCGATTATGTTACACCTTTAACTGCAAAACGAAACAAATAAAAATAAAAATAGGGAGTAGAGTCATTAAGACTCTACTCTCTTCTTTATCACAATAGGACCAATTTTAATACTGTTAGGCAATGGCTCAAATCCTAATCTTTTAATATATTTCTCTTTCTCTCTCCAAAGAATTTCCTGAATACTTGTGATTGGTACAAGATTATTTGTACCTGCAGGAGTAATATAATCAATAGCTAACATAGCAGCGATACGATTATTTTTATAATATTCAAACTTTTCAAATGCGTTCATTGGATTGAAATAGTGCTGATGAATACCATCGTTTATAAGTACAAACTTAATATTTTTCATATTGAGTTTTTCTTCATAATTGAAATAAGAATCATCACTGCACTTGATAACAAGATAAGGGAAATATGTTTTACTGGGGTCACAATAAGTAACTTCAAAGTTCTTCTCAGCAGCAAATCCAAAATCCACAGCCATAAATAATACTTCTTCAGACTTAAGTTCGAGTTCCATAGATTCATATCTAATCTTAGCTAAATCAAACTCTGTAGTAGAATATATTTTCTTTGTAATTATAGGCTCGTACCAATCGGGACGAGCAGATAAATCGTTACGTTTCTTAAATACATAAAATCTCATAGTATCCTAATCTCCTTTCTTCTTGGCATTTTCCAAGAAGGAATTAGCACCAAAACCTTTATAATTGTTTTGGTTGCTCCAACCAGTATCATTTCGTTGTTGATTGGGAGAAGATCCCAAACCAACAGGTTTAAATACATTCACACCATAAGGTGGAACCTTAGCATAAGTACATAACTGACAAGCTATATTATACATGTCAGATTTCAGCACATTAAACAGACCCATAAACTTATCTACAGTTAATGGACAGGATTCACCTTGTGTAAATAACAAGTTAACTCCCTCTGCAAACTGATCTGAATTTTCATAATGATAAACTATAGGTTCAAATCCTATAAACTTTGTATCAGATTGTGTATATATTACCGGAGTAAATTCTTTTAATACTAGTTTATTATCTACCATATGAAATGCATGTTGTTCTTGAGTTCCAAAGAACCAAGGTATTACTCTTTGTTCTATGAGCATTATCAATATTTCTACATCTTGAGGTCTCAGTACAATTCCAGATCCAAAGATATCTTTATTAGAAATCAAGAAATAGTAAGACATATTTCTTTTAATAGATCTTAATTGAGTACCATAAGAATCAGAAGTGTACTGAGTCTCGTAATGAAAGAAGGATCTTTGTCCTCCTAAATTCTTTTTAGACAATGCAACAACAAAGCTAAGCGTGATTTTGTCAGTTAGATACATTAATATATCTTGTACTCTATCATATTCTGTAAAATCAATATTGCTATTGTTGTTCATGGTTATCATCCTATTCTATAGCTATTTATAATTTCATTGTTCATTTTGATATATACATGATCAGGAACAACGGAAATCTCTAAACCTTCTACAACATAAGTCTCAGGCATCATTTTATCCTGGATAAACGGTAGCGGACGATACATATTAAAATCTGAAACTAATGTAAAATTATGAGGATTATCATATGAGCTAAATCTAAATCTTACATTTCCAAATCCAGCCAAATCGATTGAACTCATAACTGCAAGTAACGAAGATTCAAAATCATATTTATCTTCAGGTTTCAAATCATCAAAGAAATCTGTATTATGGAAATCAATGTTATTATAAATTCTATAATTATACAAATAATCTCCTTGTACATCTTCTAATTCCTGAAAACTCAGATAGTTAAATATAGTTCTATCAAGAATCTTAGAAACAATTGCCGGATGAGCTAATACATCAACAAATCTGTATCGTTCAAAGCCTTCAGAATTTACATACATACCTAAAATAGCTACTGTACTTCCACCAACAATACTACCATTATCAATAATATACATTTCTTCTGCACCTGTATCAGGTCTTGTAATAAACAGATGATAGATACCATTAATACATTCGTAATGATAATGAATAGTTTCAGGAATATATTTTCCTATCATAGCTTCAAATCTTGTATAGGTATGAGCATCGATTCCTTCACCTTTTTTAGGCATAACTTTAGGCTTTATGTTAAACTCAAGTGGACTAAATGAATTAGACTCATTAATAGTAAAACTAGGTTGAACAATTTCTTCATCATCAGCATCAAGAATTGCAAATGCTGGATTAGCCATAGATTTTTTCTGTTCGTCCACATAACGAAGTTCACTTTCATCTACAGTAATCATCACAGGTCCTTCAAGAATAGTTTCGTTCATTCTGAATTTTCTAGCTGCCATAACTGACTGGAACTGTACAGTTGATAAAAAATCAACCAGCTCAGGTTTGTTCAACAAGAATCTACCTGTATACTCAGAATTTAATTGTGTACTATCATATTCGTCTATGTTAGCAACACTATTGCTTTCATAGACTTTACCGAAACCAGCCAGTATAGAGATAGCATTAACTAATTCTCTAGATTCTTCGTCTGCAAATGATATAGCTGTTGCAAGCGGATCTGTCATATAATAAATGGCAAATCTAATCCACTGATTTGTTTCGATACCCTTGGAAACAAAGACTAAACGCAAAAATGCATTATCTTTAGCCATCTTACAAATATCTTCGTATAATCTGTTAGAAACTTGTCCCTGATTAACGAACTTGTCTGCTTCCTTAGAATTAAATTTGGAACTTTTCTTTTCTTTTTTAGGTTTGTTTTCCACCTTAATAGTATAATCGTTATTAATAACGAAAGGGTTAACAGCTGCTACTATAAGTGGATTAAATGTGTTTAATGCTGTCATCATAAATCTTATCCTCCTTTGATTATATTTTTTTTTGTCTGTGACAGTATCATGATAGGAAAGGCTATTGTATAACCTTTATTCACTATTATTATATATAATCAAAAGAGGATTTATTTTTCTTTTATCTTTTACGATATTTTATACTGGATAAAGGATCGGTATCGATAAATTCTATAGGACAAATAGGTCCTGTTTGTTTATCTTTGATAAAACTAAAATCAAATCTATCATCAGCTAATTCAATTGGACAAATCTGATAATGAGTTCTTTCAGCTTTAAGAATTTTTGCTCTTCTAGTTAATTCATAAGAATCAACTGTAGTATCAGAAACATCACTTGCATATTTATTAAATATAGGAAGTTTATCGTTATAAAATTTTCTACAATATCTAAATCCCATATCTACTAATTCTATATACAAAGTATTCTTATCTCGTGTTCTACCTAATGTCTGTCTTGTGATAATTTCAGATTTAAAAGGTTCAGCTAACACTATAGTCATTTTTAATCCTTCAATATGCTCTCCAAGACCAGCAGATTTTGTAGTAGATATGATAAGTTTCTTTTTCTTATCTTTTTGCTTTTGAGTTTTATCCAAGAGAGATGTAAATATACCTATATCTCCAAGAAACTCAGGATATTCTTTACCAAGCCAATGATATAATCTCAATATACCTTCATTAGTACCAATATACATTAAAACTCTACCCTTACATTTGATAACCATATCCATTATAATTCTCATCATATCATAAAATTCAGGTTTTTGAGTAACATAATTGATATATTTATTTCTATCTAATCCATAAACATTTTTACATGCTGATACTGCTTGTGGAGTCGGATTAGAGTTCCATTTAATAGCTACATAACTAGTATGAGGATCATTATTTTCATCAAATAAATCAATACCAGGTACATTCTTTAATGATATCTGAAATATATGATTTTCTTTCCAATTACTTCTACCAGGTGTAGCTGTTACATAAAAAGTTTTAAAAGTATTGGTAAAGAAGTCTATCATCAACATATTGTCAAAATTAGTATGAGCTTCATCATAAAACTTCATACCAATTCCTAATTCTCTGAATAATTGAGACACTTTGTCCCAACCATATCTATCACCAAACGATCTTAATGTACCATGACTGCATAAGAAAACTTTACCATTCTTAGCTTTATTAGACGAACCATTAAGAATCATATTACAATATTCTGATCCATTAATAGAAACTATATCACCTGGCTTTAAATTTGTATATTTACAAATCTCTTCTCCCCATTGTGATAATAACGAGTTAGAACCAGTAATGATAATACTCTTGATTTTGAAAAAACAAATAGTAGCAATAGATACATATGTTTTTCCTTTACCAGTAAACAGGTTCAAACTCAGCTGATGTAGATACTTGTTGTCTTCATACTCACCTACATTACAGGTAAACTTTAAAGCTTCAACTTGTTCCTCATCTCTGGGCTTGAACTTTATCATTACATTATCAATCATTTGAAATGGTTCTGAATCTATTCTTGTATAATATTTTTCTCCTAATGCTTTACGAACATACCAAATGTCCATACCTGCAGGAAGATATAATCTCTTATTTTCTTCATCATAATAAAACCCTTTATAAAATACTTTATGTGTAATAGGATCATATATTCTAAAAGGTTTTTCTAATTGTTCGGACTCTCCCATTGTATAGTTTTCGACTATAATGGAAGTATTTGTAACTTTTATTCTGTCCATAATATTACCTCTAATTGTCAGCCTGAAACTGGAAGGGTCAGGAGACCCTTCCGGATTCTATGGCTTTTATTTGTCTAATTTATCCTTCCCAACATTCTCCATCGGATTCATCTTCATCACAGGTTTCACCTGCTTCTACTACATTATATGCTACAGGAAGAGTTACTTCTGTAAGAGTTCCTACAGCTTCTTCTGCTACTTTTAATGCAGTATTGAAGTTTTCTTCTGCTGTATTTTCTTCATCTTTCCAAGATGAACCACCATCAGCCCAAAGTACAGTCCAACCGTTAGGACCAGCCTGAATAGTAACGTTATAGTCATTTTTGTCTTTATATTTCTTTTCGATTTCTACCTCATTAGTAGGCATCATACCAAAGAATCTTTTCATAATTTGACATACCTCTCAATCTTATATTTTAATAATCTCTGCGGAAATTCTTCTTGGGAATCTTACGCTTTTCTACCTTACGACCAACTCTAATCTTAGGGTTAGAGAAAGTAATAGGTTCAATAATAGGTTGCTCAACATCAGACTTAGGTGTATATTCGTCAGAAATGAACTCCTCGTCTAAGTACTCCTGAGGCTGTTCCATATAATAAATATCTGTCATAGAAGGTCTACAGATGTATCTATTCTGAGGATTTGCCAAAGCCTTCTGTACTTTCGAACTCTGCAATCTTACAGTTATAGATTGATTATTAGACAACGATTTATCCAAAGTGAGAATCTGACAAATTTCACCGGGATTTGTCCAATCAGGTTTCTCAAGCTCATCATCAAATGCTCTGATCTGATTCATCAGAAGAACTTCGAAGTGGACTGCATTGAGCTTAATATTACCCTGAATATTTGTAGTAATAAATTCTTTGAGAATTGAATTCCTATCATATAAAGAAATTACACTCTTGTTATTGATAAGCTTTTCAATCTTATTCATAGTCGCAGATAATTCGTTATTCTTAATCTCAACTACAAAAAGACAAGGAAAATCAATCAAGTCTGTTAAGTTAAGCTCTACATGATAAGGTTCCTCGGAACTGTTATTCTCAGGCTGAACTGACATTACATATTCATAGAAATCGGAATCAAAATACAGGTTATCTGTATTTGTTGTAGATATCTTAAACTCTTCACCATCAGGTTTTCTGATAATGAAACTATTGATGTAGTGATTATAATCTACATCGTCATATTCTTCTTCAGACTTAATATCCTCGTCAATGATGAGTTTAATACCTCTATAGGTTTTATTCTCAATCAAAGCTATGGTATTAAAAGTAATCTGGAAATAATCATAAAATCCTTTAGACCACTCCATTTTAACAACCAAAGATTCAAGAAGATGTTTTGCTGACAATAAGATCTGAGTATAAATTGAAGATAGTCCTTCAGCTGCAATCTGTCCAATATTAACTTCTCTATTTACATATGCAAGGTCGCCATAACATTTATAACAAATACCATGCCCTCTAGCAGCACTTGCACAAGTCATAGGAGAACGGAAATAGAGTTTTCTATGAAGCATCTTCTGTTTATCTGCAGTTTTAGCTGATAACAACTTATCTACTCCGTCAGGATTATCTCTATAATATCTCATATCATACATACGAAGCATTGTATCATCTTCAAGTACAATTTCCTGAAAGTTATGAGAATCACAAATATAAGTCGGATCAGGATGCAATATAGTATCCTGATTATTTAATTCAAGACATCTTGCAAATGCACCAGATTCACCAACGTTTGTTTTCTGCAAAATCTGAGCTACACGACCTACTGATGATTCAATAGCTACCTCTTCAGGAGTCTGTAAACCACCATTCATAAATGAATGACGAATAGGATGAGGGAATACTGATCCCTGACCATCAGGTTTTGAACCAATATTAACAGCAACTTCTTTATACTGTTTAGGTGATATTGCTTCACCTGTGCGGAATGAATCTCTTAAACAGTGATCAGAATTCTTGATATATCTAATCTGTAAATCAGTTGCTTCCATACCTTTCTCTTTTACATCTTCAATAGGAATACCATCAGGATTGAAATGAATAGTATCTGCAAAATCAGGATACTTATTCATCAAGTCAATAGTATCTTCAAGATTCAAAGTATTACCAAGATACATTTGCATAAATCTGAGATCTCTGAATTTTCCAATTACTGCATCGATAGTCTGATTAAGCATAATGAATGGAATCTTTTTACGATATCTATCAATAAAGATATTATCGATATATTCCTTAATAAATCTCTTGGTGATATTCTCAAAGAATACCAAATGTACATCATTAATTGGATGATCTACTGCTGTACAGAGATTCCAGAACATCAAGTTGATAGTGTAATCAAATATAGTTAAATCTACATCTACTTTGTTAGCAAATACAACATGAATCATCATATTCTGCACTTCAGGTTTTTCTACTCCATCTTTGAGTATATTGATAATTGAGTAGAAATGATTATCAATATTGGATTGGTTTAAATCTTTCGTGTGAATAGTCTGCGTGCCAGTTTCACACAATTCCTTATAAGGATAATAGAATTGTTCTTTGTACTCCATTTCACCTTATTCCTTTCCTTTAAATTAATAGTATCATATATAATCAAATCTGATCTTCAGGTTCATCTGCTTTATCATTATAAGCGATCAGATTAGATTCTCTAATATTTGCATCGAATATATCATTCGGTAAAATTCTGACAGGAACTCCTGTATGTTTGCACTGTTTCCTCATATCAATTGATAATATAGCATGATAAAACTCTTTATCAATATCCATATCAGAAAGCATTGTTGCTATATCAGGAGCAACTATAGGATTTTCTCTAATACAAATAGTCTTAATTGTAAGACCTTCTATATTAGAATAATTCCAAAGACGATATTGACCTTCATCATCAATGAAATATGAGTTAAGATACTTGAGCATATGCTCTGTAACTTCATCTTCATCAAAATATACCGGAATTCTTCTTACCAAAGTAGCATACTGATATTCTCTTGCAGTATTTTCTCCAATATAACCATGACAGTTCATACATACAACTGTATCTGATAAATTGATTCTTTTATAACCTTCTTTCATCAACATATCCTCTGATACAGCATAAGTAGGTTCTTTTGTTATAGAAGTAATTAATGATAACTTTCCAGTTGATTGAAGATATCTGGCTTTATCAATCATCTCTTTATCAAATCTTGTACTACCAATGACAGTAACAACTTCTGTTTTGTCAATATTATCCATTGTTAATGATACCATATATGTTTCTTAATCCTCCTTAAAATTAATAGGTTGTAAATTAATGAGTAATTTCTTACTCTGTTTTAGAATTGTTATCGGCAGGATCATAAATAAGATCTTCACAATGCCAAACATCATCATCTGATTTGAATTCAATTCTTTTCATAATAAGACCATCTCCAAGCATAGAAATAGGTAATCTATGACATAATTCACCGTAATCAGAAACAGTTACAACTTCACATTCTTCTTTCATAGAAATATCCATAAAAGAATCCATAAATGCTTCTGCTGATTCTTTTGATGTGAAAAGCACATAACAACAGTCATAAATCAATACAATTTCTAATTCATCATTGCTATCAGAATCAGTTACCTTTCTTTTGATTACATAAAGAGGTTTATCTACTGTAACCTTTAATAACTCTTCATGTTTTCTTTCGATCAATTTGGTTGATTCTGCTACATAAAATTCCAAATCATCTAAAGAATGACAGATAATTTCTGTTCCTGTCGTTTCTTCAATCAATTTTTCATTGTCTTTCATTTTGTTTTCTCCTTTCGCATGAAAAATAGTATCATTTGTTTACATAAATATATTATATAATTCAAAAACATGTTTATAATTAAAGAATTATATAGAAAGGGGTATGAGATATGGCTCAACATAATCCTGCTACCACTTATACTTTGCAAGATTTTATCAATATGAGAAATATAGATGATATGACATATTATAATTTCTCTATTTTGGAAGTAATCAATGGTGTACACCACCTTGACCATAATCTCGTAGAGGATTATTTACCTCACTTGGCTGGCACTTGTGAAACTATATCTCTATCTGATACAGAGTTTAAGAGATATAAATATAATCCTGATTTATTAGCATATGATTTATACGGGTCAGTTCAATTAGACTTTGTTTTATTATTATTGAATGATATGGTCGATCCAAAAGAGTTTAATGTAAAAACAGTGAAGCTTCCATATGCTAGTGTACTAGCAACATTCCTTAACGATATTTATGGAAAAGAGTCCAAATATATTCAGGAAAATAGAGCAATAAATAAAATCTACAGATAAAAAGATGCTTGTAGGTAGATAATACCTACAAGCATACTGTTTCTGTTACACAAATTCAATCGGTTTAATAACATTAACAAACTCGATTGGACAAATAGGTGGATTAGCTGACGGTAACTGATTATAGTTTGTCAGCATAATGATGTTCATAGCTTCTCTATTCTTTGCATCCTCAACAATAAGCTCTGATAATTCTTCATCAAATGCTTCCATCTGAGCTGTATATTCAGGATTATTATAATTTGCTGCAACAGGTTCAAGATTATAAGTAACCTTGTTATTGAATGCATTGTCTCCTGTATCATTTGTATCAATAACACCAAGAATATCATTCTGCTGAATAAATCCAGATGCACCGGACATTTTAACTCTACTATTGTTATTAATACTTCCAGGCAATTCAACATTATGCAACGAATCTTTGAACTGAGGAACTCCACCAACATCTGTTACCAATCTAATCGGATTGTCAGGTAAGAATGGTTGAGCAATATAATCTCTTGTACTGCCCTTATCTCTCATTTTGATACGATGAAATGTCATATAACATAATCCATCTCTATCATAATCTCTCGCAATAGTAATACCACAGTCTAAATTATCAATCATTAATAATGATTCACCAGTATTAGATTTTCCAATAAGTTTACCACTATCTTGATTTCCTTTTCTTGCTGTTTCTTCTAATATACGAGTTGCTTCACGATTAAGATGAGATATTGTAATTACAGGAATATCCTTATCTGCAGCAAATACTTTAAATTCGTTTACAATATCACCTAATTCAAGACGAATATCCTGCTGACCATCGATTGAGCGAATACGTTTGATATGGTCCTGAACCAAACAAACCATTTCTTTTCCTTGATCTAATAAATCCTCATATAATGTATACAGATAATCAGTACTGATACTTCTATTAGGTTTATATTTAATTACAATATCTAAAGGTGAAGAGTCATTAATCGTTAACTCACCTTCTGTTCTTAATTTATAGATAACTTCATTCAATTCATAGTTACCCATACCATGAGAATTATCTATACTCATATCAAAAAGACGAGTAATAGTTTCCACTACAGTATTTTCCATTGTTAATAATACAATACAAGGAATTTTAGTAGGGTCCTTAGGTTTAACCATAGGATTATATTTCTTTATCTGCTTAATTAAATTAAGCAAAGTTAATGATTTACCAACACCTGCTACACCCAATAACATATAAACACGACCGGATTCAAATCCACCACCAATTAATTCATTGAAACCTTGCATACCAGTGTATAATCTTCTTGATGGGTTAGTTACCATATTATATGTATCAGTAATAGCAGACTCAAAAGTACCATCCTCTAATGAAAAGAATACATCATTTACATTATCTTCTACATGAGTTTTTCTAAACTTATTTTTTACTCTATCTAAAAGTTGTTCTGTTTCTTTGATAAGACTAACTCTCTTAGACATATCAGATGTTTTAAATCTGGTTATAAGTTCTTGTAAATTATCTGCTTCATTATAGAAGAATGAATACTTTAATAAGTCTTCTACCATTTTATGACAATATTGAATATTAGACTTGTCCATTGCAAGATTATTATAATCTAAGAAATCAACCTGAAAATTAATTCCTCCATTTACATGAAGAAGAATTAAATCCATATCTGTTAAATTCTGTTCAAGTCTTGCTTCCAATACTTTATATATGAAATTGAAACGCTTTACCTTTTCTGGGTCGTTCTCATAAGTAGACCTATCAACAATTGATAATAGTCTTCTCATATTTACAAGGTGTTCCATTCTAATGACTCTAGCATCCTGTAAAATATATCTACAAAATACATTGAGAGTAGTCATATCCAATGTAATTTTAGCAGTTTCAATATTATACTTGTTCTTTCTGCCTATTTTGTTTGCATCAAACATTATACTCATAATGCCAATTACTTCCTTTATACGATATTTAACATTCTTATTTCTTTCGAGTGATTAGTACAGTGTTTTTAACTTGATATTTTCTAAATATTTTCGCCAAGTAATTCTGTTAATTTCTGTACAGTGATAAATTCACACCCTTCTTTATCATTGACATACATAACAAATCTCTCAAAATCTGAAATGCTAGAATCCATTAGATAACTATACTGACCCGAATTCAAAATAGCTTCTTTCTGTTTTTGTTGCTCTACTTCAACAGTATCCATAAATTCAACAAATGTTGTAGGATTATTCCTATAATAATTATTGATAATGGTTTTATTATATCCAGGTATTGGTATCCTGAATTTGACCTTAATATAATCAATTCCATCATTCACTCTTCTTTGATTGATGTAATCACATATTTTCTTAGGGTCTTCTGAAACTAATTGATCAAGAAAAATAGTATCATATCGGAATGACTTTATCGGTCTAAAGTCTACATAATGAACCTGAGTGTCCAAATCATGAGCAAGAATAATATAACCTTTCTCTTCTTCTTCTCCAAACTTCCATCTGTAAGGACATCCACAATAGTAATAGAAACCTTGGAAACAACCAGCTTTATGAACATGACCTGATATTGCAACCCCTGTACAATATTTAAAATCTTCTGCTGTTAATAACCGGCTACTTCCGGATGTCAAATTACCATATACTGAACCTTCAAAAGTACCATGAACAAATGCTGCATCATACCAACCAGATTGATTGAAAAATTTCTGATACACCTCTTCATCTACTCCATTTAATTCAGGTATCATTAATATTCTAGCACCTTTAATATACTCGAACTGAATGTTAGTGATTACCCTAACGTCAACTCCATAATTCTGAGAGTTATCCATATAATGGTAAAATAGTTTCAATTGATCGAAATCGTGTGAATATGTACCAGCTAATAAGATTAACGTAGCATTTTTCAATTTTGACAAATGAACCAAATCTGCAATAAACTTGCTAGCATATAAAGCAGCATCGGAATTACTCATAACCTTATGGTCGAATAAATCACCATCGATAGATATAATATCTATAACAGGTAACTGATATAAATCTGATAAAACCTGCTCTACCAAAATTTGATATTGTTTTGAAGGTTCAAAAGCACCAAAATGTAGATCAGCAAGATGTACCTCAATAAGAGTTCCTCTAATTTTATTCTGATAATTTAATGTATCCATGTAACACCTCTTCAGTTATATTTCTTTCAAAGCCGATTGTTTTATTGACATTATTAAGAATGTCATTAAAGGTATTGAAAATAACCTGAGATAAAATATCTCTGAATACATTAAATACAAGAGCTTCTTCTGGTTTGACAAGAAGACTTTTTCCATCACCTGAATTCTCAACAAGTTTGATTTGATTAGTTCTTTTATTACCATATCTTCTTAAAATATCAATTTGAACTAATGTTATTGTAGAGTCTTCTTCATCTTCTGCAGCATTGATAAATGTCGCAATTGCAGATGGAGCTCCAGGTCTAGGAATAGAAGTTTCAATAAACGAAATTCTATATTCTGTTTCATTATTATCATCATAATAATAAAGAACGTAACTAGAATTAAGAGGGTCACAATCAATATAAACATTAGATTCATCTTTGTCATTTTTATATAAAGAAGCTAATTCAATAGTATCTAAATATACAATAAATTGTCTAACTAAAGCAAGCCATTCATCGACACTGTAGTTGATATTGAGAAGCTGCATTGGACCAACTTTATTATTTCTACAAAATTGTAGATCTTTTAATTCACGCTCCAATTTATCAGAAATATTATATTTCTTATCTTTCGACCATATCCAAGTAGAAGTTATACATCTATCAGGGCTTTCAAAGTCGAATTTAACTTGTCTTAAAAAATAGAAATATTTCTTTGTAAATTCAAAGAATGGATTATCCTGTAATTTGAGCGATGTCATTTCTTTTTCCATTTTTCCCATAATTATTTTTGTTTCCTTTCTAACTCCTTAGTAGACTCTATTACGTCAAGTATGTAATCTTTAATAATACTGATGAGAAGCTTATTTAAATCATAAATATGATCTCCTATATTTTCTTTTGTGCTGTAAAGCTCTTTAAGATAAACTGTAACAGTATTTCTTGTATCTTTTTCAGGATTTCTTACAACAATAGCAACTGTAAAAGTATTATCTTTTACATCGATATCAATACTATATACAATATCTTCTGAATATCTTATTACGGCTTTCCAGATATTCATATCTTCTTTATCTACATGCATAACCTGTTTAATATTTTTATACGTTCCATATGGAGGAAAATTACTGAAGATATAGGCGAACAACTCCAATAAATTTTCTTTATTAAGAGGAACATTTGCTTTTTCCAATTTCTTTACAGACTTAATAAGTTTATGTCTATAATAAGTCTCCTTAATAGATATAATCCACTTAGGATACTTAACATCTTCGAATTTCATTCTGATAATATCACTGTTTATTTCCAAACAGCTTCCAATAATACGATCTGTATTTTCCATAAGTGCAACCTCTACTTCCCATCATCTTCTTTTCTACGCTCAAGAATTTTTATATCTTCAAGTTGTCTTTTAAGATCTTTATTTTCATTATCTAATTCTTCAAGACGATTTGCTACATCTGTACACATAAGAAAAATATTTGTTTGTCCAGTAAAAACCATATCTTTTTCATGTTTCTTTGCAGTTCGTCTAAGTTCCCGGATCATTCTATCAGTTTCCATTTATAAAATAACCTCCTCCATTTTCGATAGGTACATCTGATTGGAAATAGAAAGTTTTATTATAACAATCAAACATAAAATTCGAATTAATAGTTCTATAATAACTCTCTACATAACTTAAAAAAGTCTGAATTAATCTTGTTACAAAATTACGAGCATCTAATTTCCAACAATTTAAAAATAAATCATTAAATCTGATGCTCTGTTTATCAACTCTGATAATTCCAATACCGTCAATAAGAGGTAATTCAGGATCATATCCATTATTAATCATCCACATATATGCAGCAGCTTGGATAAGATAATCTGTAGTAATCTGCTTAGATGTTTTAAAATCTATAAGGTATACTGCTCCATTGATTCTCAAAATAGCATCTACAGTTCCACCAAACCAAGGACATCTTACAGGAACTTCAAGACCAATAACTTCTTCAATGAAATATCCCATTTGATTGAGATTCTTTTCCCAAGCAATAAAACTTTCAATTCCGTTATGAACAGCAGCTCTATATGCTACTCCAATTTCATCATAATTTATTTTAAATAAAGATATATCCTTCTTGATATATTTAGCTTCAAGATATAAATCAATATAAAAATGTACCAAAGTGCCAACTTCTAAAGCTTTTTCTCTATACATCTCGTATTTATTATATCCTATTCTTGCTGCCCACTTAATAAGATATTCCTGATCAGTACACTGTTTAATTATATGAGTTACTCTTGGTATAGGATTATCATTAGCATCCTTATAATGAAGCCAAATATTCTCTCTAGCATTATCAATTCCCTCTAACTCCAAAAGATCATTATCTAACACTAATTCTAATTGATCAATTATCATAAAATTAACACACCTCTCTATATTTTCATTATAGAGAAGTTTGAGCTGTGATAAAAAATAAAAGGGGTGAGAACACTAAGTCCTCACCCCTCTCGTAATTTTAATTTAATCATTTCTGATCCTGAAATTCCAATCCAGCATCAAAATCAAAATCGATAATAGAACTAATTTTGTCAAGTGTTGTAAGTTTTACATATCCTTCTAAAGAATCTTTTATCAATTGATGTGGATTTTTAACAATAAATGTATCATCGTCTTCTAATACTAACAAGATTGCAATATAATCAGGATCTGTTGCTTTTCTAGAAAATATAATTTTAGCAGGCAAATGATCTTCTCCAATTTCAATATCCATAGCACTAGGACCCAGTTTGGTTACAAACATCATAGCTGTTTCGATATCAAAATGGATAGTAAATTCTGTAGACTTAATATCACACTTTTCCGGTTCCAATGGAACACAATTAGCAATAACAGAGAATCCAAGATTCAATTTCATAATAGTAATTTCCTTTCTTTTTAAAAATAATGTAACGTTTTATAGTTATTAAGACTGAATGATATAAAATCTTTTAGTATTAGATATAAAATCATGCAGTTCAACTCCAAAGAAATCTTTATATATTTTCTTATATTCTTCCATAATTTCAGGAACTTTTGACCACATTGGATCTCCAATTCCATATTTTTTATTAAGCTCTTTTATCTTTGTAGGATTACCAGCTACAGACATGTATTCCTGAATATAAGAATCTTTTTCAGCACCTGTCAATTCTTTCATATATTTATGATGAATTGCTTGTACTATATCAGCAAAATCTTCAATTTTCTTTTCAGGCTGCTGATCAGCACTTATTTTATACTTATCTCTAATAGTTATCATTTCATTTAAGAACTTAGGATAATTAGAAATATAATTTTTCTTAAAATTATCATCCATTTCTTTGATAAATTCAGAACTCCAAGTAGGTACATTTAAACCAGCCATATGATCCATAAATACTTGATGAGAATACAAATATTCATAATGACCATGTAAACAATTCCAATATCCAATTGTATATGGAGAAAGATCATGAACTGAATCATATCTTTCATTTGTACCATCATCATAGGCTATAATCTCAGGATATACATGAGTTGTTTTGAAGAAAGTATCGTTAATAAAGTTGTGTATTGTAGCTACAATTCTTTCCCAGGGTAAAGATCTTTTAATAGAATTTGACAATTCAAATTCAATAAATATTCTATTATAGTCTACATCATAACAATATTGAACTGCGACATAATATTTCAAATCGTTTGGATCATCTGAAATTTCAAAAACATAAGTATCATCAACAACGTCATTATATGCATCTTCATTGACAGCATCTCTGTAAGCATCCTCAATAATAGTAATCAAATATTTTACTACCTGTTCTTCTGTAGGAAGTTCTACTTTATTCATTTTTAATACCTCCTTAGTATCATTTTAGATTATTGATAAGTGCTCAATATCTCATAATTATATTATATAACCCAGTTTATATTTATGGGATTGTGTAAATAGTCAACATCCTTATAAATTGATATCAATAATACAACGATTATAAGGGAGGTAGTAATAATGAAAAACTTCATTATGAAAACTTATAATGATAGCTATCTTTATAAGGTGAAAACGAACAGCCGTGAACAGGATAACCCTGAAAAACGAAACAATCAGGCTATTATGGATTTCATTATTAAGGCTCATAGAGTTGAAGATAAAAAATCAGATGCTTTCAGAGGTATTGTAGAAGAGGTTAAGAGACAGCAGACAAGTTCTATTCTGTATACTGTTCTTATGATGGACAGTGTCAAAATCTGTATTAACCAGTATGAAATGCCCAGAGCATTCAAAGTCTTCGACGCGAAAGATCCTTCAAATGGAAGACAGCCGGCAGTGTTTATCGATGCTACAGGAATCATCGAATTTAAAAACGGCTACTATGTATGTAAGAAGATTGATGTACTTTGTGCTTATCTGTTCGATGCTTTGATTTATCTGTTATACAGACATAATCCTAATAAGCTTGTAAATAACAGTAGTATTGTAAATGCAGCACTTGATTGTTATGTAGCAATGGTACATAACAATATTGAGTATATGGGTATTCCTGGATATTCTGCTAATCGCAAGAAAGTTGCTTATATGGCTGGTTTATTCTTCTTAACCAATATGATGGGCAAAGAAATGGATCAGTATAATAAGTCTCTCGCTGGAAAGATTGCAGGTTTATCTGCTTCTGAAATTAAGGCTTATGAATTATATTTAACTGATATGGAATTCGGTAATATTTTCGAATTTATCACAAGTGTTTCAAGTGTATTTAATCTTAAAGGATTAACTCTTGAAGTATTTATCAGTAAATGGATGTATTATTATGGTACAGGTACACATTATGCTACAGAACTTCTTACATCTTTCTTATGCCTTATTGTAAATGCATATACTGGTTGTTACATTGTTGGTCAGAGACAGGTTGAAAGATCTTGTGGAGATTCTATGGTTAAATTATCAAATGCTATTATAAAAGCAGGAGTAGAATCTTTCAACACTTCTAAGGCATTCATGAGTGAATCACAGCTTGCTGAAAGAGAAGTACATGATAGATATACTTGTGAGATGGCAGAATCTAGAAAACTTCAGATGATTCTTGACGAGAGAACTATTATTGTAGAATCAGGAGAATTTTCTTCTGCAGAAGTTGTAAAAGAGAAATGTTCTGATCTCATGAAGATTTGCAAGGCAGCTAATATTACTGATAAACTTAATATCTATGCTGAAAGTTCTTATATGAATGGTATTGCTCAGGCATATACAAGTTGCATTTCTGTATTGCGAAACGGTGAAGTTCTTTATGAATCTGGAGCTTTAACTGAACTTGGCAAAGCTTTCAAGAATAAGCTTACTGATAGACAGAGATTTGCTATCGAATCAACTATCAACAGAGATATTGAAGCTCTGAGAGAAGCTTGCCAGCATTCTGATGCTGATAAAGAAACCAAGAATATTGTTTCTAAAACAATACTTGAGTTTATGGAGATCAAGAAATATCTGTAATTGTTGAATAACTCTGGATACCAGATAGTTAGTCTATCTGGTATCCTTATATTTCTAAAATGATAAAAATAGAAGATGTATAACTTTTTAATAATAACCAATTTTTAGGAGGTAAATTAATATGAATGCTGAATTAATCACTGCTATTGGTGCTATTCTTGTTCTTGCTATTCTGGTTGGAGTCGGTGCTCTTATTATCAGAAAAAAGAACAGTGATGACACTAAAGCCGCTATTGAGTTCTTAGAAGGTCTTGGAGATGAACTTATCAAGATCATTATTACTACAATCAAGGATATTGATCCGTCAAAGGTCGATTCTGTAGAAGAATTTGAAATTACAGTTCTTAATGCTGTTTATGACAATGCTTGGGATTATGTTGTAGAAGAGATGAACAAGAGACTTGATGATGATTCTATCGTTAAAACTATATTAAATATCATCGATAAGGATTATGTAATCAAGTTTATTGATACTCTTTGTGAAAAAGCTGGAATTACAGATAATATTCAGGGAGAATATATGTCTTACAGACTCTCTGTAAATAATACAGAGGAACAGGATGAAGCTCTTGCTGAAGAATATGCAGATGAAGAAAAGTATTTTACGGAAGAAGTTGAAGATGAACATTTGGAACCTGCAACTGAACCTGTACATACTGAAGAAGAAATTGCTGCACTTAATCCTCAGAGAGATGAAGAAGAAGAATTTGATGCTGCAGATGAATCTATGGAGATTATTCCTGAAGAAGACGAAGTGGGCAAAGTTCTTGCTATCAAGGATGCTATCGGTAGATGGTGCTTCTATGAACTTGACAATGAGGGAAAGAAGAACAGAATTTCTAAAGCAGAAGCTATTCCTAAGCTGAAAGAGCAGGGTGGAGCAGAAGAAATCCTTGCTGAGCTTGGAGAATAAGAGAGGTACATTATTATGCCTCTTAATGTAACAACAGTTAAAACCACCAATAGGCGTGGTACTTTATTAACTACAAATATGCCCACATCAGATCCATTTATTTCAGATGCTGACACTGATTATGAACAGAAGAAAGCAGCTGAAAAGAAAGCAATTCATAAAGAGATACTTAGAGTTGCTGTACAAACATCTTCTATTTGACAATAAATACCCTAGGAGTTGATAAAACTCCTAGGGTCTTTTTATCCGTCTATTCTATTATCTTTTGATAAACGAGTTTTATTATAATTACCAAGTTCAATGTTAAGACTATTTACATATTCCATATCACAATATATAACTAAATCCAATACACCTTCATCTTCAGGAACATGAAGTTTGGCAATCTTAGTATTCCAATCAAAGTCAAAATCAACTACTCTTGCTACATCATTTTGCCTGAATATCTTGATATTGCAGAATTTATATGGAGAAACAAAATTTGTTAATTCGTGATCTATAGCTCTAGTTAACAAATTATCACCAGAGAATATGGAACTCATATCGATTTCTGTTTCACCTTTATCAGCTTGATAAGAAGTTTCAGATATATTCTGCCATCCATGTTCATCTTCTTCAGGAATATCAAAGATATTGATACTATAAACAGCAACACAATCTGTAGTTTCTTTTACAACCAACTCAGACTTCATTTCTTCTGCTGAATAAAAAGCATAATAATGAGGAATAGGAATATCTAAAGTAGCAGCCATTTCTATATGGAAATTAAAATCAAGCTTGCCATCTCTTTCACCATCATCAAGTTGTAATTTATCTCTTACAGCAATACGTGTATATACATTATTTACCCTGATAAAATATTCAGGTTGCTGATTAATAGAACGCATCTTAAATAAGAAAGGTAAACTAGAATGACGATTAAGGTAATTGATAAAATCGATTACATCAACTACCTGATCATTTACGATTTCAAATCCAGCTTTCTCTGCAATATGATGAACAATATGCTTTGGAACATGGAAATCTACACTGATATATTCAGACTGTGTAGATCCATTTCTGAAATATAATTCCATCATATTATAAGTATCAAGCTGTTCAGAGCGAGAATTTAAACGAACCTTAAATCCAAAGTCCATTCTTAATCCTCTAGGAACAAATCCTAAAAATAAATCTCTTTCAGGATCTTTGAAGAAACTATCTTGAAATTTTGATCTTCTCAGATACACATGAGGAGAACCTAAATATACATCGAGACCTTCTCTATCATAATCGTATTGTACAACAGGAGCAATTCTTGCTCTAGGATTCTGTCCTTTTACAATATTCTTCATAGCATAGTCATTAAGTCTCTTATAATCGTCCAAAACATTCTTTCCATCTATATAAATTCCTCCTCTGAAGAATTCATTTGGAAACTTAGCTTTAAACCAATTATACATATACTGAATAGCTAACGAATAACCATGTACATAAGATGGTAATGCTAAACTAGCGTGAAGATTTTTTATTTTTTCAAAACCATATCTATCTTCTGGTAAAGTAATATTACGCTCTATATCCTGAGCAGACATAATCTCTCTGGGCATTACACTTACCTCCTTTTCATAATTATAAGGAAGTTCTATAATTATAAAGATATCAAATTCACATCCGAATAATCCAAGAGAAAGGAGAGTTTAAAATGAGTAGTGAAAGAGCTTATGAAGGCGAAATTGACTTGACCTTCTTATATAAACAATCACAAACTAGTATTCCCCAGGCTTATGTTATAGATCCTGCTGTAATTAGCTATGCAATGATTGAAGAAATATATGAAAATGAAAGAATTCTTCCTGTAATATATGTATCTGTAAATCTTGGTAGTGAATTGTATACTAAAATCACTAACACTAGAGATTATTCAGAGTTTAGATTAAGAATAAGAAAGAGAAATGCCTTATCAAAAACTTCTGTATTTGAAGAAGTGGTCAATGACACTTTCAGTTATGTAACTCCTAATACTAATGCAAATTATGCTGATACTTTAAATCAAACAAAAACTGCAAAAGATACATCTTATAGAGGAACTATCATTGGTCTTGTAAGTTCTTCTATGACAAATGAATTAAGAAGATCTTTTAATGGAGTATTTAAGAATATTTCTGTAAAGGATATAATAGAAGATGTTGCTTTAGGTGGAATGAGAAATGTTATAATGCCTGATATTAAATATGATACTACATTTCCTAGCATTTTATTACCACCATTATCTTCTAGATATAAACTGCTAAATTTCTTGTTTAATAAGTTTGCTTTCTGGGATTCATATTTTACATTCTTTATGGATTTTAAACATACTTATCTTATACCTAGAAATGGAGAAGCTGTATCTAGCAAAGACGGTAAACCTGATACTGTTATTATAGAAATAAAGAATTATACTGCAAAAGAAGCATTTACAGATGGATTTAATATAGAAAATGGAGCTTATCATGTTTATGTAAATGCAAATGATACCAATGTTATTGTAAATACATCAACTGATAAAGTAGCAAATAATATTGTTGGTTATAGTGATATAACTGGTAAACAAAATTTAACTGTTACTACAAATCCAAATGAACAAAATACAACTAAGACTACTTATGTAAGATCTAATAGTGCTGCTGCTATTAAAAATGATCTACAAAGTAATGCAGTAATGGTTCAATTATTGAAACAAAATCTGGACCCAGATATATTTACTCCTAATAAGAGATATAATATTAAACACTATCCCGATTATTCTCAATATAATGGTAAATATTATCTTGCTTATAAAAGAGAATTCTTTTATCAAAAATCTGGCAATAAATTTATTATAAGTTGTAATGTTGGATTAAAACAGGCTGTAACGGAAGAGGTTGCTAGATCTATGGAAGATACATATAAACCTAGTTTAATTACTAGAAATAGATCTTCTAATAGATCAAGTTCTGCAAACAAACCTCTTGGCTCTACAGCAGCATCTCGAACAGTATAAAAATAGCGTTAGGAGTTTGTCACTCCTAACGCTTTCTTTTAATTATTTCCATATAAAACTTCGTAAATAAGACTATCAATGCTAGGAACCATAATACCATGTCTATTATCTTTTATTTCATGTTTGATTTTGTCAATCTCTCTTTGACCAAATCTTCTAGTTTCTCTAGTAAAGATATATTCATTATTATTTGCTTCAAACGCTGAATCATAATTATCTAAAGCATATAAAGAATCTGAATGAGTTAAACTGAGATTATTATGATCAATATGTACAGGATGAAGAGAATATACAATTGCAGGATATCCGGATATATCTCTACTTGAATAAATTTCGTCATACATTACAGGATATTTTTCTTCTACATTGTTTGATTTGTATATACCATATACATCGTATTCTACTTCTATTGTTTCCTGATCATCAATATTAATGATTTTATGATTCTGATATAAAGTAGGAATATTATGTAAAGCCATATCTCTAGCTACATCTAATCTTGAAAATTTTAAATGATGATATTTTCCATTTGTATCATAATAATCATGATAAATTTCTTTATCTACAAAATGAACTATTCCTGTATTTCCAAGAGTAAAAATTTCTATAGATAAATTGTCAAATTTTACCTCATCATTTATAATACTTATAGGTTTTATAAATGCATCTTTTTCTCTACAAATAACACCATTCTTTTTATCTACTGTTATTATCATATCTCCAGATTCAGCATCAACATTTTTTCCTTTTCTTATAGAACCAAGATTAACTTGATATTCATTCTCTGTTTTAATAGTAGAATTGTACCAATGACGTTGTGAGAAATCCAACTTTACAGTTTCTTTTTTAACTTTTGTTTTATAAGTTCTTTTAATATGCTCGATATAATGATCTAATCTCATTATATAACGAGTTTCGAAACTAAATTTATGCTGAATTCCCATTCTGTCCCTAAATACTACCAGATTATTAAAAATAGGTCCTTTAATATTATCTGTATCATCCAAAAATGCAGATATACAAATTTTGAAAAATTCGTTATCTATATTTTCAATAATTGCCAAAAAACCTTTAATAGTCTTTTTATCTTTATCAATACGATACTTGGTCATATATTCTAATTTTCCCATTGATCTAAAATCAATCATTTTAATACCTCCAAAGAAAAAATAAACTCGGGGTGATTTTCACCCCGAGCCTAAATTATATTACTTGTAATTGAAAGACTTGCAGATATTTGCATCCCACAAGAACTTTCCTTTTTCAACTTTACATCTTGTCAAGAAGATAGCTTTTTTCTGTTTGCTGCCTTCCTCTGATGTGCTATATTTTACATAATCAGCATAGAGTTTAAACGCATCCTCTATAGAACTGCAGATTACATATACCTGATTAGCAAATCCATCAGATTCTCTATTTATTTCATTGATACTAATTGTGAAAAATTCTTCCTGATTGATTCTCTGAGCGTTAAATGTATATACAGGACCTTTTCTCAAAATATCAGCATATGCTGCAGTTAATTCATCGACAAAAGTATCTGTATACTTCCACATATCCTGACGCATATATGTAGAATTTGATGCATTGTAATGAAATAAGCTCAATGTGCATTTCGAATCATGACAAGCTTTAATTACAGCAGCTAAAGCACACTGAATACCAGTGCAATATAAATGAAGAATTTTATCAGGGCAATTATCTGCTATAAATGCCATTGCTTTATTGTACAATAAAGGATAATTGAACATCTCACTTTCGTTAAGCGTTCCAAATATAAATTTATCCACATTCATTTCATGACGATCAGCACAAAGACCAACTTTAACAGCTGTTTCTTTTACTTCTTCAATTTTGAATGTTGTACTAAAAGCAGTCTTAAGACTATCCGATATAGTTGCAATATTTTGTTCTTTCTCATTGTTAGGTGCAACTTCTTCTTCAGATTTCTTGACATATTCTGCCTGCAACTCCTCAATCGACTTTCTTACCTGATATTTGTTCATCGACTTTGGAGATGTTGTTCTTTTACCACCAGATCTCTTTTTCCATGTTGTTGTTTTCTCAAATCGTATCCTCCTCCTATGATTTCTTTCTTTATTCTTGCTACAGATGCATATGAAATATGATACTTTTCACAAAGCTGAGAATAAGTATATTTTCCTGTCTCAAGATCCATTGCTACAGCGATCTTAATATCATCGCTAAGTCGTTTACCTTTACCTCCTCCCTTTACTTCAACGTTATTAGTATCTTCTGATAAATTCCCAGATACTTTACTTTGAAGTTCAGGATTAGGTAATAATTCAGCAACGTTCACAATTGGATTCAAATTAGTTGGAGAAGAAATTTGAACAATAGATGAAATTGGTGCTACTTTGATTTTCTTTTGACCAATTTTTCTGGTATTATAAATGTGTCTAACCAGATCTTGATCAATCTTAAGCTTATTAGCAACCTGTTTTACAGCATCCTTGCCTTTAGCTTTGGTGAGCTCTTCGACAATTTTAGGTTCCATTTCCTCAAGCTGCTTGTTCGATAGTGTTTTCATAGACTTTACCTCCTTTTAGCTTTAGTAATATTGATTACATCTATCATAATTATAATATATAATTGAAAATCAACATTTTTACAATTCATAACCAACATAAGAGTATAGATTATTCCTCGATAGCTCAGTCGGTAGAGCATCTGACTGTTAATCAGGGTGTCGTAGGTTCGAGTCCTACTCGGGGAGTTTGCTTTTGATGTAGCTTAGTTCGGTAGAGCAACCGGAAAGTGCACATCCGGTGGTCACGGGTTCAAATCCCGTCATCGTTAGCAAAGATGATACTTTGGAATTCCATAAGAACTCAAATATATTTGAACGATCCTCTAGGGTTAATAAAACCCTAGAGGATTTGTTCAGTATGATATATAATACAATTATATAAATCGGAGGTGGCAATTATGAAGAAAAATAAGTTACAAGAAACAATAATGAAAATTAGCATAATATTAGTTTTGCTTGGATTTACAATATGTATTGGATATACATTATATCTTAATATTGTAGATTTTAAGAAAGACACTTTTTCATTACTATTTTTAATAGATATGCTTGCTAATAATTGGTTATATCGATCTGGATTTATATCTATTGTAATAGGATCTATACTATTTTGGTTAATTAGTGATAATAAATCCCAGTAGACTATTATAGTCTACTGGGATATTTATTTGATATAATCAGCAATAAATTTTGGTATAATATACTATTTATTATCTATTCATTATAAAATTCTATAGAATATATTTCAAGAACTGCTGTAAAATATTCTGTTGCATCTGTAGCATACATTTGAAAATTTATAGTATCTCCAGATATATCAAAAACGATAGTTCTTCTTTCAGCTTGATATATAGAGTCTGTATTATATATACCAAAAGATGCAGTTACTGCTTGAAAAGATGAAAATCCATCATATGCATAGTATTCAACTTTCATCTTATTACATCCACCTGTTGGTAAAGTTGCAGTTAATTTAGTTTGACCAAAAGCTCCACTATTTGGATCTTTCTTTGCTTGTACCTTAAGTAGATTTTGTGATATTTTATACTCATTAACACTACCATCTTGATAAGAATAACGCCAATCATATTTTGTAAAATCTGTAATAGTATATGGAGTACTGCCTCCCCATACAGTAACATTATTAGATATAACTGTGTCAAGTTTAGTTCCATTAAATCTTATAACACCAGTAGAAGGTATTTCTGTATTATTAAATTTAATACTCATAATAATAAATACCTCCTTATTTAATAGGTAATATTAAGAGTGGTACCACTCTGTGAAAATAAATTATTAAACTTATTTTCAAGATTATCAAGTCTATTTGAAATACTTGTTATATCACACCAATCTACCCATGCATAATTATTATAATGCATTCTATACCATAAATGTCCAGAATTCCATCCAAAATAATATTGAATTATAGTAACATCACATACAAAATTAATTAATGTACCCCAACCATCTGTATCTAAAGGTAAATTTGTATATTGTCCTCCAACAGTATTACCTATACCATTTATATAAATATTATTTACATCTGTAAAAGATGTATTTACATTTCCCCAATATGTATTATATGATTTAAATCCATTGATACATTGATCATGAAGATTAGAAATAGATATATAATTTGTTTCTTTTCCGGTTAGTTGATATCTAAAATTAATATCACCATTTTCTGTATAAATATATGACATACTATCAGACGATCCAATAGTTACACCAGGAAAATTTGGTTGACTTCCAATACTTACTTTATTAGCTAATGATGATTCTAATGTAGTAATTCTACTAGCTACAGTAGATGGTATTGCTTTAGCATAGTTAGAAGTGCTACTATATCTAGCACTTGTAGCACTAGTAGCTTTAGCTGCTACTTTAGTACCACTACCATAACCAGCTAAATCATTATTAATAATATTAATGATTTAGATAAAGTAGATAATAAAGTTGTATATTTTGACGAGTACAATCTGGATACATCTTCTGTAAAATTAGTTGATATTTATAATAGCTTAGAAAACGGTTCTATTGGAATTATAACTATATGGAATGCCCTTTCCGATTTTCCTATAAATATTACAGGGTATTACAACGTAAGAGTTGTTAAGAATTACTCAACGGAAGTTCAATATGGTTCTAATCAATTTTCTACATTTGATTTGTTTTATACAAACAATGATAATAGTAATATAAAATTTTATAAAGGATATTTTTCTAATGATGGAAATATTGTATGGAAGAGAACTTATGGATCTGATTTTTTACAATTTCCTGATGAATGGACTTCTTGTGGAATCGAATCTTCATTTATTGGAGGAGTAGATATACTTGCAAATGGAGATAGTGTTTTAAAGGTGACTTTTAGAAATTCATATCCTTATTTACCTCCTATGGTAATACCTATTGTTTATAGTACATCTGGAAATTGGTATTATGTAACAACAATGATTGCAAACTTAAATAATACCGATTGCAATTTATGTATCCATAATTTGCAAAATACAAAAATTACAGTACAAGTAGGATATATAGCTATTGGATAATATTAATAATGATTTAGCTGGATATGGTAGTGGAAGTAAGGTAGCAGCTAAAGCTACATCTGCTACATCGGCTAGATATGCAACAACAGCAACAAGTGCTGGATCTGCATCTAAAGCTACTAGTGCAACTAGTGCTACTTATAGTTCTACTGCTAATTATGCTAAGAATGGAGCTAAAGCTACATCTGCTACTAGTGCTACTTATTCTAGTACTGCTAATTATGCTAAGAATTGTAGCGGATTGTCTTTTGGAAAAGATTCGAAAGGAAATTGGGGATATATTCCAAGTGGTGCTGATACAGTAACCCCTTTTAAATCTGGTACTGGAGAAGGAACTGATCTTGATCAATTATATGAAGCTATGCAATATTCTGGACTTGTAACAGAAGGTATGACATTTGATGAAATATGTGATATATTAGCTGCAGAATATCCTGCAAGAATATATTTAATTAAAGATGGTATATTGAATACAGATCTACTTGGATCTGGAACAGTTACAAAAACCAAAAACGGTGCAACAGGATATGCAAATCAATCTATTAAACAAGTAAATGGTATATGTCAATTTTATGCTATTAGTACCAGCAATAGCGGTAATGGAGGATATCATACTAATGTAACTTGGACATTTAATAATATTGATATTTCTCAATTTAATAAATTTGTAATTGTTAATGGTAAATATAAAACTGCTGTCGCTGGATATAATAGTTATTCTTATATGACATTAGGAAATATAGGATTTAAAGATACTGCTGGATCAAGTTCAGAAAAAGCATTAACTACACCATTGTCATATGATATTTCTTCATTATCTACTGGAGAATTTAAAGTTACAGTTTCATGTTTTAGATCTACATATCCAAGTGATATGGATGCTTGGTTATCTGCAACAAATGTATATATTGAAGTATAATTATTATTAATGATTTAGCTTTGTCTCCTAAAGATAATACTATAACTACTATTACATCTATTAGTCAGATTAATGATAGTGGTTCATATGTATGTAAATGTACTAATCTTGGTTTACCTGAAATTTATAGTGGTGAAACAATGTATATTTTGGCAAGAAAAACATCAAGCACTTCTATATATTTAATAGGTTGGGTAGGATATGGATCTGTTATATATACAACAGCTTTAACTAATTCAGGTGGATCTTGGGCTATATCTGTACCTTGGAATAAGAAATTAAATTCAGGAGATGCAAATTTTTATACTCATCCTAGTTATAATGCTTACAATAAAGGATTATACAATATAACTGTTAATTCTCTCGGTCATATCACAGGAGCTACAGCTGTAACAAAACAGGATATATTAAATCTTGGTATCACAGAAGGTTCAAATATAACTGTAGAAACGTCTCAATGTACTGCTTGGAGTGCAACTCTTGCTGATAATTATTGTAAAAGATTTGGTAAAGTTGCTGTTGTTATGTGTTCTGGAACATATGGATCTGGTCAAGATATACCTAAAAACACTTCCTTATTTAGTTTACCTTGGGCAATGGATAGAGAATCTGATTATGATTTAAGAGGCGAATTAATACTTAGACCTAGAAATTTAACAGATACAACAAGACATATTATTGCAGATGGTTATTATAATCACCAGTATATGGTAATTGGTAGTAATGAAACTTTTACCGGATATGTAGAATTTACTTTCAGAATGATTTATATAACAAAATAAATATAATATCGGTAGTCTTTATCAGACTACCGATATTATTATCCTATATAACAAATATATCCGCAACAATACATTGCTTGAGATATATCTCGATAAAAACAAACAATATCTCCTACCTTTAAATTAAAGTCTATATATTGTTGACCAAACTTTAAATTTGTCTGTGTACCATTTACTGAAAAATAAACATATGAATTCTGTGAATACATTGCAACTCTATAAGTTCCAGCTTTTAATACATCCCATTGCCCATCAGATCTATTTAATAAATATTCCTGATTACAAAAATGAGCAGCATTGACAGCTGTTATTTTAGTTGATTTATATCCACCAACTCCAGCAACTATATCTCCATATATTGTTGATATATTAGGAATTGCATTTATAGCAGCAGCAATATCAGTAGGACTATTTGATGCAGGAGTTTGTCCTTTGGCTGTAACTGCCTGCATTATTGTATTACAGCCATCCTGAAAAGACGTTTCAAGATTTGTTAATCTAGTAGTTATCGTAGATGGTATAGCTTTAGCATAATTAGCAGTACTAGAATAAGTAGCACTAGTAGCAGATGTAGCTTTAGATGCAGTAGTAGCACCAGCACTAGCTTTAGCATAGTTAGTAGTAGAAGAATATACTGCTGATGTAGCACTAGTAGCTTTAGCTGCTACTTTGCTACCATTACCATACCCAGCTAAATCATTATAGTTCTTATTAGAAACCTCTTGTATACATCTTAGTAAGTAACCAAAGAAGGAGGTGTTATCTATGGTTAATTTTAAAACTTCTAATGAAAGTTTTCTTAGAGTATCCGAGCAACTCAAAAATAATGGAGTTAATAATTATGACTTCATGCTAAGATTAAATGATCATACACTGATTAACGTTGATCCAAATGATCCTAATCTTGATGAGTTGACAAGAAATAAAGTTAAATTAGAATGTTTGCATAATATCTGGTATTATTTTAGAGAATGTGTGCAGATTACTAATCCAAATGGAGAAAAAGAAAAATTTCAATTAACCAAATTAACTGCTGCTATGATCTATCTTATTGATAAAAGTAGGCATATGTATGTAGTTGCTCATAGAATGTCTTTTAAAACTCATACGGCATATTCTTTAGCTGATTATTGCCGTGATTATTTAAGACGAAGCTTGTGGCATTATGAAGATGCTGAGTTTAATAAAGACATTTATAATAGATTCATTGCAGAATACAATGATCCTAAAAACTCTAACAACCCATTATTGATATTAGAAAGTGTTGTTTGTGATTATGATACTGGTAATCATAGTAAGATAAGAGATCTTACTACTACTTGGACTGATAAATGCTATGATATCCCTGATTCCGAATTGGCAGATTTTTATTATGTCAATTACAGCTATAAAGAGCTGGTTAAAAACCCAATGGCTTTTTATAGATACTATGAAATTATCTTTAATCATGATTATAATCTCATCAGAAGAGAAATCTTATGTGAGCGTAAAAATAAATAGAATATAGAAAAGAACGGCAGATAGGATTTTTATCCTATCTGCCATTTATTTCCAAAATATATTTTTTGTTGTTTTTTACATAGCACCTAATATTAATAACGCTAAAAAGGAGGTTTTAATTATGGCTGTTATGTCTAAAAGTGAATTCATCAAAGAAGTAGCTAGATGTGTGCAAAAATATGCACCCAAGTATGGTATCTTAGTTCATTCGCCTATTATTGCTCAGGCATGTCTTGAGTCAGGATATGGTACATCTAAGAAAGCTGCTTTGTATAACAATATTCTTGGCTTGAAATATAGACAGAATAGAGTTAGCTGCAATAATGGTTACTTTGAAGATGGTGGTTCAGAACAGAATGCTGATGGTAGTTATACATTATTACCTACATCAACGGCTTGGTACAGATTTGATAGTATTGAAAAATGTGTAGAAGGTTACTTCCAGTTTATCAATATTGCAAACTATAAAGCGTTGAAGGGTGAAACAGATCCTTATCAGTACCTTGTAAAAATCAAGGCTGCAGGATATGCTACATCTATTAATTATGTAGATAATGTATACAGAGTTCTTACTACAAATAATCTTACTCAATATGATCCTAAGACTGTTGCTCTTCACAGAGTAGCTATTGATGCTGGTCATGGATCTAATACTGCTGGTAAGAGACATCCTGATGGATATCGTGAGCACTACAGTAATGTATATATCTCATATTATCTTGATCAGATTCTCACCAAAAACAACATTGAAACATTAAAGGTTGCTTGGGATGATGAAAATGCTACAGATGATACAGATGTTGCACTTACAGCAAGACAGGCTCAGATTAAAGTATGGGGTGCAGAAATCTGTATTTCAGTTCATGCAAATGCACATGGAAATGGTCAGGAATATACAACTGGTCAGGGAGTGGAAACTTTGTACCATGCTGTAGATAGCAAAGCTGGAGATTCTGCAAAACTTGCTACATGTATCCAGAATGAACTTATTAAGGGAACTGCACAGAAAAACAGAGGAGTTAAGAGAATGGCTCTTTCTATGTGTAACTGTACTGCAATGGGAGTAAAAGCTGCTGCCTTAATTGAAGCTGCATTTATGACTAATAAGAATGAATCTGATTTGTTGAAATCAGATGCTTTCTGCAGAGAATGTGCAAAAGAAATTGCTCAGGGTGTATTTAATTACTTTAATATGAAAGGTAATGTAAATGTACCTCTTAATCCTATTGATTATGACGATGAAGAGGAATCTACAACACCTGTAGCTCCTGCTCCTTCTTCCAAAGAAATTGTGACTGGTGAAAGCTTCAAACTTCAGAATGTAACTTTCTATGGTTCTTCTGTTGCTAAAACTGGAGTTAAAAAATCAGGTACATTCTATGTATGGAGTAATGAAGTTGTAAATGGTAGAGTAAGAATGACTAACTCTAAATCAAGAGTTGGTGTTAATGGACAGATTACTGGATGGGTAGAAGAGAAAGTTCTTTTAGAACTTAAGTCTGGCACATCTACAACTTCTACTACAGTTGCTCAGCCTACTTTAAAGAAAGGTATGAAGAACGATCAGGTTAAGGTACTTCAGCAGAACCTTAATAAGGTGATTAATGCTGGACTTACAGTTGATGGAAGTTTTGGTGCAAAAACAGAAGATGCTGTAGAAAAATTCCAGAAAGCTAATGGTTTAGTTGCAGATGGTGTATATGGTACTAATTCTTATAATAAGATGAAGGCTGCTATGGGAGGTAATTCAACTCCTGTTGTAAATGTACCTGTTACAAATGCTACTGGTAAATCTAAAGCTGGTTCTATCAAAGTATCAAATGGTAAGTGTTATTTAAATAATATTGATTACAGTCCTGTATTTGATGCTACTTATTATGCAACTAAATATCCTGACGTTGCAAAAGTATATGGAAAGACTGCTATCAAGTTGTTTGAGCATTTCGTAGATTATGGTATGAACGAAGGTAGAATAGGATGTGCAACATTCAACGTCAACAATTATAAGAATCGTTATTCTGACTTAAGAATTGCATTCAAATCAAAGACTTTATCTGCATATTTTGAACACTATTGTGTGTTTGGAGTAAAAGAAAAGAGAAATGGTAAATAAAAATGATAATCCCTAGTGAGCTAAAACTCACTAGGGATTGTTTTTGTATTTAAAATTTGCAAAGTTGGTATAATATGACGTAATTTTAATCCTGCACCATCATAACAACCAGCACATTTAAATTTAATTAATCTATTTTTTCTAGCTTTTGTACAAATCAATTTGTCTTGAGAAATATATTCTTTGATATCGAACATTTCATCATCTATTACAACATAAGAAGATATTTCTTTATGTTTATCAAGGTAATCTATAATTTGTGCTCCCCTATCAGTATATTTAGAAGTTGTTGCACCTACTACATTTATATGAAATATTTTAAACAAAATATACAATTTCTTACATCTTTTACTCATAACGTTATAAGGTATTGCCCAATATCCACCTCTCCAAGAACTAGATAAAACTATATCAGATTTTGATAATTTTACTATAAGAAAAAGGATAAAAACTTTAACTATATGCACAGAAAAAATATCTACATATTTTCTTATATATCTACATTTTCTCATAATAGTTGTAATTAGATGAACTCTCAAATTATACCCATTTAATACACCATCTATATCTAAAAATATTACCTTATTATCCATACTAAATCTCCTAATTTCATTTTATTTTAAAGTTGTAATATATTAGATTTTCTACTTTTTAGTAAATTATATACAAGGAGGTTCCATATTATGTTTAATGAAGAATATAAATATATGGACAATAATAGAAATAAGGTATGTGTATACACTATCTGTAAGAATGAAGAAAAGAATATTGATAAATGGTTTACTAGTGTAAAAGATGCTGATTTGATATGTTTAGTAGACACAGGATCTACTGATTCTACAGTTGATAAAATTAAAGAATATCAAAACATGTTTGGTTCTACAAAAGTAATATATATGTCATATATACAGGATGAATTTTCATTTTCTATGGCAAGAAATAGATGTCTAGAAATGGCTCAGAATTGTATAATAAATCAAAGTAGAGATTTATATAAACAACCTCATGATTATTATAATTGGGCTTATGTTAGTCTTGATCTTGATGAATTTATAGAACCTGGTGGTATAAACAAAATAAGAGAAATTTGGAGTGATGATTATGATGTTATGGAGATGTCAGTAGAATGTATAGCCTCAGATGGTTCAATAGAATCTACATCTTTTGTTCATCATAAAGTTCATAGTAAAGAATTTTACTGGACAAGAGATATTCATGAAATTATTACAAAAACAGGATCTGAAAAGTATTGGAGAATATTACCAAGTGATATTGGATATAAACATATTCAGGATAAAGAAAAACCAAGAAATTATTACGAAATATTGAAAAATTCTTTTAAAAGAGGAGATAGAACAAGTAAAACATTGGTTTATCTTGCCTGGGAAGCATATGAACATTCTGATTGGGAAGAAATGTATAGATATGCTAAACTAGGATTACTTGCAGTTACTGATAATTCTTCTGATGAAAATTATATGGATTATCAATATATATTATGTTTAAGAAGATATATTGCTTTATATTATATCTATAAAAATAATTGGGATATTGCTTACAATGAATTGCTTAAATGTATAGATATATTTGCTACAGGTAAGTTTCCTAGAACTAGAGTAATTTATAGAGAAATTGCTAGAGTTGCATGGGAGGTAGACAAAGTAAAATCTATTATGTATTATAGTCAATTTTTTGATATTCATTGTCCTGAAGAATATTGGGTAGAAGATTTTAATCTATATACATATAAATCGGAAGCAGAAGTATATTCTGAATTGAGCAATGCATATTTCTATTGCGATTTAGGATACGATTGGAAGATGCAGTCTATATTTTATGCAGAAACTGCATATAGTTTAGATCCCGAAAATGAAACTATAAAATACAATCTTGAATGTTTACATGGATATTTCAGACAAAATAATACTCCAGAGGTTTAACACCTCTGGAGTATTTGTTTAGTCTACATACAAACTGGATACATTTAATGTCATATTGCTACCGTTTGCATTTACTTTGAAACATATTCTACATCTTCCTTGCAAAGTACTAATATCAAATGATTTCGTAACATTTGTAAATGTTGATTTTCCATTATCTGTAATTCGTTGTTCCCAAATACAAACATCTGATTCATTATAAAATTGAATATCAATTTTATTATAATCACTATCAGTACTAGTAGTATATGTTCCACTATAAGTAACATATAGATTTTCAAATGCAGTAAGATCAACAAATGTAGATTTTTTTACTAAACAATGTCCCCATGCTTGTGAAGTTCTATTATATTGTAAATTAATACCATTTGAAAATGTTAAAGAATATGTAGGATTTGCTGTAGATACTTCTTGATAAGTATAATCTGTTCCAATCAAATTTATTGTTTGTAAACCACAAGATAATACTGATATCCATTCTCCTTCATAATATATTTCAAGTTTATCTGAAGTTTCATTGTATCTTACATTACCTTCTACTGCAGAAGCCGAAGGCATAGCCCATATACCATCTCCTCTTAAAAAGTAGTTTCTAGTAGCAGTAGTAGCTGCAGGTACTAATCCTTTAGTTCCTGCTGCAGCTGTTGTAGCACCTTTATATTGAGGAGCATTCTTAGCATAATTAGCAGTACTAGAATAAGTAGCACTAGTAGCAGATGTAGCTTTACTAGGTGTAGCCCATTTACCATCGCCACGTAAGAAACTATCTTTAGTAGCAGTAGTAGCTGCAGGTACTAATCCTTTTACACCAGCTGCTGCAGTAGTAGCACCTTGATAAGTAGGAGCATTCTTAGCATAGTTACTAGTACCAGCATTAGTAGCTGTAGTAGCATATGTTGCAGATGTAGCACTAGTAGCTTTAGATGCAGATCCAGCACTTGTTGATGTTGTTGCATATCTAGCACTAGTAGCAGATGTAGCTTTAGCTGCTACTTTAGTACCACTACCATATCCAGCTAAATCATTATTAATATTAATAATGATTTAGATTCTATTGAAAATTATGTAAATGATACAGAAAAAATGTTAGTATCATCTGTATGCAAAGGTGGCAATAGCGGCACAGGATTTGTAACTACAAGTAGAACCGATAACGCCGTTTCATTTGAATATGATAGTATGAATAATCTATGTACTAAAGTCAAATTATATGTTGATAATAATAATTTAGGATATATAGATGTAAATAATGATATGACAAGATATTTGCATAGATGGAATAAAATTTCGGCACTTACCGGCAAAGTTACATGTTCAACTTTAGGTATGAGTGTTGGTGTTAATATTTATGAGGTTATTATAACTGCTAAGTTAGATAATAATGATAATGTTGCTGTTTCTGTACATATTCCATATGTATATCATAATGAAAGAAAACAATTTCTTGTACCTGAACTTACAAAAATAAGAGCTGGATATTTCCAAAATTCTTCTAATGGAGGTTTTGCTGATTTTAAAATAAATAATGCTGGAGATAGTTTTTCACTTCATAATGCATATTTAAATGGTAATGATGTATCTTCTACTACAACTTGGACTATATATTATAGATGGACTACTGAACCTGCAGCTGCTCATTAATTTTACACTTAAATTATTCTTCTAGGTTAATATTAACCTAGAAGAATAATTATTATTAATGATTTAGCTAAGAAATTTGGTATTAATGGTGGACGTATATTTGGAGGACTTATAAATATAAAACCTCAGACAGGAGGATCTGAAGGTGGACAATTGGATTTAGAAGCTCCAGATGACAATTCATCTATGAATGGTATATCTCTTGATAACTATAATGGGGTATTTAGAATTTTTGGCATTGCACCAAAAGATAATTCAAAAACAGGTAATACTGTATTACATATTGATCCTTATTCTAGAACTATACATTCAGATGACTCTCAATTATATACATTTAAAGGTATATCTACTAAAGCTACATCTGCTACTAGTGCAAGATATGCTACTACAGCAACCAGTGCAGGTACTGCTAGCAAAGCTACTTCTGCTACTAGTGCTACATATGCATCTAGTGCAAGTAATGTAAATAGTTTGAGAGAAAATACTACATCTACAGATATATTTTCTAATTCTATGACAGTAGGACATAAATGTTGGAATAAACTCTGTTATGTAGTTAGAAATTCACCTATTGACAACGAACCCAGTCCTCAGTTTCCCGATGCAGCTTGGTATGAAGTTCTTACAGTAGGAGCTCCTGCAGGAAATAGAGCTGTACAAATTGCTTGGGGATGTTATTCATTCCAAAGAACTATGCATGTTAGATATAAACACGATTCTACATGGAGCGGTTGGAGAAGAATGATTGACGATGCTTGTTTCAATTACGATACTTCTACAAATACTTTAAATATTAATATTTAAGGGAGGAGGATTATTTATGGCGTTATTAATAAAGAATAATTCTCCTACAAATGTTAATCTTATTTGGAAAGGTTCTCATATAGGAAGTTTATCAAAAGTAAATTTTAACGGTAACACTGTTTGGAGTGGAAATACAGTTAATAAACAATATATGTTTAATAATAACAATTTTTATGGTCAACCTGAAATCAAGGAGATAAATTTTGCAGTAGGTAGTTCATCTGGTAATCAGAATTATCAATATTTAAATCATTCATCGTATGGGAAAGTCTTACATATGAATGCAGAGTCTCCTGAATATTCTTTTGATGCTGCTGGTTATTTTATAACTTTACCTCCAATAAATGTATCTAATTATAAGAGAATGGTTATGAGTGTAGTATATGCTACTTTTGATGATGGATATTATGATAACTGGTTAATGTTTGGTATTAAAAATAGTAAAATTGAGTATGATGGCGAAATGAATCCTAATGTAGTAGATCAACTTGATAGATGTGCTACTAGTCATGTACCTGGATCTTTTATTTTAGAATTTGATATAGAGGATCTTTCTGGTGATTATGTTCCTCATATAGTGTTTACTACTATAAATAGAACAGTAGAAGTGATGATATCAGAAATTTATATGACAACTTAAATGTTTAATCACTCTACAGATATGAAATTTGAACTAATAAATAATATAATAAATATCCCAAGATATTGGAAAGGATGGTATTATTTATGAAACATGAGAAAAAAGTAACCTGGTCTAAAGGAATGTTGTTATGTAGTGCACTCATTTTCATATCTGTAATTGCATTAGTATTTTGGTTATATATTTCTGGTAATATTCAGAATATGTATGATGTAACTTTACTTGCTACTGTTGTTACTGTAACTGGTGGTATATTTGGTTCTAATCTTGTATGGTATTCTAAGAAAGCTGGAAGTGAAAATCAGTATAAACTTAGAATGGGTATGTATGAAGAATCTGCCAAAGTCAGATTAGATTATAATGAGAAGATGATGATGCTTACTCATAAATATAATATGACTCAGGATGAGATTGAACAAATTGATGCTAGTGGAGATATGGACGAGTTTATGCAGAATGCATTAGATAATGCAACATCTGGATTGGATGAAGCTCAGATGGAATTTGATTCTCCTAATACAATAGAAACATATTAAAATACGACCAACAAAAGAGCTAGTAGAGTTTATCACTCTACTAGCATCTTCTATCATTTCTATATACACCTCTACGATATACAAATTGCTTCTTATCCTCATTATCTTTAGCATTAAGATGATCATATTGTTCAGAAAAGATTCTTCCCAATTTTGTATCTTCATAATATGTACGATCTTTATTATAAAAATCAATATCATTTTTTGTATGGTCTTCATATCTTTGTACCATATCTTTAATAATTGAAACATGATGACTAGTTTCCTGATATAAACAATGTTTTGGATTGACACATGTACATACTCCATCTTTATAATATACACAATAATCAGGATGTGTTCCACCATAAGGTCTAACTCTATCTTGAGGGTCAACTTTCTGACTATCTAATAGACATCTATACAACACTTTCTTTTTAAGAACTGCTAATAATTTAATGGATCCATTATCACATAAAATAATCTTCTTAACTTTATAACCCCAAGATTCAAAATAATGTTTATCTCTGTTAAATTCAGATGCCTTATCTGAATCATATATAAGAATTTTATCAAGACCAAAATCAGTATTATAAATCTTTCCATTTTTCTTTTTTCTGAATATATTTTTCATATAAAAGTCTCCTTTTTACTATATTAATATAAAGTAAAAATGATGATAGAAATTGAATTATCTTTATTTTCTTTTAAAAGGCTAATCTTTCTACATTCTTATAATTGAATATAAAGGAGGTTTTGATAATGAATTATATAGATGAACTTATAGAACAAAAAAGAGAATCTATTTACGAATCTGGTTTGTTTGACGGATCAATTAAGAAAGAACTTATCGAGCCATATAAAGCTTGGACAGCTTTTAAGAAACTTTACAAAGAAGCTATAAAAACAAAAGATGAGCAAAAATGTAAAGAATGTGTAGACTTCTATGATAAAAATAAAAAGATCATAGAAATGTTACCATATGTTGATAGAAAAGCATCAAAGATGAGAAGTGAAGTAGCTAAAATTCTTACAGAATATAATACAAAAAGAGCAGAAGAAAGATGGGCAAATAGAAAACAGACAAATGTTGTTGAAATTAAAAAACAGCTAATGATTATTGTTCGTAGATATAATAATGATCCTAAAGTTGTTGCAGAACTTAAAAGATTAAAAGCTCATAAATTAGTTTGTCATATCTTTGAAGAAAACGAATATAAAAATGGACATAAAGAAGTTATTTTTGAGATTTGTAATGATAATCAGGAAATCAGAATTAAATTACACGGTATTATTTATAGTATTGGTGAAGAATTGGAAAAAGTTCTTGATGTTTCTGTTACAACAGGTGATGGTGACGAAGGTTGTCTTTATGTAACTTATTAATCAAAAAGGAGAATAATCATGGCTAAATTATCAACAAAAGCTATACTTTCAGAATTAGCAATGTATTCTGATTTATATATGGATATGAGCGAATTCTTGAATGAAGCTGATATGTTTATTGAAGGATTAGACATGGAAGAAGGTCAGTATGATAAAGTCGTAGAAAGACTTAAACTTGATATTCTTGATATTGAATTATATGTCAAGAAGAATAATATCAAATGTGTATCTAATCCTAGAGCTTTTAGTGGTTCTAATATTCCTAGTAAAGATGGATTATTGTCAAATGAGATTTTCGGATTTACTATGGAAGAAAGAATGGGTACCTTTGGATATATTGATTTACATGGATGGTTCTTGGATCCATCTTGTTATAAGACTTGGATTAGATTAGATCCTAAGGTAAGAAATATTGTACATGGTACCAAATTTTATATCATTGATGACGAGGGAAACTTTGTAGAAGATGAAGAAAATGGAGATACTGGATTAGCTTGGCTTCATAAGAATATTGATAAAGTTCAATTCAGAAAGACTAATTCTAAATCCAAAGCTTTATCTCTTAAGTATCTTGAACAGAATAGACATAATATGTTTATCAAGAAATATATTGTAATTCCTCCATTCTATAGAGATAAGAACTCAGCTTCTAGTTCTCGTAAAGTAGTTGGACTTGGTGGTATTAATAAGATTTATAATAATCTTATCGTATCTGCAAATGCTTTAACTGCTACTCAGGAATATGGAATTGATGCTTCTGATGCTATGAATGGTAGAGTTCAGGAATATATCTTGACAATATATGACTGGTTCTGTGGTAATAGTAACAATAATCTTGATAAGAAAGATTCTGGACAGGGTATGTCTGGTAAACTTGGTATCATGAGAAGAACTAATCTTTCTAAGACTGCTAACTTCTCATCAAGATTAGTTATTTCACCGGTTGATCTTAAGTCTGCAGATAGACCTGAAGAATTAATGGTTACTTATGATAAATCAGCAGTACCTTTATATGCTGCTATTACTCAGTTCAGAGATTTTGTTATGTACCATACTAGACAATTCTTTGAAAATGAGTTTATTGGATCTCATACCTATCCTGTAGTTACCAAATCTGGTGCTACTAAGGTAATAGTTCCTGAGAATCCTGAGATAGTTTTCTCTGATGAAAGAATCAAAAAAGAAATGGATAGATTCTTACATGGATACAATAACAGATTTGTTCCTATAGAGATTCCTGTAGAAGGAACTGATGAAGTATATTATATGCAGTTTAAAGGAAGAGGAGTAGATCCTGCCAATAGACCAAATGATGGTCATCCTCTTGCTCAGAGAAGACTTACTTGGTGTGATGTTTTCTATATGGCTTGTGTAGAAGCTGTAAAAGATAAGCATATATTGATTACCAGATTTCCAATAGATTATTTTAGTAACCAATTTGCTACTAAGGTAGAAGTTTCTTCTACTAAAGAGATGGAAGTTATTGAGTATAATGGAGTAACTTATAAATGGTATCCTAAAATTAGAGAAGAAGATATTGGAAAAAATACTTCTAATACTTTTGTGGATACTTTAAGATTTAGTAATACTTATCTTGCAGGTATAGGTGGTGACTATGACGGTGATCAGTGTACATGTAAAGGTGTATATACAAGAGAAGCAAACGCTGAGTTAGATGCATTTATGAATAGTAAACAGAACTTTATTACATTCGGTGGAGCTCCTCTTAGAGAACCTGGTGCAGATAGTATGCAAGCATTATATGCTTTAACAAAAGTATTATCAACAACAGTAATTACAAAATCAAGTGCTATTCAGTATGGTTAAACAAAAAATAAACCCCTAGTAGTTTAACACTACTAGGGGATCTTTATTATAAAAATTTCTTGTATTCTTCAGGCAAATTATCATTAATATGATTGCAACCAGAACATTTAAAGTTTCGAATCTTTTCCATAATTATATTAGAATCATCATAAATGGAAGTACATGGAGGACAAAGGTCCGATTCACCAAGTTTAATACTGCCATCAATTCCAATATGAGGAGTACATATCTTTCCTCTAGATCCTAAAATATATTCAATTTCTGACAAACTATCATTACCCTGCTTTGACAAAGCTCTCACATTAAAACACTGAGAACTAATTCTGTTCCAAGGAATATTATTTTCTAATGCTCTACCTTTTGGATAAATAGCTTCAACACAATCATCGCATAAAACAAATCCTGGTTCTCTAAAAATCCGTTTATGTGTTTGAATTCTACGAGGATAATATCTTACATCAGCAGATACTTGATATGTTAAAACTGTACCTGTTTCTTTCAGCTTTTCAATATAAGTCCTATACTGTTCTGGATTATTCTGTATATTTTCTCCATTTGTTGTTATAGTAAGAGACATTATATATCCTCTATTTTGTTGACACCACTGAATAAGAACATTCATCATTTTATCAAAATTTCTATGTTCTGTAGGTTCTCCTCCACTTAAAACCAAAAATTTACCAACATTGTTATTCTTCAAAAAGTTGAGGCTGTCAATAAAGACAGCCTCCGTCATATCTTTTCCATCAGGTTGAGCATTATTGAGACAATGAGTACATCCCATTGTACATCTTTCTGTTATTTTGAGCATCATGTTTATACACCACTCTTTCCTGTCTGTACATCTTCAGATTTTCTATTATTGTACTTGCGTCTCATTCGACATAAATCACATCTACAAGGCACCTTTAACTTTCTTTCCAGGAACCAATCAGCATATATTTTTGTGATTATATAGAAATTGCCACAATCCTTACAATTTTTAACTACAAAATCTTTGTCATCTTTTAGATCTTTAATATTCTTTTTGAGATGATTATTATGGTTTTCTACTGCTTGAATTGCCGTATCATATCCAGCATTCCAATGTACTACTCCATCTACCAGTGTATTTCCTACCTGAGATTTATGATCATCCATGGCGAACTTTTCACCATCAAAATAAATTCTATATCCTACCATAATTTTGTCCTCCTATGGTCCCATATTTAATGGTTCAAAATATGTTTCATTGTCATATGCTTCTCTTGAGTAAGGAACTATAAACTGTTTCATAAATTCCTCGTCATTAATAGCTACCAGAGCTTTGGAAACAGCATCTTTAAATACATCAATATGTGCTCTTCCTGCAGTATATGAAAAGTCACATTTACTACAGATTTTATAACTCAATGCTTCAACAAATTTCTGAATAGCAGCACTTCTACCAGATACCCATAAAATAGTTTTACCGTTATGATATAACTCAGGATCTTCTTTATCGCTCCATGTAAATTTTGGATTCTCGCTGTCTGTATTTGGTTCTATACGTTTACCATTTTCAATACCATGCTCTTTTTCAAAAGCAACCAACTTTTCAACAGCTTCATCAAACTTCTTTTTAGTCTCATCGTTATTTTTCTCTGCTATCACAGAACCCATATATGCAGCAAACGATTTTAAAGAATTATAAGATTCCATTTCCTCAACAGTAAGACCAAGATGTTCTGCTTCGTGCTTTCTCATGTGATCATAATTACTACTTTGATAACCACAAAAATCACATGTATGAATTGTAAAATGTTTCATATTTGTCCCTCCTTATAATATATATCCTTCTTCTTTCATAAGATGGATTATTTGTTTCTGAATTTCATCCTTAGGATACTTAGTTTGTTTGGCAAAAAACAATTTACCATTGGTTCCGTCTGATTCACATTTGAAAATCCCACTTGTATCTATAATATCAAACTCTATATATCTTTCGGATCTTAGACAAATTAAATCAGAAGTCAAGCTTAATCCAATATCAAGATGATTATCTTTTAACTCATATCCTGCTTCTTCCAATGCTTCAATAAGGTTCTTGATAACAATAGGTGATATAATGTCAAAATACAGAGTATGATTATAAGTCTCAAATCTATCATTAACAGCTTCAATCAAACCTTCAATAGTATAAAGATCTATACCAAGTTCTGTATTTCTTTCACTATGGTTTCTAGCTTTACATAATTTCATGTAAGTAGAATAATCGATATTTAATTTTGCTATAGGATCATTTTTCTCAGCTTCTACAACACGCTTAGTCTTATTATATTTCTCTCTAACTGCAGATGAAGATAAATCTACAGTTTTTGAAATTTGAGCGAAGCTTAATCCATCGAGCTCATAAAGAGCATAAATAGTTCTTTCAACACTTGTTAATTTCATTCCTTATTTTTTCCTCCTTGATTGATAATCTGAAAGTGGTATCTAAGTTTATATTTCCATTACTTTCATAATTATAATATATAATTGAAATTTTCTAATTAGACAAAGATAATCCCAGTAGACTTTATCAGTCTACTGGGAAATAAGTGTAATTATCCAATTTTAAATATAAATAATTCAAGTGAAGCAAAAGCAGTATAAGTATTATGTGTACAATAATATCTTTCTACATAAACAGTTCCTGTTCCTTCTACAAAAGCATATTCTACATCAGAAGATATTGAACCTTGATTATTTCCGGAATTCACATTCATTTTTTCATTAACAGGAAGATCAATTACTACATTATCATTGAATTTAATAGTTGTTTTGATACCTGTTATTGCATCTGTATATCCTGCATTTACAGCAGCACCATGACTTGCTGCTATTACAAGATATTTACCAGCTGTACTAATATTGTAGCTAGCACTTATAGTAACTTTTTCTTTAGCAGTTCCTGTTTTATATGTTTTATACAGTAACGATGTACCCTGTTCAACTCTAAATAATCCAAATGCAGTTGCAGCACAGACGTTATAGTAATCTGATTTAATATACTTATTAAAAGAAATCGTTTTATCTTTGACTCCAGAAAAAATAGCATATTTTGAATAATCATGAATTGTACCACCACCTGCACCTTGACCATATACTATTGTATTACCATCCGATGTAAATGATGCACTTGAATTATATAATAATGATGATGTATTTGGTACCGTATATGCTGTGTTAAGAGTTGAACTAAATCCTCCAAGAAATGCTAAATAATATCCGCTTTCTTTCAAAGTATAAGTATCTGATACAGTTAGTTCTTTGGAAGCACTTGAAGATTTAGTAGCTCTATATACTAATTCTGCGTTATAAAATCCCTCTCCAATACCAGAAATAGCAGTAGCAATATCAGTAGGACTATTTGATGCAGGAGTTTGTCCTTTGGCTGTAACTGCCTGCATTATTGTATTACAGCCATCCCGAAAAGACGTTTCTAATGTACTAATTCTACTAGCTACAGTACTAGGTACAGCTTTAGCATAATTAGCAGTACTACTATAAGTAGCACTAGTAGCAGATGTAGCTTTAGATGCAGAACCAGCATTAGTAGCAGTAGTAGCATATGTTGCTGATGTAGCACTAGTAGCTTTAGATGCAGAACCAGCATTCTTAGCATAGTTAGCAGTAGAACTATAAGTAGCACTAGTAGCAGATGTTGCTTTAGCTGCTACTTTAGTACCTGATCCATATCCAGCTAAATCATTATTAATATTTATAAAGAAATTGTTCTCTAGGATGATAAATCCTAGAGAACTTTGTGATTTTATAAAGCGAACACATAACTTAAGAAAATGTTAAAGTACAATCTACAGTAGCATTATCATGTCCTAATACAAGTGTTAAAGTACCGTTACCTACAGGAACATTAAAAGTACCTTCTTCCGTGTAATAAGTATTTAACCAAATAACATGAGATCCATTAGTATCCCAACCAAAATTATCTCCCCAAATTTTAAGCGTAGCTTTTGTATATACAGAAGTATCTATACCAGAAATTGTTACCGAATCTGATGTATAGAATGGTTCTCCGCTAATATGTAAAGAATATGATTTTGGAGTAGATTTGCTCCATACTGTAATTCCATTAGCAACAACTTTTGTAATATTAGTATTATTTGCTTTTATAGTACCAGAAACCGGTATTTCAGTTCCATTAACTTTTATACTCATACTATCACCTCTTTAAAATGTAATAGTAAGAGTAGTACCAG